TAAAATTGAGCTAAAAACAAATAAAAGCTCAGAAGAAGAGCCTAAAAAAGAGGAAATAGAAGCTGGTATTACAGAAGAAGTATCAGAAAATAATGTTTCCCAAGAAGATAATTTAAATGTAAAAAAAGAGAGGATATATATGAAAATAACCAAAATCGAAGACATTACTGATAGTCTGCTTAAAGAAGTAACCGCTAGTTCGGTTGTTGATTTTATTGCAGAAGAGATCAAAAAAGTAAACGAGCAATTTGTAGCTGAAAAAGCAGAAAAAGAAACTGCTGTTAAAGCCGCTACAGAAAAAGCTGAAGCTGCTATTGCTGAACAAGAAACTCTCAAGAAACAACTTGAAGAAGTTAATCAAAAGCTAACAGCAATTCAAGCCGAACAAGAAGCCAAAGCCAAACAAGAGGCATTTACCCTCAGAATGGCCGCTCTTGATGAAGAATTTGAATTGTCTGATGAAGATCGTCAAGTTCTAGCTGCTGATATTAAAGATTTAAATGATGAATCATTCTCTGCTTACAAAAATAAAATGGCAGTTCTTATGAAAGAGAAAAATAAAGCTGCTAAAAAAGCAAAGATGCAAAAAGAAGAAGAAATGAAAGCTTCAACAATTTCCGAAGAAGTCAAAGCTTCCGAAGAAGTAGCACAAGTTCCTACAACCCAAGAAGTTGTAGAACAAGCTGTTGACAATGGAACCAAAGCTTCCGTTGAAATACCAAATTCTACTCCTACTGCAGAGCCAACCGTACAAGAAAAGTATGCTAAAGCTTTCAGTTTGGAAGGATTTGAATTTAAAAAATAATTAAGGAGAAAATATATGGCACACAATCTAAGACCATTACAACAATATAACGAGCATGATGTTATTAATTTCTTCGCTTATAGCGGAGATAGTACTCTTGTTCGTAAAGGCGCTGCGGTTAAAATCCAAGGTGCTGGCTTCAAAGCCGATTCTACAAATCCAGTAGAAATGCTAGGTGCTCCTGGCGCTTCTTACACCAACACAGTATCACAACGTTATGGCGCAGTACCAAAAGTAGCTGCCGCTGTATCTGGTGATAAAGTTATTGGTCTAACTCTACTAGATATCCGTGAGACTGATGAAAACGGTGAAAAGCTCATTTACAATCCACGTAAAGCTGCTGAAATGAATGTAGTTATCAGCGGTCAAGCCGTTCCAGTTCTAACTCGTGGCGTAGTTCTTTATAGTGGACTAGCCGCTGGTTCAGCTGGCGATAACGTTTACCTACATGATACCGTTGCTGGTGATTTGTCCACAACAAATACTGGTGGTACAAAAGTAGGCAAGCTTCTTGGTGATCTCGACGCCAATAACGTCGCTCTCCTCAAGATCGAACTCTAATTTCAGTAAAGGAGAAAATTTAACATGAAATTAAAACTAAAAAATACCCCAGAACAAGTTGAGCTAATCAAAGCTATGGGCAGCAGAGATGCTAACGTAGCCAGAGAAGCCACTCAAGCATTTGCAGCCTTTATCGGCCCAGTCGTTAGCAAAGTTCTAATGCAAGCTGGTACTGCTAGTGCAGTTTATAGTGATCTTCCTTATGACGAAGATGACAATCCTTCAATCCCTCTCGACCTATGGGTTGGTGAAGGCGAAGGTTATACAACCGTATGGAGTCAAAACGTAGCAGGTGGTCTTCCAACTTCTAACGTTGAAGGCTTCTCTGAGATGAAAGTTGCAACCTATCGTTTGGATAGTGCAGTTTCCATGCTAAAAAGATATGTTCGTCGTGGCCGTCTCGACGTAGTAAGCAAAGCAGTAGAACGTATGACAAACGAAGTTCTTGTCAAACAAGAGCGTAACGCTTGGGCAGTTGTTCTAAAAGCTTTAGCCGAAGCTACAAGCAACGGTGCTGATCATATCGAAAGAATTACTGGTGGCGCTCTTACCCTCAACGGTTTGAATAGCCTAATCACCACAGTAAAAAGAATTAATACTTCTTATGCTGCTGGTACAACTGATAGTTCTTATGGTCTAACCGATCTATTCGTAAGTCCAGAGATCAAAGGTGATATCCGTGCATTTGCTTATAACGCAGTTGGCGGTTCTACCGCTGGTTCTAGCGTAACAGATCTTCCAGCTGGTGTTCGTGAAGAAATTTATCGTAACGCTGGTGCTCAAGAGATCTATGGCATCACAATTCATGAGCTAGTTGAACTCGGTGTTGGCAAAAAGTACAACACTCTATTCAATAGCTTCTATGGTGGTAGTGAAGGTGGTTCCCCAGACTTTAACGAAGCTAATACTACTGACGGTGACGAAATCCTAGTTGGTCTCGACCTAACTAAAGATGCATTCGTACGTCCAGTTGCTCGTAATAGTGAAACTGGTGGCACATTCACAGCTCTTCCAGATGATCAATTCGTAGCTCGCCAAGACAAAGTTGGCTTCTACGGTTCTCTCGAAGAAGGCCGCGTATGTCTCGATGGTCGTGCAGTAGCAGGACTAATCGTAGCCAACGACTAATATTTAAATATTAGAAAATTGAAAAGCCCAAGGGTTAATCCCCTTGGGTTTTTCTTTTTTTATTAGACATCTTATATTTATTAACATATAATAATACAAGGAGAATATTATGCCACGTAAATCAAGCAAAGAAACCAAAGGTAATAAATTAGATAATTTAAATCAAACTCATGGTAAAGTTGAGAATCCAGTAACACTAGAACAAGTATGGGGAGATGATGGATTAAATAAATATGGCACTCTTGACACAGAGAAATATCTCGAATATGTCAATAGTTTAAATAAAAGTGATCTACAAAAACATGCTGTAAAGATTGGTCTTGTGCCAATTGATGATAGAACAAATTTAATCGCTAGATTAAAAAAAGAATTCATTAAACATACAGCAAAATATTCAACAAAAACTCTTGCTCCAAAAAAAGATATTTCTAAAAAAGCAAAAGATATTCTTGCTGAAGGTCGTTAATTTTATTTCGATAAAATAATTGTTCCGTGTAATATTTTACATGGCGACATATTATAATATTACTGGTTATCAAGGCGATTACATTCAATTAACCCTAAATATAAAAGATAGTAATGGCTCTGCAATTAATTTAAGCGGTTATGAAGTACGCGGACAAGTCCGTGCGAGTTATGGCTCTACAGGGCTTTTATTAGATTTAAATCCAACTATATCTGGAAATGGTTCATCTGGTATAGTGTCTGTTAATATTAATTCTTATATTTCAGAAGATATTCCAGTTGGCGATCATCTTTATGATATAGAAAGATATCCATCTGGAATCGAGACAGGAAATAGTATTAAATTAATGCGAGGAAAGTTTTCTATTTTACCAGAAGTAACGAGATAAAATTATGGCAGATATTACTGTAGATGTTAGTTTGCCAAGTGCCTTAAGCGTTGATGTAACATCGCCAACGCAAGCTTTGGCAACTAATGTTTCAATTCCTGGACCACAAGGACCAAGAGGAGAAAAAGGTAATCCAACAAGCGTCAATAATTTAACAGCAGAAAATATAGCAATAACTGGCGCAGATGGCAATATAGTTTATACTAGTGGAGATAGTACAATTTTTATTTCTGGTAATAGTGGATATTTTCAATCAGCAGTAAATTCATTAACAACTAATTTAAATTCAACTGGCGCAAATTTAAATACTAAAATAGATACCTTTAGCGGCACATATCAATCTTTTGTAAATAATCTTGACACAACATATGCTACTGATACTCAATTACAAAATACTGGCTCAACATTAAATACAAAAATAGATAATCTAAGTGGTTATGTAAATTCTCAAGACTTATCAATTTCTAATAACTTAGCTTCTACTGGTTCGTCTCTTCAAGTTAGTATAAATTCAGTTTCATCTAATTTGATTTCTACTGGCGTAAATCTTGATAATAAAATAAATTCACTTAGTGGTACTCTTACTGGAAATTATCTTACTACTTCATTTGCTTCTAATACTTACGCAACAATTACAAATCTTTCAAATACAGGCAGTAATTTAAATACTAAAATAGACAACTTTAGTGGTACTTATCAAAATTTCGTTGATAATCTTGATATAACATATGCAACAGATAATCAATTACAAAATACTGGATCTACACTTAATCAAAGTATAAGCTCTTTAAGTGATACTCTAACAAATAACTATTATCTTAAATCTAATCCTAGCGGTTTTATAACTGGAGTTGACCTTAGTTCTTATCTTACTTCTTCTACTGCTAGTTCAATTTATGCAACTATAGTAAATCTAGAAAACACAGGATCAACTTTACAAAATCAAATAAATAATCTTGATAATACTTATGCCATAGATGTAAATCTAAGTTTAACAGGTCAAACTTTAGATCAAAAAATTAATACATTTAGCGGGACTTATCAAAATTTTGTTGATAATATAGATTTGACTTATGCAACAGATATTCAATTACAAAATACAGGCTCATCTCTTATTAATAATATAAATAGTTTGAGCGGAACATTAACTTCAAACTATGCTACAATTCTTAATTTAGCAAGCACAGGTTCTAGTCTACAAAATCAAATTAACAATCTTGATGATACTTACGCCACAGATACTGAATTACAAAACACTGGAATAACTTTATTTAATTCTATAACTGCATTAAGTAATACACTAACATCTAATTACGCTACAATTATTAATCTTGCTTCTACAGGATCAACATTAGCAACTAATTTATCTTTAACTGGTGCCACTTTACAAAATCAAATTGATAATTTAGATCTTACTTATGCTACTGACATAGCCCTAGCTTCTACTGGAAATACACTACAGACTCAGATTAATAATCTTGGCACGACATATGCAACAGTAACAAATTTAGCTTTAACTGGCTCTACATTAGAGAATAAAATAAGTTCACTAAGTGGAACATTAACTTCTGATTATGCTACTATTGTTAATCTTGCAAGCACTGGAACAACATTACAAAACTATATAAATTCACTCAGCGGTAGTTCAGTCTTGTTATACGGAGATCAAACAATAGATGGCACAAAGACTTTCCGAGATAAAGTTTATATCCATGATCTTTATGTTACTGGCGAAGAATTTATTGCAAATGTTACTAATAATTTTATTGAAAGTCCATATATTCTTCTTAATCTTACTGGTGGTGCAACTGATGGTGGTATTTTCTTTGTAACTGGTGTTGGACTTACTGGAATAAATGATCTTGGCCCAATTATTGGTTTTGATCATACTGATAAATTTAAATTTGGTATATCTAGCAGAGGATCAGATCTTTCAACATTAAATGATATTGCTGCTGTTCAAGATATTACTGCTTATAGTGGTTTTGTTGATGGAAAATATGCTACTATAATAAATCTAGCTAGTACTGGTTCGACTCTACAAAATCAAATAGATAACCTTGGTAATACTTATGCTACTGTAACAAATCTTGCCTCGACTGGTAGCACATTAGATAGCAAGATCGGTTCGTTAAGCGGTACGTTAACATCTACTTACGCAACTATTACGAATCTTGGTCTAACTGGATCTACGTTACAAACCCAAATCGATAACCTTGGCAATACCTACGCTACAGTTACGAATCTTGCTTCGACAGGATCAACGTTAGATAGCAAGATCGGTTCGTTAAGCGGTACGTTAACATCTACTTACGCAACTATTACGAATCTTGGTCTAACTGGATCTACGTTACAAACCCAAATCGATAACCTTGGCTCAACATACGCGACAGTAACAAATCTAACTAGCACTGGTTCAACATTAAATACTAAAATTGATAATCTTAGTGGGTATGTTAATTCTTCAAACAGTAATATAGTATTTACTACTGGCAATCAACTAATAAATGGAACCAAAACATTTAACTCTGGAATAGCAATAAACGTTCAACCAACAGGAACAAATCCAGCATTGTATATTACTGGAACTTGGAATAATTCTTCTCAAGTTTATACTGGGATTGATCTAAATATTACAGATACAAATAGCAATAGTACGACTAATTTTATAAATTTTAGAACTAATGATACATCAAGGCTACGCATAAGAAAAGATGGTGCAATTTTTGCAAGAGATGTAGTTTTTGGAAGTGATGATGGATTTTCTTTTGGTGATGTAGCTGGAGGAGGAATTTCTTGCTATAGCGCTGGACTTGAAGCTTTACGAATTACAAGGAATGTTGCTCCTGCTCCGGGAATAGTATTCACAAGAAGTAATGGAGGAATGACATTTAGTGAAGGACACGCTTTATATTCACAAGGGACAGATATTATTGGTCAAGTTAGAGGAACTAATCCTCAATCTTTTAGAATATTTAATATAACTGGTACAAACTCTGGCGAGTTCGGTTTATTTGGTTGGCAAAATAACCAATTAGTTATAGGTTCGCAGGCAACGAACTCTGGTATATCTCGCGACATTTTATTAACTGGTAATAATGTATTAATTTCTGGAGCAAATATTAGAGTTGATCGAAACGGTAGGATTACAACAAATGATCAAATTGCCAGACTTAATGGCGCATTTGGGATTGCTTCTAATGGTGCGGATTTTGAATTTAATTCTTTTGGAACAACAAGAGCTTATATCCGCGCTGGTGGGTCTTTTGAATCTCGATTAGCTGGAGGAGGATTAGCTTGGAATTTTGGCGTAGGCACAGTTTTATTTTTGGGATACGATGCAGATCATATTCTTGCTCAAAAAAATGGAACTAACGCTCAACAATTCAGAGTTTATAACGCAACTGGCACTAACTCTGGCGAGTTTGGATTATTTGGTTGGCAGAATAATAATCTAATCATCGGAGCTCAACAATCTCAAAGTGGAATTTTACGAGATGTATTTTTAACTGGTCGAAATATTAGTATTAATGCTTCTGGCGTATTTAATATTTTTGATAATACTAATATATTAGGTGATCTTAATGTAACTGGAAATATTTTACTTAGCGGCAACCCAGTATTAACTGGAGTTGATTTAAGTTCATATGCTACGATTAATAATCTTGCATCAACTGGTAGTACTTTGGACACAAAAATTAATGATTTAAGCGGTTCAGCGGTTCTGCTTTATGGGGATCAAGATATTACTGGAAATAAAACGCTTTCTGGTTCTTTTTATATTGGTGGACAAGGGCACGAACAATCAGCTATTAGCATTAGAGGAATAGATGGAATATCTAAAATTTTAAATCTAAGAGACAAAAATGGAGAAAATGGATTTTTTGTTCAAGGAGAAATTGGAACAGATTTATTGATAAAAATGGGAGATGTTGATGCGGCGTATAATGATGCTTATTTATCTTTTGATCAAGCAAGTGCATTATGCAAAATTGAAAATGCAAATTTAGAAGTAAATGGAGATATTAAATTTGGTTCACCCGGAAGCGCTAGTGCAACACTATATATGTATGATGGTCCAAATGATGCATACAACACGATATATTGGAGTGATAGTGAGATGCAATTAATAAACACTGCAGATTCTTCAAATATAACTATACAATTTAGCAGTAATGGTAATACCTTAATTTCAAATAGTTCATTTTTAAAATTACCAACAGGTAAAAATGATTTTCTTGCAATGGACAGCGAAGTTGTTCATAAAACTGGAAATGAAACAATAAGTGGTATTAAAGCATTTATTAGTCGTCCAACAGTTAATGGTACAGGCGTTCTTCTTAGTGGCGAAGTAGCTCCACTACCAACTACTATCGTATATACAACGGGCGATCAGATTATCTCAGGAGTCAAAACTTTCATAGGAAACCATATTATTAGTGGTAATGTTAATATAACTGGAGATATAAATACTACAGGATTAATTGTTTCTGGTCTTGGAAATTCATTTATATTAAAATCTCCTAATAATTTCAATTCAGTATATTTTGAACCTACTCTAAATGGAAATGCTGGAATTTTAAGAACAAATTATTTAAGCACCATAACTCTTTATAATGATGGTGATCAAAATTTAACCTTATCTTACGGCGGAGGCGGAACACGAAGTATTATATTTCGAGGTGGTGGTGCAAGCGTTAACAGAGTTTTATTAGATTCAAATGGCAATTTTGGTATTGGTAGTGGGATATCTTCTGTGCCAAGTAGATTTTATGTTAGCGGAAATAGCACATTACAAGGTGATCTAACAGTAAGTGGCAACACAACAATTACTGGTCATCTTTCTGCAGCTTCTAAATCATTCTTAATAGATCATCCAACAATAATTGGCAAAAAACTCCAATACGGAAGCTTAGAGTCTCCTTATCATGGAATTAGATTAACAGATAAAAATAAAATTAGCGCCGATTCAGTTAAAGTAAACTTACCAGATTATATTTCTGCCTTAGTAAACGAAGACAAAGTAAATGTTCAACTCACAAACATTAATCACGACAAGATATTATTCGTAAAAGAAGTTAATGTAAAAGAAAATAACTTTGTTGTAGGAACTAATCGCGGCTGGTTTGATAAAAATGAATATGAATTTTATTGGAGTTTCACAGCAGAACGAAAAGATATACCAAAATTAACTGTGGAGTTTTAATATGGCAACAGTATATGGAACTACGCCAGAAAAAAGCATATTTCCAAAAACTATTAGTGGATTAAGTTTATGGTTAGATGCAAATGACTCAACTACTTTGTTTGATAATAATACTGGAGGAAATAGAATTATTGCAGACGGAACAGCTATTGGCAGATGGGAAGATAAAAGTGGAAACAGTAGACACGCTCTTCAATCAACTGCTGGCGTAAGACCTACTTTAAAATTAAATGGACAAAATAGATTAAGTCTTATAAGAATGGATGGAACTCAATATTTTAGCGCTATAAATACCTCAGCTGCAACTTCTGCATTTGCAATATGTATTTTTAAAATAGACAATGATCCTCCTACAGCAAATATTCTCGCTGGACATCCATTAGGAACAATTTCTAGTTTAAATTCTCATATACCTTGGACAGATGGAACAATTTATGATGCAACATTTACTAACACAAGAAAAACGACAAGTAATCCATCGCAAAATCTAACAAATTTAACTATGTATAGCGTCGAGTCTAGATCTAGTTTTTGGGAATCAAAAATAAATTCAACTTCATTTTATTCTACAGTTTCGAATGTATTTCAAAATACAAATATTTTTCAAAATAGTGCAACTTATTTTCTAAAAGGTTTTCTTGGCGAAATTATTGTATATTCTCCAATTCCATCTTTAACTAATATTCTAAAAATACAAAATTATCTTAATAACAAATGGAAAATATACTAAAATGAGCCTTCATCATTCTCCAAGAATAGTTACAGATGGTCTTGTATTATGTTTAGATGCTGGTAATAGAAAAAGTTATGTTGGTAGTGGAACAATTTGGCAAGATCTGTCTCAAAATGATAATAATGTAACTTTAATTAATTCTCCTACTTTTTCAACAAGTAATTTTGGTAATTTCTCTTTTAATGGTAGTACTCAAGGCGGAACAATACCAAATAATACTTTATTAAATACTCAAACTCCATCCGTAGAAGTTTGGTTTAGAACAAGTATATTAAATCAAAATGGTTTCTTTTTTGAAAAAGGCGCTGTTAATACACAATACAGTTTATTCTTAGAAGGAGCAAATATTACTTGGAGACAACGTTTTACTGGTGGTAGTCTTACTGCTGCATTAATTAGTACTTCAAATTTAATTATAAATGGATGGCATCAAGTTGTTGGAACATTTATCTCAGGAAATAGAAGATTATATTTGAACGGACAATTAATTACTTCTGATACCCAAGCTGGTACAATTAGTACAAATAATAATGGCATGACTATTGGTGCATATAATGGAGGAACACCCAATCTAGCTGGATATTATTATAACGGTTCTATGGCTATTATTAGAGTTTATAACAGAAATTTATCAGCTTCTGAAGTTTTGCAGAATTACAATGCATTAAAGGGGAGGTTTAGTTTATGAGTTGCGCTGGTGGCCCAGATTTAATTACAGATGGGCTTGTATTAGATCTTAATGCTGCTGATAAAAGAAGCTATTCAAATTTTAGCACCACAACATGGAGAAATTTAGTAAATTTAAATCAAACTGCGACATTAACAGCAGGTACAATTGGCGATAATAAATATTTAGGAAGAATATATTTTGAAGGACAAGCAGGCAGTACAAGCATTGGTAAAACTGCTAGTTTACCAACTTGGAGTTCATTAAATCTTTCTACTAATTTTACAATTAGCATATGGTTTTCTTTTACAAGATACGGAGACAATTTTTTTGATTTTTTTCTTTCATGTGAAAGCTATTTAACTAATGGTTTTAGAGCTGGGATGCAGCAAAGTACTAACAAACTTGGATTCTTCTCTACTCAAAGTGGTGGTACATTAAATCTTATAACGAATTATTCTGTTATCCTTAATACGCCAATTAATTATGTTGTAACATATGATGGAACTAAAGGTATATCTTATATAAATGGCATTTATGATAATCAAAACGTTGGAACATTTGTGGCGCCATCTTCTACTATATCTTACAATAGCGTTGGAGGAGGTAGAAAATCTGATACATATGTATCTAGTTTAAAGATATACAACAGGGCATTAAATCCACAAGAAATTTTAACAAATTTTAAATCTTTAAAAGGAAGATTTCAATTAACATAAGTGTAATTTTATCTATATGCCCAACATATTAATCAATCCAAACTCAGGAATAATAGAATTCGCCACAGGAACTGCTGGAGCTAGTTCATTTAATACTAATTTCACTGGTGGCGCTTTTGCTAATAGAATGAGTTTTGATAATTATGGTGGATTAAATTTAACTAGTTATGTATCTAATGTTACTGGATTAGATAGATTTTCCGTAGATGGCGCTAATGGTAGACTATTTTCTGTAACAGATAATCTTTCTGGATCTCTTTTTAGCGTTAACGATATAGCTGGTCTTCCTATCATAGAAGCTTTTGATGATAATACTGTTATTATGGGAGCTTATAATAGCAATGATTTTGTATTAACTGGAAATGCATTAGGAATAGGTGGACTTCCAAATACTGAAACGACTAAATTATTTGTTAATGGAAATCTTGATGTTTCTGGAATGATTAGAACTCCTCAGCAAAATAAAAAATTTATATATTCAGGTAATTCAATTGGAGGAGGAAATTCAACTACAGTCATTGCTTATGGCGCAAATTGCACTCTTACTCCAAAATATGTAGGTACATTAAGAGCAGACGCTTCTATTTCATTTACTCAAATAGGCGGAATATCAACTGATACAGCACAGGCTACTACATTTTGGTATGGCACAGGAACTCCTCCAGTTTATTCTGGAAATCTAGTAAGCTTAGGAGGAACTAGAATTGGAGGAACTAAATATGTCCCCACCACCAATCCAGCTACCAGTATTCCAAATCCTGTTGGAACTTCTTGGGTTGCAGAAATAACTGGTTTAAATACTGGAACTGAATATTGGTTTGATATTGGAATTTCTGGTAGAGTAATCCGTGTTCGAGACGTTCAATTGTATATAGAAGAAAAATATTGATTTTTATTTACTTTTAAAGTATAATATCTTTATGGTAAAAGAAGATTTTTTCTTTATTATTATTCCTACTGGTGGTGGTAAAGCTGATATAGAAACCCTCTGGAAATTATCTACTATACCAGTATTTTTAAATAAAAGACTCTTTCCAATCACAGTTTACAATAAAGGAATTCCTGCTTCACGAACTGCAGCTTTTAATACAGCTAAAAATACTCTTGATAAAATGGGAGTAAAACACGGTGGGAAAATAAGAGCATTATTAATAGATGATGATATAATCCTACCAACGAATCTTGATTTAAGAGTTGTCGTTGATGCTTTTAAAAAAGCAGACCAAAATAATTGGAATCTTATAGCTAACTATAGAGTTCAACATACTGCAACAGAAAATGGTATGGTAAATGTTATGATGAAAAGAAAGAAAAATGATCAATATTCTTTTTACTCTGATGAAGATTTGGTTAAATTAAAAACTTTTGATGAACTGCCAGATACTGTTTCTGGTTTAGGTTTTTACTATGGAGAAATTAATTTAGATTACCAATTTCATTACGATGATCGTCCAGAAGATATTAATTTCTTTAGAGATAATAAAATACAACTTCGCTATCTTGATTTAAGACTGTATCATGAAAAGAAGATCTATATCTAATGAGGATAGAGAATCAGATACTAGATATTAAGATTGATTGTTTAGATTATTATCCAAATAAAGTATATCTAAATGATGTATTTTATGAAATAATGGGTGGAATATACGAGATGGACGTAAAAGGAGCTAAAGTTGTTGATATTGGCGCTTTTTATGGAGAAACCGCTATATATTATTCAAGAATGGGAGCATCAGAAGTATTTGCATATGAACCATTTAAGAGCGAATCGTTTATTTTATCTAACGCACGATTGAATGGATGTAATAATATAAAAAGTTACCGAATGGCAGTTTCAAATGAGGATGGGTTTTTCAACTGTGATCCAGATTTTGAAAATCGAGCAGAAACAAAAGTATACTATGCTGAAAATCCAGATAAAAAATTAAATAAAATTAGCCTAGAAACCATTGTTAATCAACATAGCATTGAAGACGGATGTCTAAAGTTAGACGCAGAAGGGGCAGAATTTGAGATTATAAAAAGTGCGCCTATAGAAACTTTAAGAAAGTTTAAGCAAATGGCTATAGAAGTTCATAATTATTTTGGAAATATCGATGAAATAACAGATAAACTAATGAATAGTGGATTTGATATAACCTATAGTCATAATCCTATAGTAAAATTTGAATTTAGAGATTCTATAAAAATACTAAAATGCACCAGAAATAATAGATAATCTTTAAGGTTATTTAGTATTAATATTTGCTTTATATAGTGTAATATCTATTATATGACTAATAAAATTGTAGATATTGCAGACGAAATCTATCGTGAATTAGGAGAACCAGAAGATATTAGCATAGCATCTATAGCTTTTTGGTTGCGTACAAATTTAGGTAAATTAAATATATTAATAAATAAACAATATAGCATAAATTCTTTAGATTTAGAGGTTGACGCTATCAGCCCAGAGACTTTTACTCTCACAGAAAAAGTTATATTTAAAAAAATGTATAATATAAGTTATTATGATAGACAAATCGTAAATCTTATTGGAAAATCTAGAAATATAAATTTAATTAGCACAGATACAAGTACAACTGGAGTCAATAATGCAGATAGTATACAAATTTCAGAAAATGGTTTTACTTATCAAAAATCAAGTAGCACAAAAACCGCCAATGAAACAATAAAAGCCAATACACAATTTATACGTCAACTTGGTTTAAATTTTGTTGAATTAAAGAAACAGGAAGCATTAGAGTTAAAATCTCTTATAGATAGTTATAATTTAAACGAAGTAAGTCCACTACAAATTGCTGGAGATGATATTTATCAAGACCCAACAAGACCATATACTTCTACAAATTACTTAAGAAACATAGAAAATTTATAATATATGCCTTCTTTTATATCTGCTCAAGAAATAACAGATTTTCATCAAGCAATAAATGATCATTTTGATACATTTAAAAGATTAATCACGGTTCACAAAACTCCATCTAAAAAAATAACTATTTCTACATCAAATCCACAAATAATTGGATATCAAACTGACTCAATTGAAGAACAAATAGAATATACTCCAATTAGTCAAAATTTTTATGCAATTATTAAATATGAAAATAATGCTACTCCAGATCTAATTGAGCAAATACAAATTAAAACAAGTAATCCCATAGTTTCAATTAAAGTAAAAAGTGATGCAAAAAATTATATATTAGAAGGTTCTACGGAAAAAATAACCTTCGATAATAAATCTTTTAATTTAATAAGTACGGATATTGTAAAAGACTATCAGGGACTTCAATATTATTATTTTTATCTAGAAGAAACAAAATAAAATGAGCAGAATTAATTACTCTGCGGTTAGGAATAAAGTTAAAAATTCCGCAAAATTTGAAGTAACAATAGATAAAAAAATCAAAAAGAACTTTGAAGAATTAAAAAATAATTTTATTCAAGATTTTGAGAGTCATCCTGTAACAGAGGAGATAAGCCAAGGCCCAACAGCATCAAATAACTCCGGAACGCTAAATGGAATTGGCAATCTTTTTAGTTACATAGGTTTTGAAAGAGGCTCAGATCCCATAAGATCAGTTAGAGAATTTATTAGAAATGCTTTTAAATTAGATAGACTAAAATCAAAAACTGTTGGAAATAAAATTAATGTTAATTATAAAATATCTTATCCTACAGATAAAGACCTAGATGGATTAACAAGAATGCCTTGGGAAAGTGGCAATAGTTGGCTAATTGGGATCGAAAGAGGCATCTCTGGATTTGGTAGTTATATTGCTAAAAGATTCGAGAAGGGAAGATCTGGAGAAGCCTTACAATCTGAAAATAGAGTTAGAACAGGAACATTTAAGCCAGTTAAATATATGTCTGAAATAGTAACGAATTTTGTAAAAAGTGTAAAGAATATTAAGTGAAAAGCCAATTTGATAATATAGTCACCTCTAGCATGCTTCTATTTATTGATCATAAATTATGTTCAGTTGGTGAAGCTTACACAAACTATAGTGGTCAAATATTTCCTATAACAAGCACTTATTATTCCTATAATACCTATGCTTTACCATTTAAGCAAATTATAGCCGATAGTTCAATTAGCGGAGCCAATATAATGTCTGGAGTATACATTAATGGTTCATTTACTACTATTAATACCAGTAATTTAAAAGGAATAAATCATTACCGCGGCCAAGTATATTTTAGTGGTAATCCAGCGGGTACAGTTAGTGGTAATTATGCTGTTAAAGACTTTAATATATATTTAACTAATAAGCCAGAAGAAGAGATCTTATTTGAGACCCAATATAAGGTAAGACCAAAAGTAACTCAAAATTTAACTGGTTTAGCTGATGATACAGAGACTATTCCTTCGATATTTGTTAAATACAATGGAGGCACTAACGAGCCTTTTGCTTTTGGAGGCGTTAAAGACTCTATATTAAATGTAAGAGCTATAGTTGTGGCCGATAATCTATTTAATTTAGATGCGGCTTGCTCAATATTAAGGGATACTAGCAATACTTTTGTATATACCATTAATTCAAGTGAGCTAGGTATGGATAATCTAGGCAATTTTACAAGCGGATATTATAACTATAATAATATAGTTAATAGCAAGTCAAATAGTACCGATAGGCTATATATTGATGAAGTTAGGGTTAGCAAGGTCCCAAATTTAGGATTTAATGGCACTAATTTTAAAAACGTATTATATCCAGCTTTTGTTGATTTTACCCTTAAAAAGGTAAGGACAATTTAAATTAATCAGTTCTCAAATACTTTAATTTAATGTAATTTAGTATGAATTTATAGGAGAAAAAATATATGGGAAATGTAACACACTATCCAGCACAAAAATTACTAGTAACAGGAGAAGAAATTAATCTTGTTCAAAGCGCAGACGTAGATTTCAGTATTAGTCGTCAGGATATTTTTGAATTTGGTAATGTATTTGCGGTAGATAATATTCAAGTAGAACCGCCAACTGTAACTTTAAATTATAGCTATGCTATAGCTACTGGTAGCGATAATCATGTAAAAATTGGTTTAAATAATTTAGAAAATACCTTAGCAGATGTAGCTGGACGTGATTTTAAAATTAGTGGCGCTGGATCACTTGATATAAAAAGTGGAATTGTTACTTCTTATTCAGTTGAAGGATCAGTTGGAAATATACCAATCGCTAGCGTAAGTATACAAGCCGTAGATGCAATTTATACAGCTGGAGAGCCTTCTTCATCCCAAGTTGGGACAATAGATGCAATAAATGTTGCTAGACCAGATCAAATTCAAATTACATTTAATGGTACAGAGTATGAATGTAGATCATTCTCTTATGCTCTTGATATTCCACGCCAAACCATAAATAAACTTGGACAAATCGATTCAATTGCGACTATTTTGAACGGACCTCCAAAAGTTACAGTAGAAGCAGAAGTTATTTTAAGAAATAATGCAGATCCAAAATTTGGAACAAATGATCCACAAAACGTAGTTATTTCAATGGGAACTATATCTTTTGGAGTTACTGGCGCAAAACTATCTAACTTTACTTCTAATACTTCTTTGGATGATATTCAAATAGCTTCTATAGCTCTAGAGGCTGGTGTTAAAAGTCAAGATCATATATTAATTGGCGCCTAAGGTTTCAATATTATAATAAACTAGACTTTCCGTTTAGTTTATCATATAATATTTTAAAGGTTAAAGGTGTATGTCAAAGGAAAGAGATTATCTATCATTTCAGATACGTAGAAAAGTAACTAACTTATTCAAAAACTTCTTTATTATTCTAGAAGATTTATCAAAAGATAATCCTTCCATCTCTCAAGAGAAATACAATCAGCTTCGTAAAAGAGTGCTAGATTATGGTAATGATACTATTAGAGAGCTTGAAGAAGATCTTAAGCAATTCAAGATAAATCTATGAGAAAGAGAATATTTAATTTTCCCGCCCAGTCTATAATTGAAGCTAATTTGAATTTACAGACAGTTCAAAGAAGCTTATCTCAGGAATATAAGATATATAGTCCAAAGCTAGAGACGTTAGTTAGCGATAAATTTATTTCTATGTATAGAAATTGGGATGAAAAAAGAAAAGAAGATTTTGTCAAAACTATAGCTGGTAAACTTAATTTTAAAAAAGTTAAATATTTTTTTGATGAAAAAATAGGAGAAAAACAATGAGCAAGTATTTATATACGTTTACAGAATCTGAAGTTAAAGAAGTAGAAAAAATCGAAGAATCAACTAACGATAACAACGAACTAGTAAAGACTATTAAAAAAGTCAAAGAAGAAAAACCAGTCGAATTTGCACTTAAAAAACCAACAAGAGCAATGCTTGATGATGCTGAACTTTTTTATGGAGTAAAATTAGCAGAAGGAATTAAAGCTGGCATGTTGACAAGAACTCTAATGGTTAAAAAATACGACAAAGATGGTGGTATTTTTACTGATGGAGAAGTAGAGAAAATTAAGATCCTTTTAGAAGAAATTACAAATATTCAAATTAAATATCAAGTTTATGTTGAAAAAGAGGAGAAAAAAGAAAAACTTACCGAGGAAGAGAATAAAGAGAAAATTGAATTAGAAAATCAAATTAATGCTCTAAGATTAGAATTAGTTGAATTAGAAAATGCTAAGAATAATATTTTTGAGCAAACAGCAGAGAATAGAGCAAAGAATAAAACAATGATGTGGTGGATTCTTTTTATGTCATATAAAAAGAGTGGAGAAGATTACGTTCCTTTGTTTGGAGAAGGAACTTATGAACAAAGACTTAAAAAGTATGATGAAATTGAAGAAGGCGATGATGCATTCTTAAAGAAAATATTAACAAGATTTGCGTACTTTGTAAGTTTTTGGTATGCTGGAAAAGCTACCAAACAAGAAGATTTTAAAATAATAGAAAATTATATTAAAGAGCAAGGTAATCAAGATTGACAAATCTTACAGAGCGCAAATTAAAATTATTATTTTTTGAAATTTGTAATCGTTATTCTAAAGTCTTAGATAAAAATGAATATATTTACATAAAACATTACGGAGAATTTAGCTCTGGTGAATTTGAAGAGCATTTTTTTGAATATTATGATAAAGCAAAAAAGAATGGTTTGCCAAATTATGAAGAAAAAGAAAAGCTATTAATCTCTGAAAATTACTGGACAGAAGAGCAGGAAAAGGAATTAAAATATAAAAAAGAAAAACTTCAAAAATTAGAGAAATCACATAGTAATTTATTTTTAAAATCCCATATAGATAAATCAAAAAAAGAAATAGTTAATTTAAAAAAAGAAGTCAAAACCCTTTTGAACGACAAGAAAGATCTTATGGGCATATATGCTGAATCTTATGCTCAAAGTAAAGTTGATTTTATTTATATTTTAAATTCATTTTATAAAGATAAAGAACTTAAGTTTAAATTATTAGATATTGAAAATTATGATATTGATGAAAATTTATACTATAAATATATAATATTGCACAATAAAGTAATGGAAAAATTTAATATCAATAATATCAAACAATTATCACTGTCTGAATTTTTTCAAAATATGATAAATGCAGCAGATGGAAATTGTTATCACTTATTTAATCAAGCAATTTATAATTTGAGTTATTATCAAACAAGTATATATAGTTATGGTAAATTTTTTCATACAGTTTTAGGTATGCAAGAAGCTAAAAAATTAGATTTAGAAACAAAAAGAAATCCAGATAAATTAATAGAATGGTATAACGCTTTTGTTAATTTTAAAAGTAAAAATCCTAATTCTAGTGGCAAAGGTATGAATTTTGTTATGGGCGCAAATAAAGAAGACATGGAATATTTAAAACAAGACGTTAAAAATGATGTTAATGAAATAGCAAAGTCTAAAGGAGGCACTCTAAATATAGCAGATTTAGCAAAATTATCAAAAATTTAACTTTAAAAGTGTAATAATATCATAGGAAAAGGTTAAAGGAATGAGCGATATTATTTTATCGGTAGATGGAGATCTGAGACCGTTAGAGTCTAAGTTAAATAAAATATCGTCTAGAAGCGTTAATTTAAATCTAAAGGATAGCTTATCTCAGCCTTTAGGAAGAATTACTGGTAAAGTATCTGAATTTGAAAAATCATTAGAAGCATCTAATGCTCGTGTTTTAGCATTCGGAGCATCTGCTGGAGCAGTTTACGCAATACAAAGAGCATTTGGGGAAGTAGTAAAGGCCACATTAGAAGTAGAAAAAAGCCTTACAGATATTAATGTTGTTTTAAATGCTTCAACAAAAGACCTTGGCAAATTTGGTAAAGAATTATTTGGTATAGCAAAAAATACTGGTCAAGGATTTGATCAAGTAGCAAAAGCTGCAACTGAATTTGCTCGTCAAGGTCTTGGTATTGAAGAAACATTAAAAAGAACAAATGACGCACTTATATTAAGTCGTCTTTCTGGTCTAGATGCAGCAAGAAGCGTAGAAACATTAACTGCGGCAGTAAACTCATTTGCAAGAGCAGGATTAACCTCTAGTCAGATTATTAATAAACTTGCAACAGTTGACGCGGCTTTTGCTGTAAGCACAGCGGATCTTGCAGAGGCTATTAGTCGAGTTGGTAGTACAGCTCAAGACGTAGGAGTTGATTTTGATCAATTAATAGCTATTGTTACAGCCGCCCAACAAACAACCGCTAGAGGTGGAGCAGTAATTGGTAACTCATTTAAGACGATTTTTACACGTTTACAACGAACAGATACGTTAGATGAATTAGAAGCCGTAGGAATTGCAGTTAGAGATTTACAAGGTAACACTTTACCAGCTATACAAATTCTAAAAAATTTATCAGATGTATTTTATCAATTAAGTGATTCTCAAAGAGCTTCTGTTGCAGAAACTGTTGGCGGTGTTTTCCAGATCAATATTTTAAGAGCAGCACTATCAGATTTAAGTAAAGAATATAGTGTCTATAGTGGAGCTTTAAATGCATCTAGAACTGCCGCAGATCAAGCAATTCAAAGAAATCAAGCTTTAAATCAAACTCTTTCAGCATTAACGAATAAAACTTTTGTTAACTTACAAGAAGCTGCTGCAAGAATTGGCGAATTAACTATTGCTCCAAGTTTAAAAATTGGTCTTGGTGGATTAAATTCTATTTTAGAAGAATTCAATAAACCAGAAGAGCTTCAAGGTACAGGAACAAAAATTGCCACAGGTATTTTAAAAGGAATAGGTGGTTATTTAAGTGGTCCAGGACTTGCTGTGGTTGGTGCAGCATTTATTAAGATATTTGGTGGATTAACTAAATTTAGTGCAGAAGCGTTAAAAAGTTTAATTGGAATTAGTAGTCAAGCTGATAAAATTGCATCAGCACAAGCAAGAGTAAATGCAATCTTAGCACAAAATCCTTCGCTTATACAAGCTATTATTTCTAAAGAGTCTTCACTATTACAAATAGAAAATCAAATACTAAGGATTATTGAGCAGCAAAATACGGCAAGAGCTATAGGCGCTACAATTTCAGCTAGAGTTGCTCCAGCCGCAGCAAGAATAGCCACTCCAACAGTAAAAACAAAAGCTGGTGGTTATATACCAAATTTTGTATCGCCAACTATGCAAGAAAAAATGGGTGCATACGCTGGAGGTTATACTCCTGGTGCAGTCAAAAAGATAGGAGGAATGTATTATAATACAGCAGAGAGTGTTGTACAATTTGCTGGTGCAGATGGTCCAGCTATTATGCCACCACAAAATAGTCTTGCTGGAGAAAATTATAGAAGCGCATTTAGAAAACAAGTAGGATTTGATCCTTATGCTTATCGTGGATATGTTCCTAATTTTGTAGATAAAGAAAGAAAAAAATATACAAAGATTATTGATACTGGAAGACAAAATAAAGTTGGAATGATTTTTCCATATAAAACTAATAAAGCTGTAGATGCTTTTGGTTATGCTAAATATGGAGATTATAAAATTAAAATAGGATTTCCAATGTCTGGATATAACCCAGCGAACATAAGGAAACCAGCAGACATAGATTTGATAAAACAACTTGGAGATAAAATTGTAACATTTACAAATGATTTTGCTAAAAAATTATTTCAAGGTGGTGGACAAATACCAAAGATCGCAAGTATTAATCAACTATCTAATGCTGGATCATTTGGTAGTATTGCTGGAGCAGTATTTGAAACAGCTGTTGGACTTGCAACTAGCACTCTAAATGAAGGAAGAGGTCAAAATGCTCCAATAGATTTTGCTGCTCCAAGTCCTGAATTAAGAAAATTATTTAATATGGGGGCGGATAGAGCTGCTACATTTGAAGCTAAAGTAAATGCAAAAGGAGACCAAAGAGATAGTGTAGCTCAAAAAATATTAAATTTAGGGTATATAGGTCAAAAAACAAAGGAAATGTTAGGTGAAAATTATACAAAAGAACTAAAACAGAGACAATTAAAAGAGAAAGAACTTGCCGCTAGAAAAGCTGCAGAAAAAGGAATACAGCTAGGAAAAGCACAAAAGATAAGCTCCGCAAGAAGAACTAAATCTTTTGGTTATATTCCAAATTTTGCCGCATTACAAGACGCTATTGCTCGCGAGCAAGCTGCTGGCGTTAATCCTAATTTAATTCGAGTTGGTACTAGCTCTAGTTTAATGTCTAGAGATAACCCTCTTGGTCTTGGAGTTTATAATACGCGAGATGAACCAGCTGGATTACAGCAAGGAGTAAATCGTTATAGTGGAGTTATACCAAATTTTGCCCCTATGCCAAAAGGAATACCATTTAGAAATCCAGGTGGAAAAATGTCAGTAGGTACAGGTAAATCTGGAGATTTTACTGCCGTAGCAAAAGCAGCAGATGAAGCCGCTAGAGGATTAAGTAAAACTGCTGATTCTAGTAAAAATTTATCCAAGAAAGTAAACGATAATCAAAGCAAATTAATAGCACTTGGTCTTGGCATATCTGTATTACAAGGAACAATACTTCAATTTGGGGATACAAATAGTAAAGTAATTCAAGGGTTAAATCAAAGTTTAACTGCACTAAGTTCTGTTAGTACAGCTATTGGTACTTTTGGTGGTGGTAAAAAAGGAATTGCTGCGGCAGGAACAATGTTAGCAATTCAAGGTGTAGCTGGACTTTCTGCAAATGCAGATAAACCTCTTACCAAGCAGATGGATAGCTTAAATAAAGCTATGGAATCTTCAAGAGCTGCTACTTCTAAATTAGAAACTGTAGTATCTAATTTAAATCCAACATTAAATGCTTATGCAGAAGAATTAGAGAAAGCAGAACCAGATCCAGAAGCTATTGCAAAATTTAGAACAAGCATTTTAGATGGCATAGCTGATTTAGGCCCAGAACTACGAGATAAAATAATGAAAAATTTAAGTACTCCAGAAGGAGTAATGGGCTCTATCTCAGAGGAGCAACGTAAACAATCAGTAGCCCAGAGCCAAATTGCTTTAAGACAAACAGTTACAGCCGAACAAGGAAAAGCTAGAGCTGATATGGGTGCTATGGGTCAATTTGGTAGAATTTTAACTGGTACAGGAATAGGACCATTAGTAGATTATGGCCAAGGTTTAATGAATAAAGAAATGAAAACAACATTTCAAAGCAAAGAATCAATTGATTCCGCTGCCAAATCTGTTATGGCACCGATTCTCTCTCTTAATCCAGATGATTTTCTAACTGTTGCAGACGCTTTATCTCAATCATCAGGTTCTGCTTCCGAATTTTTTGCTGTGCTTGAAGCAGGAGCAGTAATGGCAGGTGCATCTACAGAATCTATTGCTCAGTTAAAAAGTGAATTAGCTAAAAATCCAGAAGCAGCACAAAAAATGGTAGCAGCAACCATGAAATTAACTCAAACTGAGCTTAAAGCTGCCGAAGCAAGAGCGAAAGCAGCAGCAGTACAGCCTAAAGCTCCAGGTTATAAAGGTATAAGTAGCGTACAAGGAGAAGGAATTTTTGATGAAGAATTTGTAGCTCAACCAATGGATAAGCTTAACGCGGCATTGTCAAGAATAAAAATGGTTGAAACTATGGGGGCAGGACCAGGAAAAGAAGAAGAGCTAGATAGATTAGCTGGGCAAGCTGTATTATTAGCACGACAAGCTGGACTTGAAGCTCCAGAAGAATATAAAGAAAGAGGAGCAAGATATATAGCTAATGTACAAAGACAACAGATGGAACAAGCGGGTGCTTTAGGATTTAAACCTGCACAGGATATTTTAGCAGGAGGAAAAAATGGTTATGATTTTGGTGATGCTGGTACACAGACAATGAAAGAATTAGAGGAGAAAGTAGGAGAAGGTAGAGTTATGTTAAACGACTTAGGATCTAAAGCTCCTGAACTCACAGAAGATCAAAAGAAAGCCCAAGAAAAAGCCGCAGAGATAGAAGCTATGAGAAAAAGAGCCGAAGATGTTCCTAAAGAAACTAAGGTTGACTTTACTCCAGATGTAGTAAAACCTACTCCTGCTCCAAGTATGGATGCAAGTAGCATAATAAATACATTACTTGCTGGTGGTGGAATTGGAAGCACAATAGCGGCGGTAGGCGGTGGAATACTTGGTGCAAAAGGAGTATCTGCAGCTGGAAAAGGTGCAATTAATTTAGGAAAAAATGTTGTTGGAGGCGCAGCTAATTTAGGAAAAAATGTTGTTGGAGGCGCAGCTAATTTAGGAAAAAATGTTGTTGGAGGTATAGGAAGAGGATTTGGAGTTGCTAGAGGAGCATTAAATACAGCAGCTGCAGCAAATGGAATGAATATAGGAGTAAGAGGGGCATTAGCATTACCTGGAGGAGTTGCAGGAACAACTGCTTTAGGTGCTGGTGCATTTGCTGGTGGAGCAGCTGTTGGTTATGGAATTAGTCAAGTTCCAGTTGGAGATAAAGGAGAAAATGTAGCAAGCGTTTTAGGTGATAAACTTTACGATACAATGCCAGATTTATTTACATCATTATCTCAAAATTTACCTGGATTTTTAGGCGGAGGTGGAGCTAGTGCTCTTACCGAAGAAGAGCAAGCTTCTCAAGCAAAAGGGCTTGAAGTAGCGTTAGCAACATTAAAAGAATCTCAACAGCAATTTGCCCAACAATTTGAAAATACTTCAAGACCAGAAGAGTTTTCTAAAGCAGAAATGCTTGCCAAATCAGAAGAAACAGCAACAGAAAAAGCTAAAGCAACAGAAAAAGAAAAACCATTTGAAATAAATAATACCATCTCTGTATCTCCAAACATTAATATAGCGCAAGAAGCTGCAATGGATAAAGCAGAACTACAAAAAATGATTGAAGCAGAAGTTAAAAAATTCGGTGAAGCAATTGTTAAAATTGCGGATGAAAAGGCTAAAGCAAGGGAAAAGGGCGTTGTTAATCCACCTCAAAATTTGAATTTAACAGCGTAATAAAATATGGCAAATCCAACATTTAACATATCTTTAAATTACCCAGAAGTTACTAGTGCCACAAAAAGAATAGAAAAAAGTCAATCTAATATTCTTTTAAAAATAGTTCAAGAAATAACTGTAAAAGGAAAACTATTAGAATTAAATAATTTAAGCGGATATAGTGAAATTTGGGCGCAAATTGATGCTATCGAAGATAATAAAGAAGCAAAGAATTGTACTCTTAATTTTGCTGGGTTACTATCCTATTCTGGAGTTAAAATAACAGATATTAGTTTTGAAAATACAAGCAATCAAGACGTACAGAGTAAAGATTTCTCTATAACTTTTGAAATATATGAAGCAGTCAACTCATCTCTACTAACCTCATATGGAGTAAATCTATCAGATTTAAAAGATATATCAGACATTAAAATATCTCAAGCAAGAGAAGAAAATTTAGAAGGAAAAACTCTAACAACTTCAATTGGTATAACTTTTGGGGAAAATGCTAATAATTATAGTTTGAGTCGCGCTCAAAATATTGCAAACGCTATATTAAATGCTACAAATGTTCTATCCATTAGCTCTTCAAGAACAACAGCATCAAATGTATATGATGAAACTAGTGGAACATATAGTTTTATTGAAACAAAAAATGAATATAGAGGATCTAGTGGCGGATTCTCAGTTTTAAGATCAACAAATTACAATATACAAAATAATGGTTCAATAGTAGTTTCAGAAAACGGACAAATTAAAATAAATAAAAACAATGATTTTACAATAAAAGAACTATATGATAAAGCATTATCCGAATCTGATGGTGCAAAAGCTAGATGTCAAACATTTATTTCCACGTATTATAGTTTAACTTATGGATCTTTACCAAGTGGTTACAGAAGCACTTTTGAAGAAACTTCAAGACAAATTACCGTTGATGAAGCCGCTGGAACATCTCAATATAATGTATCTATTACTAATGAACCAGAATATATTCAAGGCGTAAGAGTAGAAATTGTTGATACCACAGAAGATCTAAAAAAAGAAAAAGCCAAAAAGAAAACTATTAGAGGCACAATAGTTGGAATGAAACTTCCTCCAGATAAAGAAATTGATCCTAATACAAATAAAAAATTAGCAGCAGCCAAAAGTTATTTTGACAGTAATTACAAACAATTATTTACTCAAGCTAAAAGTTTTACATCTATAACTCCTAAAATAGGAGATTATAAAACTTATATAACTAATGGCGATTTAACTTATAACATAAGCGAAGGAAGCATAAATTTTAGTATAACATACGAAGATCGTCCAGAATATAATGTTCAAGATCAAGACATGATTTATGGATCTGCACAAATAACAAACGAATCCGCGGTTCATTTAGCTAATCAATTTATTATTATTGGAGGTCAAGAACCAGGAGAAGAACTTATACAGGAAAGTAATCAATCAAAACCCGTAGAGAGAAATCTTCAAGTTCAAGCTTTATTTAAAGATGCAGGAAAAATAAAAGATTATATAACAAAATTTAAAGATTTAATTAAAAATAATTATAACAATGGCATATTAAAAAGCTTAAATATATCTACAAATTTAATTAATAGAAATTTTCAAGGAACAGCAACTTGGTTGGAATTTGGAGGACATAGGGATAGAAATGACACAGCAAGTACAGTACAGAATCCAACGGAGATAAAGCTATGAGTATATCTTTACCCCTTAATCTCTTAGAAGGATCTTTAAATTCTAATAATGGAATAACAACATTCGCCACAAAAAGAATAGAGCCTATTTTTGATGGCGCAAAACATTATGCAAATAAAGTAATATTTAGTATCGAAGGCGAATACTTACCGCAGGGAATTGGAGGTAACATTCCAAACCAATTATCACCAATTGATATTAAAACATTTCTAGATAGTTTTATAAGTTTAACAAATCAGAATTGTACATTAACTAACGTTAATTTACAAGAATCAAATTGGATAGGTCATGTACCTTATTCTGTAGATTGTGAATGTTATGCGTTTGTAAACGATAATCTTAATAAAACAATTAGCGCCAGCAATGAAATAAACGTTACTGAAAATATTGATGGCACAATTACAATTAGCAGAAATATAAACGTTGGCGCCGTATCAGTTAATGGATCAAATCCTGTTTTAGATGCTAAAACATACGCTCAATTACTTAGTGGGAAAACGACTGATTGGAAATTAAACTTTTCTTCAAGTAACACTAATCAAAATTTTTCAAATATAGTATTAAATAGCTCTTCCGAAACCGCCGATATTTTTAATGGTACATATTCAATACAACAAAATTTTACAGCCAATTTATTAAAAAAAGATCTTTCAAAAAAGGGCATAATAAAAAATTCAATAGAAATCCAATCTAGTATTGATGGATTATCAACCATAAATAAAATATCAACAATAGTTGGAGGTTTGAATACTTCAGAACAAGATTTACAAAATTTGGCAAAAACCAATAATTTTTCTATCCCAGAAGGTTTTTCAGTAATATCTAATACAAGTAGTTTTGATGACGTAAGCAAAACATTAGAAATTAATACAACTTATTCTAATGATAAGACTATAACTTCTAATGGTAATAAAGTAGCAAATAGTTTAAGTTTTAACTATGATTTTTTTAATAAAAACTATACAGCTAATTTTACTTCAGAAGTAAAACCCATAACTGTAGTAAAAGATACAGAAAATACAAAAAGTGATCTTGATAAAAAAATATCAGATAAATTAAAAATTTATGATCCTACATCAAGCTCTTTTATACTAGAAAGTTCATCTGAAGGAACAGGTATTGTTACTAAATTATCAAATTATAGCGAAAATTATATTAGTTCCCCAAATATAATTGGAGATCAGAATGGTATAAAATATTACGATCTTTCTATTGATGTAGATTATCAACCAGGATTTCCACAGAATACATTTACTCCCCTTTTAAGTGGTCAAGGACATTATTATTTAGAAAATTTAGATTATATTAATAATTCAGTATTAAATACAACTATTAATTGCAAATATGCTGATGATATTCCTCCAGATCAAAGTTTTCGTGATTCTTTAACAAAAAGCGGAGATTTAGTAAGTTTATCTAAAATTTTAATATTGAAAGATGAGGTAAGTATTGATCATAATAATAAAACATTTAGTTATACTCAACAAAAAGTAGGAAATGATAAAACATTCTCGGATATAATATGAAAAACGATACAAAATATTTCTTAAATCCACTGAGCGTAGAAACTAATAATTATATTATACATTACTTTTTTGATCCTCTTAACTTTAGTGGAAATTATTATACATACAATAATAGTCCATATGTGCAATATACTGGTTTCTATAGCGGATCAAATCTAGTTGATAATTTAAATGCCCAAACTGGTTATTTATATTTTACTGGAGATAGCAGAATAGATATAAATTTATCTAATTTCAGCACAGAACAATTTACTTTTATATATTCCTATGAAAAGACAAATAATAGTCCTTGTGTTTTATTTTCTAATTTAAATACTGGATCTAATGGCAAATATTATGGATTTAATATTTGCGTAAGTAATTATAATAATATTCTTATAGAATACTATGATACTAATAATGAATTAAAATATTTAACTACAAATTATAATTTAGATACAAAAGGCATATTATCTGTTAGAGGATATGGAGGCAATATATTTATAAGTTATTATAATGCTGGATATGATGATTTTTATACAGAAGCTTTTCAAATAGATAATAATTTAACACCAAATGTAACAGGATCTATAATTTTAAGTAGTGGTAAATTTTCTAATTTTCCTAACTATAGTGGTTATTTAAAAGACTTTATATTAATAAATAAAAATATTACTGATTTTCAATTAAATAATGTAATAGATCAATTTGTTTATAACTTAAATTCATATTATACATTTTCTTTAAACAATCAATTCTATGGTTATATAAACTATCCAAGTAATATTACTCATATTTTTGATAGCTATTCTGATATAACTGGATGTTTTAGTAATCAATTCTTAGATCAAGCTGGAGTTATCTCTGGAAGCATAACTGGAAGTAATTATAGCCTTGATCTTACTGGGGTAACTGGTTATAACTTACCTAATCCACAAAATCTTTTACTTCTAACTGGGCAAATTGAAAAATTAGAAATATTCAGAGACACAACTACTTTAAATGATTTAACAGTATTAGCTTTATTAAAAGATAATACAATTACTGGTTGGGGAAATAATGATGAAGGAACTCTTTATGGAGCTACAGGATACGCGGGGCATTGGACTGGATCTCCAGTTGGAAAATTAACAAACATAATAGACATATCATGTAAAGGAAGCGCTTGTTTAGCTCTTAAAGATGATAATACTGTTACTGGATGGGGTAAAAATAGTTTTGGAAAAATATTTGGCACAATAGATTATGATAATTCTTCTGGTTACTTTACTGGAAATTACAGCACTTCTCCTCTGGGTCAATTATCAAATATTTCCGCTATTGAATTAGGTCTCAATCATGCGTTGTTTTTAAAAACAGATGGAACATTATTAAGTTGGGGAGATAATAGTTATAATCAAGTGGCTTCTATTAATGATAGAGATAATTTATCTTATCCATTAAAATTAAGAATTACAGGAATATATGAAAATTATACATATTTATTAGGATTAATATTGGATTATACTGGAGATTACAATAGTAAACCAGCGTATAAATATATCAATGATTTTGAAAATTTTAATCTTTCATTATATAACAATACTACTGGATGGATTTTAAATTATAGTGGAGCATCTGATACTATTAATTTAACAGGAAACGTTACTCCTCCACCATTATCAAACGACTTAAATCTTCCATATCAAATAGTAGTTGAAAATAGTATAGATACAGGAATAAATCTTTTATATAGCTATAACTCTACTTCTGGATATATTAACGATATAAACAAATGGAGAATATTTAGAAGTGGAATTAATTGGATTGTTTATTCTGGAATAACTGGATACAGAAATGGTAATGGAACTTCTTCATTATTACCATTAACTAATTGGAGTGGAGTAGAAGATAATGGTTATTATGGTGAAATTAATGTAAAACCAAAATATGTTCAATTAGATTATATTTATAATAGTGATACTGACGGAAGATTTACTGGAGCATTTGAAGAGACTCTTATATCAGAACTTACAGGGGTATCAAAAATTTCTGTTGGAGATTATCATAATATTGCTTTAAGAATAGATAATACAATTACTGGTTGGGGTGGCGAAGGAGTAGGAGCATATCCAAGAAACGGAAATAACCTAACTGGAGTATTAGATATAGCAGCGGGTAACTTACATACAATAGCTATATTAAATACAGATAATTCAATAACAGGATGGGGTGAAGATGGTGGCGGACAAGCCACAGATCCAATTGGCTTAACTGGTGCAATTCAAATAGATGCTGGATATTATTCTTCTTCAATACTTTTTGAAAATGAAGATCTAACTTATTATGGCAACGCGGGATATGGAGATTCTTTAAATGATATTAAAAAATATAATACTTCAGAATATGGAACTTATGCAGAATATATAACTGGTCAGGAAGTAAAAAATCTAGCCTCTGGTAATGCGCATTTTATATATAATATAGAAGTCGAAAGACCAATAACAATAACAGAAACAACTACTGTTATCGTAAGTCAAATCTCTGGTTTTGAAAATCAAGTATTATTCTCTGGAATAACTGGATACAATACTGGTTGGTATAAAGATATTCCTCAGTTTTGTGGAACAGGATTTCCGATGCATCTTGTCTCTGGAATCATAGGAGTTATTACTGGCGATGTATTAACTGGAATAGATATAACAACTTCATCATTTACATCTCAAAAATTAATTAGTAATGGAACTTATCAAACTGGATTCTCTTCTGGAATCTATGACGCATCAAAAACTGGAAATTATATTTATGAATTTGTATATGTTAATGATGGCTCTCGTGTAAATATGGTTGATACTATCTATTTAGATTCAGGGTATCATAGTTCAGAATCTAAAAATATATTTAATAAACAAAACGGATACATAGCAAATAAAACTACAATTTTAAATTATACTAAAAATTATACATTAAATAAAAATTTAGATTATTTAAATTCTTTAGGAATAGATCTATTGCTAATTAATCAATTAATTGATAATGATGATATTCTTGAAATATATTTATTTAAAATAAATAGTGGATTAGATATTAGTTTAAATAATTCGCTATTAATGAGCAAGGCTTCTAATAGTTTTAGATTTAGAAATACTGGAGCAAATTATTCAGTAAATTTAAATGGCGTTGCTCAAATTAGTGGTTTAAACTATTTATTAAATGATACATTAGGCTCGCCTATCAGTTTATATGATTTTTTTGATAATATTGAAGCTGATTTTATAAAAACTGGTGAAGCAATATTTAATTATACTGGAGAGACTGGCTTATCTTTAAATAATAAAGACTTTTTATATTTAAATGGACAAAAATTAATAAGTGGATATCACTACAACTTTAATGCTCCAAATATTGAATATATTACAGGAAATATACCTGTTACAGGAATAATTCATGCTTTTAATTTATTACTAGAATATGATAGATATACAGGTTCTATGTATAGCTTTGACTTACCTAGATTTAGTAAAAATAGCCAATTAATTTGGCTAAATGGTATTAAATTAAGATCTGATAGTTATTATGAAATATCTGAAAATGATCAATTTTATAATCCAAATTTTTATGACAAAACAGATGTAATTATATATAATAATACGGACAATTATTTCAATGAGTAGCACTCCTAGTAAAATTAAAGTACAATCTATAACTTTAGATAATGATGTAAATTATGCGGGCGGAAGGATATATCATTGTAATTTTTCGCCAAATTTTAGCGAAAGACCTAGCGAAGTTCAGATTAATGTAATTAGTGCAAATGGTCAATATCAAACACCTACCATAAATTTTAAAACTACAGTAAAAGTGAAGATTGGAGATTTAGATTTAGGAGATATGTATCCTTATAAATATAAAAATAGATATTCTTCTCAAGGAAATATATTAGAGATATCCTTTATTGATCCAAGTTTTATGTTAGACAAAATATTTATTGGTTTAAATGGAAAACACGCGTGGACGAATGGTTTTGGTAAAGAAATTGAAGAAAGAAATAAAAATACATTTATTGAATCTTTAGGTTCTTCTTCTTCTTCTTCTTCAAGCTCATCCGCAATTTCACCGAATATAAGTCAAAAAATAACAGATAATTTTTGGATTATTGGTAGACAATTTCATCCTTGTGACGAAAATAAAGATAATATGATATCTTTTGATGAAGCATTCAATGTTGATCCATGTGATCCATGTCCAAGTTGTCCAGAAGATAAATATGAAAATCGTTGCAAAGAACTTTCTTATACTACTATATTTGAAATTGGATACTCGTTTAAAGATTTTGTTGATGCATTTAAAACATATAAACCAAGACAAGGATCAACAGAAATCGATATAGAAATACCAAAAGCAATAGAAAGTGATATAAATAAATATCAAAAATTTTATAGAGATCATTTTGGACCATTAAGAGAAGTTTTAACATCTTGGGCAAATGAATTTGGACTAAATTGGTTTTATGATTTAAAAGATAAAAAAATTAAATTTATTGATTTATCAGCCCAAGAAATACAAGTCCCCGTGGGAAATATTGTAAATGAATACAAAAGGAAAAGTACTTTAATTTCTTATGAACACGAAGTAACATCAGAGAGAACATCTCAGAGAGGCGCAATATCTTGGTACGAAAGAGGAGGAGAAAGAAAGAGCGCTAATTGTTCTAAGGCTACCACAGTTGTTCTTTCTGCTCTATATGGAGCAGACTATTTAGGAAATAGAACAAGAACCGCGCTTAATGGTAAAGATATAAATTCTAATACAGATGTTGTTGGAGCAATTTTAAGAGCATATAATCCTTTATTAAGAGATTTATTTTGGTTAAGAAATATATATGATATGAAATCTTCTAAAGATATGATACAATATATTACAGATTTTAACTTATTTTTTTCAGGATCTAATCGTAACGCACAAAGAACAGGCGAACAATATGTTGTACCTGATACAAAAGTTATTCCAGAATATGGTGATATGCGAATTTTAGCAGTAGTAGATTGTAATCTATCACAAGAAGATAGAGAAATAACAGAATTTCAAAAACTTGCTAATATGAATTATCATACTCTAAAAAGACAAATGAATTCGATGGATCGAGAGAAGCTTTTAATAAATAGTGGGTTTTTTGTAGTAGCATATATTGACGAATTTGCTCTTGAGAAAAGATATGAGATGGAAGATGAACTTTATGATTTCTTAGGAAGATTCTATGTTAGAGAAAGCCTTTTTAGATTATGCGGAATGACAGGAAATGAAGAATTTATAAAAAATAATACAAATATTGAATCTGCAGATGGTAGTGCTCAAATATATTCCAAAAAAGATGGCATTGGTAGTCATCCATTAAGTAGATATAAATATTATAAAAGTGGTTATCTTGGATGTATAGTTGGTCCTGAAAACTTATCAAATTTTGATCCTGCTAAACCAGATGCAACATCAGCCCCAACTTCTACTCAAGGTTTTGATCTTCAAACTTCTAAAGTTAACAATCAAGATGTTGTTTCATTAATGGATACCCCAAATAGTTATACTGATAGCGCAGGTGCGGCAGGATCAATGTTTTCTCTTAAAAAATCTAATGAAATAATTCCAAGATTCGAACAAACTGCAATTATTCTTGATCGAGAAGCAAAATGGATTCCAGAAGTTCAACAGTTCCAAGAAAATTATAATGAACTTATCTCAGATAAATTAGGAAATTTAGAATGGAAATTATTCGGAAATAATGGAGTACCTCCAAATGCAACCTGGATGACTTCTGCTTATGGAGGAAGAACTGGATTTATAGGAGATGGTAAATCTGCTAAAATAAAAATCTTTATTGTATATAAAGGAGATTTTAAGGTAACTCCATCACTTAATGAGGATTTTGCGACGACTAAAAATCATCCAACAGATAAAACTGCTGCTGTAACTAAAAAATTATTAAAAAGAGTTGGTGGAAAATATTCATCGCAAACACCGATTGGCTTAATAAATAATAAATGTCACGAAATTGAAATAATTTCAACTGGATTAGCTCTTCCAAGAATATATACTCCTCCTCATACATTAGTACCAAAAAATACAAAAGCGTTAATTGAAGAAAATACATTAAAATCTACCGCGAATAAAGGAGATAAAGCTAGGCCATGCGATAGCGCTTTAAAGACTGAGACTTTTAGAGTGCCAGCTTATAGAGTTTATGTATCTCAAGCCTTTGATCAACCTGTCACTTTACCCAAAATACAAACAGGAGTTTATAGTAATATGACTTGTGGGGATAATATAAGAAATTTTGATGTTGTGTATACTAAACTGACAGATGATGATTTTAAATCATTTACGGGTTCAAAAGGATACGGATGTATTCCAAATCTAAATTATTTATCAAGCATAAACAATGCTTATACTGGAAACGTATTTTCAAATACTGATCCAGATGATAGTTTAAGTTTAGAAATTAAAGGATTACCAGATATCAAAGATTATTCAACAGAAATCCTAAGAGGATTAGAAAGCCTTAGTATTGAAATTACAGAACAAGGAATTAGCACAAATCTCCAATATGGAACAAAAATAGTTAAAGGAATATCTTCTGACCTTTTAAAATTTCAAAATTCAAGACGTTTTGACAGAAATGTAAAAGGAATATAAAATGATCGCGGAAAATTTAACTTATAGAAATTTTCTAAATCAAACTGGAGATTTTAATACCGATTGGGTTATATCAATCAATAACATAATTGGTTCTGGTAAATTCGGAATTAGTGGAAACGGGAATATATATGCGTATACAATAAAAAGCGGAGAACTTTATGATCCTTATAATAATTTATTAGGTTCTTATGCTATTAATAATCCATTTACAATAAAAAATGAAATAATAAACTCTAAAGATACTTTATATTATAATAATAATCCAAAATTCTTTTTTAAAACAAGTAATTTTTTTGGTACACATAATTATAATTATTTTTTCGTTGATCCTTCTGGATTAATTGTAGATTTTAATTTTTTTATTAGAGGCGAGGCGACTACTTTACAAATATCTGGATTAAATAATAGAGTTAAAAACGATAATACAAATGAAATAATAAATTATGTTACCGGAAGAATTATTAATAATAAACCCGAACTAAATGTCAAAATATTTGATGGCTACATATCTAATAATCCTGAATTCACTCTTTCGGGTTTACCATTGTCATTTTATGATACAGGATACTTTTATATTATTACAGATTCTGGGGCAACACAATTTTATAATAGTTCTTTAATCTTACCAATTACTTTTAATACAAATTATGGTCCAATATCTTTTGATTTTAATTTTAAAAATCAATATATTCCATTACAATTTTCTAGTCTCACAATTGATCCAACTGAAAATGTTAATATATTTAATAATCAAATTTCAAAATTTTTTGTAAACTATGGTAGTAGTAGTGGTTCATATTTAAATATTCAACTAAACTATATTAGTGGAACTACAGGATTTTTTACTGGTAATATTTTTGGAACAGGTTATGTAACAGATACAATTTCTGGTATAATAACTGGTTCTGGTTATATCGAAAAAACATTAGATACTTCTGTTGTTTTAACTGGATATAATCCATATGGCGAAGTTAATGATTCTATAGGAGTTACTGGAGTAACAATAAGAGAATTTGTTTATGCAACTGGTAATGTTTATTTAGATTATACTATAACAGGAACAGGATTAGGTACTGGATATGTATATTTAGACGTTCCCTCTAGTGGCGCAATTACAGTTTCTGTTTCTGGTTATGTACCATATTTAGGTGGGGGACAGCTTTTTTATACTACAGGAGGATTTTTATCAACTGGATATAGTGTTGATATGGATAATAATCCTGTAGAAATTACGGGATTTTCAAATACTGTAACGAATTATCTCACAGTCCTTTATACTGGAGATATTTCTGGCGTATATTTAACTAATAGTCAATATTTTTTAAAAACTTTTAGTGGCTCGCATTTAGAATCAATGGCAGGATTAATTATCACAGGACAACCATACTATCAATTGGCTACAGGATATGGTACGGGAATTAATAAAACTGGTATTGTTGATCCAGATTTTTTTAGATTTTTTGAAGGAGGAAATTACTTTTTTACTAAATTAACAACAGGGGTTTCTGGATTTTTTAGTTTATCAGATGAAGGATTAATAATAACGGGTCTATCAGGCTTGTTGCGCTGCAATTCAGATTTAAAAAAATTTAAATATTTAGGAGTAGGATTAGTATCTGGAATAAATAGATATAGCGAATTCTTAGATTATTGCGATGATGATCCTATACTTTTTGATTTTGTGGTTACTGGTAAACCAACACGAGGTTATCAACTATATGAATCTGGCGAAGATAAAACGATTAATGAGGAAGAAGATATTCCTAAATTTATTATAATTGGAGTTACTGGAGAAGTTGAATCAAGTCTTACGCATTTAGAAAACATAGAATATTTAACAGGAAATATTCATGGCACAGGAATAAGAACAAGAATATCTCATATTGGAAATACTATAAGCGGAAGTGGTTATTTTAGTGGTATATTTTCAGAAGCAGGTTGTGCAGATGCTGGAATTTGGGAGCATAATTTTATTGATTATACATCAAATACCACTAATTATTATACAAATAATTATATATCTTCTAATTCTATTCAAATAATATCTTTTGAAGATAATATTACAGATAATTTTAATTATATTAAGTTTAATATACTATGATTAATACAGTGTAAAATACATAAAGGTAAAAGGATTTATTAATGATTAACGCTATTATCGCTACATCTGGAAATGTTACTGGAATATATGCTGGTTCCGGATTTAGTTTAGCATTATTAAAAAATGGTAGATTAACTGGTTGGGGATATAATGAGGATGGGCAAATTAATATACCACTTTCTACTTCTGGGAATATATCTGGTGTAGATGCTGGTCCTTTTCATACTCTTGCTTTATTTAAAGATGGAAGAATTACGGGCTGGGGAAGAAATTGGTATGGTCAATCAAACATACCAAATTCTATACAATATAATGTAGAAGATTTTTCTAATTCTGCATCAAATAGTTATGTTGTTTTAAAAACGAGCGGAATTATTACTGGTTGGGGCTCCTTTTTTGATTTTCAAAAAATATCTTTCAGTGGAGTTACTGGATTCAAAAAAGTTTCAGCTAGTTATAATCATGGTTTAACTCTTAATAGTGGCGGAGTAGCTAGTGGTTTTGGATCTAATACTTACGGACAATTAAATGTACCATCTGCTATTAATGGAAAAGTTATAGGCATATCCGCAGGTGGAGATCATAGCATTGCTCTTGTTAGTGGAAATAATGGAAATTGGGTAACTGGTTGGGGACGTAATAATGTTGGACAATTAAATGTACCAGCTAGTATTTCTGGAAAAGTTATAGATATATCCGCGGGACAATACCACAATCTTGCTATGCTTTCTGGAAATGGAAATTGGGTAACTGGCTGGGGAGACAATAGCTATGGACAATTAAATTTCCCAACTGGCATTTCTGGAAAAGTTGCAAAAATTTCTGCTGGTTATACTCATAATTTAATTCTTCTTACAGATGGATCTATTGTAGCTTATGGAGATAATAGTTTAGGCGCAGTATACGGCATGGTTCCTACTACTACTACTAGTAGTAGTAGTGTTTTCGTAGTTTATGGTGATGCACCAACAGATGGGTGCGACCAAAATCTAAGTAATTTTCAATTTAATTTAAAAGGAGAAGATGGATTTACTCCATTATATAATAGTAAACATAAACTTTTAATTTATAAGAGCGGTTTAGGTGTTGGTTATTTGCCAATATTTGAAGTTAATTATGCTCCTTACTCTGCTGGAATAATATCAACGTATACAGGAATTTTTGATACAGGTAATTATAAAACTAAAATTCGAACAATTTATAATGATAATTCCACAATGCCATACTATTGTAATGCTGGAGTTCAAGTTGCTAATTTAATTGATATTTCTTATAGTAATAAATCTGGATTAGCTTTATTTAAAAGCAATAGCAGAATTCTTTTAGATACATTAATAAGATCCAATTCTGGATTAAATCAAATAGCAACTATTTATTTTAGTGATGATATTTATACTATAACAGGACATGATTTTACAAATAATACTGGGATTTTCTTTAGTGGTATAAAAACTTTAGAACCATATCAAAAAATAAAAGAAGGTATCGCAATAAATGATGCTCTAGATTATGCAATACAAAATCTATCTTGGAACGCAAGTAAAACTAAAATTGTAAACATAATAACAAATAATTTTCCATATATTGAATCTGATGCCGAACCTTGTGCTGAAATTGACCCTTTATATGCCCCGCCAATTGAAATAAAATATTCAACATTTTTAAATAAAATCGCTTCTTATAGAAGTTCTGAAAATTTAACATTTAATTTCGTTTACTTAGATAAAGAGTTAAATTACTCTATTGATAAATCTAAATTTTTATATAACGAAAAAGATCTTAAAACTTTTTATGCAAAAGCAGCTCAAATTGGAAATGGATTTTTTGGAGATAATGATATTTCTATTGTTGGAAATAGCGCTTTAAATGCTTCTTATAAACTTTCTAAAATACCATTTTGTCCATCTGTTGCATTATCTTCAAGTCCATCTATTTCAGTACCTATTCATTGTTGTCCAGCGGCACCAACTTGTAATAATGGAGAGACTTTAATAATTGATTATATTAAATATGTAGAAAATTGTGGATTTTGTCCAAATTACGTTTGCTCTAGTACTCCCCAAAACAATAATTTAACTTGTGGTGAAAATCCAACTAATTTAAATAATAATGATAATATTAATTTAGAAACGTATTTTGTAAGTCATAATCTAAAAGATAGATTAATAGTTTGGTCATCTGGTTGTAATAATAGATTTGATTGCGCTTCTATTAATTCATCTAATTCGATAGATAATTTTGTAAATAATTTAAATGGTAGCGGTTTAACGCTATTTGATACTACATGCATAGGAACAAATGGAGATAACCCTCCTAATTCAATTCCATATAACTGGGAAAAATTTGGGAATTTATTTAAAGCAACCAATAATTTAGTATTTAAAAGTGGAATGTTTCCTTTAGGTATTCTTGTTGTTCCGAATTGTAATACATCAACAACTGGAACAAAATGGTTTGCATCAATAAATGGATTTGTTTCTGGAGTCAATTTTTACACAAGAAGCTTTATTAGTGGAGATTCTGGTGTGTGTCAACAAGGAGATTCCTTATGAAATTTTTAAATATAAATGAAACTTACCTATCTGCTTATTCTTATTATGGAAAATCTGTAGCTATAAATAGTGGAGATATCTTTGCTATATCTGCCCCACAAGAAAGTCTTAAAGGTAAGGTTTATGTATATAAACAATATGAAGGAGAATGGAATTCTTGGAAAAAAATTCAACAAATTGAACTAGAATCAGATTCAATTGTTAATTTTGGTTATTCTATTGATATAAATAATAAAGGAGATATTTTAGCTGTGTCCGCTCCACTTGAAGAAAATGCTAGGGGCGCAGTATATATTTATACTGGAAAAGATGAAAACTGGTATCAAGTACAAAAAATTATTGGAGACAATGCAGAAGATTATCTTGGATGGGATTTAAAATTAAACAATTCTGGTAATAAATTAATTGTTGGTTCATATCAAGGAGTACTTGGAAGTGGTTTTGCTAATCTTTACATAAAAGCAGGAGATACTTGGGTTAAACATAAAACTTTTTCAGGTACAAGTGAGGGTATGGAATATGGAACAAAAGTATCTATAAATAGTGGAAATTATGTATTTATTGCTGCACCAAATTATAATGGAAATGGAGAAATCTTTGTATACTCAGAAACTGGAAATTGGAATTTATTAGGAAGGATTAAAAATCCAGACAATAACAAATTCGACTTTGAAAATGAAGATCAAGGATTTGGAAAAAGTATTAGCGTTACAGATGATGCACAAAGTATCCTAATAGGAGCAAATAAATATGGATATTCTTCTAATGATATATATTCTGGTAGAGTTTATTTATTTGAATACGATAAAGATTCTAATTTTTGGTTTAGAGATAAAAAATATAGCTTTCCTTTTATTAGATTTACTGGAAATACAACTAATTTTGGTACGTCTGTGGCTATCAATAATAGTGGTAATTTATTTTTTGCTTCTTCTTCAGATCGAACTGGAACAATACATGGATATTTAGAGTTAAATTCACTTGTCCAAGAAGATAAACAAAAATGTTATAAAGATGTTTTTCCCCTAAAAGATACTAGCTCAAATAAAGTTCTTACATTTGCGCTGAGAAAAGATGATAGTATTGTTGCTTTTGGAAATCTTAATGAACCAGATGGAAAAATTACAGGCGAATATATAGATGAAGATATAATTCAAGGAAATGTTAAAAAAGTAACAATCGCAGATGACCATTCATTTATTTTAACAAAAGATGGAAATATATGGGGTCTTGGTCAAAGTAGCCAATTTTCTAAAGCTAGTATTTCAACTGGCGTTACTGGTTTTGTTAGAAATAATGTAGTTGATATAATCTCTGCTATAGATACCAATATGGTTCTTTTAAAAGACGGAAGAGTTACTGGATGGGGTGACGATTGGCGCGATACTTTTGATTTAACAAAAATTCCAGCTAATGTTCAAGGAAATGTAACTGGAATAGCATTTGGTGGATATAGTGCACTTGCACTTCTTAAAAATGGAACAGTTTCTGGTTGGGGAAGTAATCAATTTGATCGAATATCTATTCCACAATCAATTCAAGGATATGTTACTGGGATTGATGCGACAGAGAGGAGCTCTCTTTTTCTTATTAGCGGTGGATGGGCTACTGGAATAGGATACGATTCTTCTAACCAATTTAATATATCAACTGGTATTTCTGGTAAAATAGTTAAAATGAGTTTGGGTTGTGTTAATACTCTTTTTCTTTTAAATGATGGATCTGTAACTGGTTATGGAGATAATACTTATGGACAATTAAATTTCCCAACTGGCATTTCTGGAAAAATTACGGGAATATCTGCTGGATGCGGTTATTCTATGGTAGTTCTTAAAGATGGAACAGTAACAGGCTTTGGATATAGTGGAGGTATTTTTTATGGATATTGGCCAATAAATCCTCCTACATGCCCATCTATTTATCCAGGATGGCAAAAATATTTAAAAATAAATGATGAAAATCAAATTTCTGGAGATTTTTTTGGTGAAAGTATAGCTTTAAATAGAGATGGAAATACCATGATAGTTGGTAATCCTACAAAAGGTTCTGCATATTTATTATCAGCTCCATGGGATAATTATATAGATTATTTTGGAATATCTACATCAAATATTACTAATTATTGTATTTGTGATACTGGACTAAATTGTAGAGATTGTTGCGGAATACAGCAATCTTTATCTATAACTACTGGATATATTAATAATTTAAATAATTTAAATTTAGAACTTTCTTTGTCAATAAAAAATCTTAATTGTTCTCCTACATATGATATATATAAATTTTATAATTATTCCTCGCCACTATATACAGATATCTATAAATTAGATGGCTACTCATCAAGATATACTAAAAACATTTCAATAAAAAATATTAAACCTATAAATAATTTAATAAATCTTGAATGGAAGATATATAACCTTGGAAAAGAGTATAAATTCTATACAGGTTTAAATATAAATAATTATTAGAATAATATATATAATAATAATATAATATAATAATAATAAATATGCAAAAAATCACAGAAGATATTTTAATTAATGTAGTATTTGAACTTATATCTCAAGATGTAGTATTTGTTAAAAGATTCAAAGATTTTGCTCCATCAATTCAAGATAAAATAGAAAGCTTATCTAAAAACGCAGATTGTTCTTGTAGAAGAACTGTAGCAGATTATGTACTTGAAAACGTAACTATTGTTACAAATTTTGTAACATATTTTTTAGAAGAAAATCCTCAAATTAAAATAAATTTAGATGAAATGCGCGAAAAGAATAAAAGAACAAATGTCCAAGGGCGTATTTTTAGAATACATAAAAATGATGATTCTTTTTATCAATTTTTTAAACATACTGAAGAGAATAAATTTGAATTTAGACAATTTTCAGTTATTGAAGACCAGAATTCTTGGCTTATTTTCTTCCTATAATTGCTATATTATAGTGTAATTTTTATAAGGCTATGGCTTTATAAAGGACAAAGGATGAAATATGGCAAATCAATATTTTGAGTTTAATGATCAATCTTGTCATGATTTACCCTCTTTTATTACTGGACTAACATATCAATTGCCAACTGGTGTGGCAAATAGTATTTTTGTTAATTTAAATTCTATTGTTAGTGGGTTTTATAAAAATCAAGACATTACTAGGAATCCTAATCTTCTAAATTTATCAAATTTACCAAATAATGTTTATTATAATACTGGCTCAAAATATATTCAAGGATATTTGCAAGACTATGGAACCTATCATATTAAAGCTCATATTCTAGAATCAGGTATATTATGCGAAAAAACAATAGTATTAAATGTTATAAATACTGGCGTAAAATACTTATATAAAGTAAATTATCCTATTAATATAGGTTTTATAAAATATAATGCGCCACAAAGATTAGGTTTAGAATAGTGTAATTTAATTAAAGGCAAAAGGAAAAAATGGCAGACAAAAGTTATAATGTAAGCACAGGAATTAAAAATACATATAATATATATTCTGGTATAGGATCTCCAGAATGTTATTATCTAAATAATGTAGAAGCTTCTGGCTTATTTTTTGAAAAAGGTAAAACTTATCAATTCGTTCAAACAGGAGCCTCAAATAGCGGTAATCCACTAAATATTTACCTTGACGAATATGGTAATAAAAAATTAGAAAAATATGTATCAATTAGTGGCGCAGCTGGGTTGGATAGATATGTTACTGTTTCTATACCAAAATCTTATAAAGAGACAAATACGCTTTACTATGGTAATGAAAGTGGAAAATTTTTCGGTGCGCCAATTAAATTAATTTCAACAGATTATTATTTAAAACACAATATCAAATTGATCTGTCTTGATGTAAAACATGACGGAACAAAATATATTATACCAGATAGACTTCTTGATCAAAAATTTATAAATTATAATGGAGAAGATAATTATTTTGCTTTAACTTCTGGAATTTTAGGTTTTATTTCTACTCCAGAAAATGATAATATGTCTTCGTCTACTTTATTCACTAGAAAAGATACTTTAAGTGTTTCTTTATCAACGCAATATGGTGGAATATTTAATAAAAATTTTAATATAAATTATTTCGGTAACACTTTATATTATAAAAAGAGTAACGCAACTGGTGAAAATGAATGGTCAAATCTTTCGGATCTATATTGGTTATTAAATGATAAAAGCTTTGCTGATTCTGGAAATATAGATATTTTTAGTCTTAATAAAAAAGAATATAAACAGTATGGATATCAACTCTCTAGTTGCGAAGGTTGTATTAATAAAATAATATTAACTACTGGTAAAAATAATGCATATAGCGGAACTTTTGAAATATATTATAATCCAATACAATTGACTAAAGATTATAGTGCAAATTTATTTCTAAATACAAATAGCGGTAATATAAATACACAAGATTTTATAACTTTTGATGATATTGGATTAATTAAATACAGTAAAAGTTTTTATAATGATACTAGTTACAGTATACCAAGGAAAATATAATGAACATTTTTACAAGTGGATCTGGATTATACTTATTAAAAAACCAAATAACAAACAAGAGAATTCGTCCATTTTTTGATGAAGGCATTTATGATTACAAATCTGGTCAAATTAATTTAAATTCATCAGATTTAAGAAAATATATATTAAACGCAGCATCTGGCGCAACATATTCAAAATTAAATGGCTACAATATACTAAATGATATTTCATTTATACCTTTACAAAGTTATTTGGGTCATATTTATACTGGATTATATTCTGGCAAAGAACCAATTGAATACGAAGTTGGAATGCATGGATTACCTAAAATTACTGGAGACGTTATACTAGGAGAAAATAGTTACATAGATTACAAAGCCAAAAGTTATAGATATAATCCAGTAGATCCTTATTATCAAGCATTTTTACCAGAAAGTGGGGAATCACATGTTCTAATATTAGATTTAAATCTTTATGGTTTTGAAGAAGATAAAATAGAAGATTGTGATATAGAATTAAATGCCACAATTATCAAAACGGGTTTTTTTCATAATATACCTAAAAATCCTTCTATACTTAATTTAGAAATTATAGACTTAAAAGAGCCAATTGGCATAACAGATAATGTTCAAGATTACATTAATCAAAAAAGAATATTACAAAATTTTGAAACTAATAGTCAAATTAGTTATGATAATTCTTATTTATCGAATCTTACTTCGCCTAATGAAAAGTATAGATTTATTAAAAATGAAATTGTAATTAGTCCGCCCGCAGCATCATATAATAAAAATATAGCATTACCATGTTTATTTAGACATAAATCTTCCACGAATAATTTAAATTATGATGTTGGAGAATACGGATTCTTTATTTATGATTCTTCAGAAAGTTTACAAAGTGGATATTATATAACAGGAACTAATACTGGATTTTTATATTTCTTAAGCCCTGGAACTTATACCACGATAATTTCTGGTAATGAGATAGACTTTTTATATAACGAAAATAGTTTGAGTGGCAAAAATCAAAATACTCATTTAATTTCTATGGATGTTAATTTCGTGTCTGATGAGAAATTACAAGATATTTATATTGAAAATCAAGATAAAATTTGGGCTACATACTTTTTGGGTTCCACAGAACTAATGCCTGGTTCTGGATTTAATGCGTTAAACGCTCAAGATCCCGTAGCGTTCACTATTGACTTTGAAAGAAATATAAGTGGACAACTTGAAAGTCCATTTTTATTCTATAGAGAATATTCTGGAGTATACAGAGATTTATGTACTCCAATTATTGTCTCTGTTGGACTTGGCAAAGGATGTTCGACTTCATTTTGCTTAATCTGTGACCAAGCAACAAAATTGTATAATCAAGGAGAAAGATTTATCGATGTTCCTAAACAATATATACCAATACGCACATATGGAAATCTATTAACATATTATGATCCTGATCCAAGTCCATCAACCTATAGAATAGCAATTGATCAATCATTATTAGCTGAATGTTGCGCCTGTAGAGAAGTTGGTTGTTCCGATGTAAAACAAAAAGTTGTTACTAAAACTAGAAATCAAAATTTGGCTGCAAGCGGTATATCAACGAGTGGTACAACAATAGATTCTGGAATATTTTTTATAGATGATTTAAATGCTGCTCTAATTAATATTAAATATAATTTGAATTATCATTCTGGTCAAATTGCATTTAATAATTTTTATGAGGGAGATAAGATAAAATTCAAGCAATATCCATTTAAATATGATGAAACATTTCAAGATCTATATGGATATAAACCTATAATAAAAGAATACACAACAGAATTTATCTTCTCTAATTCTTCAATTGGAAATAATTATTTTTCTGGAAAACAAGATTTAATAAATAAGATTAATTATAAATTAGCTTCTTCTGGTCTATTTAGTTGGAAACCTTTAAAATACTATCCAACCCCTCAATATGAATATGGTCCATTACTTACTGGAATTGATGGAGGTGTAGACGCAAGTGGTAATTCAATTATTAATATAGTCTCATTAAGAAGTGGTAAATTTGGAAGTCATAAAATTGAATTAGATCTTCAACCAAGATTAGAAATATATAATTACCTTGTACCAAAAATCATGAGATTAGAAATTTCAGATGATTATATCAATTGGACTGGAGTTGCTACTTCAGAAAATAGATTACCAGTAAATTTATATATTAAAAATCCTAACGCATTAGTTACAAATGAAATTCCATATGAAGAGATCGAGAATACAAAATATCCACTTACAGTAACTGTACCAATCTCATCTGAAACAGAATTAATTAATAATAAAGAGGAGGAAGAGGAGGATTTAGAAGCTTTAGCGAGTCAATTTGAATCTGGTAATATTGTTTCTGGAGAAACAATATGTATTTTTAGCCCAGGAAGTAGTGGAAAAATTTGCGGAAGTGGATATAAAGATTTTGAATTAGGAAGTTTATTCTCTTTTCAATGTAAAACAAAAGAATTTAGTGAAGAAGATTTAGAAGCATTGGGCTCTGGAAAAGATGGATTAATAGAGAAAGAGCCTCAACAATTAGATTCTTCAAAAGGAGAGGATAGTAAGACTATAACACAGGAAATAAATAGGTTTAGAATAAGCTATTATGACTATCTTTCGGAAAATTAAAAGGTGTAATTTACAATAATGAAATATTATTCATTAATCCAACAAATAGATAATCCAAATAATAATTATCCAATTTTTGGTGAAGGATTATCGATGGATAATGATAATAAATATCTATTTATAGGACATCCTGGAGATGATTTAAGAGGGTATGTTCATATTTATGAGAATATTGATAATAAATTTAAATTTAAAGAAAAAATAAGTGGTAATTATGATTCTTTTGGATTTTACATAAGTTTAAATAAAACTGGAGATACTGCTTTAATAGGTGCTCCTGGTGCAAATGGGGCATATTTATTTAATAAATATAATAATAATTGGAACTTAATAAAAAGAATTACGGGCTATCCAAATGCTTCAGATTTATTTGGTGTTAAAACTTTGCTCAATAGTAGTGGAAATATAGGTTTTGTTTCTGCACCATACGATTCTTCACATGATGTTATTAACGCAGGGGCAGTTTATATTTTTACTGGCACAGGATATGATTTTAATTATCATAAAATAATTACTGGAGATTTAACTACTAGTGGAGCTTTTGGTTCGTCTATAAGTATAGATGAAAGTGGTAATAAATTAGTTGTTAGTGCCATTGGTGAGAATGAGAACAGTGGGGCATTTTATGTATTTACTGGAGATGGAATAGATTGGCAATTAAATGAAAGAATAACGGGTAGTGAAGCAAGTAACAATTTTTTTGGATTTAGTACAGCTATAGATAAAAAAGGCGATTATATTAGTATTTCCGCTCCATTTTCAGAAAATAATAATGGCAAAACGTTTATTTATAAAAATAATACTTCAAACTGGACTTTAGAAAAAACATTTACTGGAGATTCAGAAAGAACACTTGGAGCAAGTTTAACATTTAATTCTTCTGGAAATAGAATTTTTATTGGTGGTCCATATAATATTGGAAAAATTGTAATATATGAAAATGATAATAATGACTGGAATTTTAATCAACAAATAACAGATCAAGTTTTAAATCCTACAGATTCTAATTTTTTTGGACAAAATATTTTTATTAGTAACGATGATAAGATTTTAATTATTAGTTCTTTTGAAAATAGTGGAAAATTTTTTATATTTACAAATGAAGATTTTAAAATAGATTTTTCCCAAATACCTTCAATAAAAAGTTTAGATGACGTTTTATTTACAAGAGAACATCGTTTTACTGCAGATTTAAATACTTATATTAATTATCCTGTAGAACATTTTGGTTATTATGAAAATAATCCATCATGTATTTTTAGTCATTCTACTTTGGGTTTAAATAAATTAAATTATATTACTGGGTATATAAATGATGAAACAGGAAAATGGTATTATCAAAATATTTATTTTTCTGATAAAGAGGGTAGAACTTCTGTGGCAAATGTTGGCATATATTTATATGGCAATGACAGAGTTTTAACTTGCGAAAATTATAAATATTCTTCTGATTATGATTTACCTTGCGATTTTAATACTAGTGTTGTAACTCCAATTAGGGTATATGATTTATATTGTTATGCATGTAGTGGAAAGTCTCCATCTTTTCGTTGGGATGAATCATCAACTTGTGAAGATTTTGGTCTATTTTCTAGTAATCAAATTGTTTGCCCAAATAATAACTTAGCAAGAGAATTGTATACAAATGGATCTCTTTGCTCTACTTGCGATAGTATCAGTCCATTTCCCGTTATAAATAATTTTACTCCAAAATGGGGACCAATCGGAACAATTGTAACAATAATTGGTAGAAATTTTGGATCTAATCCTACTGTTAAATTTAATGGAGTAAATGCCACAAGCGTTTCTGTAAATAGCGCTAGAACTTTAATTACAGCTACAGTTGCGGCTGGAACTACTACTGGAAAAATCTCTGTAACAGTTGCTGGATATTCTCCAGTAGAAAGTGCTCTTAGTTTTAGAGTCACAATTGTTAGTACTGAACCAATAATATATGATGTTTGGCCTGATAGAGTAAATATTGGTGATAGAATTACTGTAATTGGCGAAAATCTTGGGTGTGGATCTCAAGTTTATTTTAATGGTATTCTGGCTACAGAAATTATAAGTTGTTCAAATACAGGAATCACTTTTACTGTTCCAATTGGAGCAACATCTGGTCCAATAACAATAATAAATAATAATGGCTCTGCTCAAAGTGATGTTATTGTTGTTGGTGACGCACCTGTTTTTACAAATCCAACTGGCCCATCATCTCCTCCACCACCACCTGCTCCTCCACCACCTCCACCACCTATACCACCACCACCTCCACCACCTATACCACCACCTCCACCACCACCTCCACCACCACCTCCACCACCACCTCCACCACCACCTCCACCACCACCTCCACCACCAGCTCCTCCACCTCCTCCACAACCACCACCACCTCCACCTTGGAAACCTGGTGGAGTACTTCCAGGATCCGGTTCACCAGCCTCAAGTGGTCCAGGCCCTACAAGTGGTCCAGGCCCATGTCAAAAATGTAGTGGTTCTGGTACTTTTAAACAATTTGGGTGTTGGCCAAATCTATGTGGTCCACCTCCAAAGCGATATCGTTGTGAAAGTTATGCTGTTCCAGGCGATGGCCCAGGAAGCGCTTGTCCAAATGAAACATATACATGTGAAAGATGTAAAGAACTAAGATCATGCAGTTGTCGTGATTTCATTCCTCAATCCCTATACGATTATTTACGACCATGCCCTTGTTTTGCACCTTGTGACTATTGTAAAAGAGAAATTCTGTCATTTTCAAATTCAAATTGCATAGAACTGCGAATTAATTGTTTAATTGAGTACTGCTCTAGTGATTGTAATTATAAACCTCAAACCTTACAAAATTTAGAAAAATTATTAGATTTTCAAATTGAAAATCCTGATATTAACGTAGACTTTTTTAGTGATGAAAATATAAATGAAGAAGAAATACAGAACTTTTTGGATATATTAAAATCTAAAAAATAAATATGATTTATGCTCATTCTTTTTTGCCAAATAATTTAAAATATAATAGAGCAGATATTATTTTTTTTGTTTACCAGATATTTTCTTTTCTTTTGATAAAAGAAAAAAAATTAAAAATAAATCTATATTCAAATTTAGAACATATTAATAAATGTAAAAATTTAGGTTTAAATTATGATAATTTTATAGAAATTAATCACGACGATAAGTACAGAAATTATTGGAGCTCTTCTAAAATGAAAACATTTGAGAAAATGAATGATGAAATAATTATTGATCATGATGTTTTTCTCTTTAAAGATTTATCGAATCTTTTAGATCAAAATGATTTAATCTATACGCATGACGAAATTATAGAAGAAAGAAAATGGTATTGTGGTGAGCTTTTAAAAATTTTTGCTCAAAGTGTTCCCAAGAACTTAATTTTAGAATGGGATTATTTAGTTGATAGTTTTTATGATAAAAATTTAAATCTTAAAAATGAGAATGAAGCATATTCTTTTAAAGCATATAATTGTTCTATTATAGGTTTTAAAAACTCAAAGTACGCAAAAGATTACGCCGAAAAGTCTTTATTATTATTTGAATTTTTTAATAAATTTTATAAAAATATTTCTTATTTGTATAATAGTATTTATTTACCCACGATACCAGAGCAATTATTCTTATCATTTTATGCAAAATATCATAATTTAAAAACTTATAGTATATATGAAACCGAAAAAGAAAAAGATAGTAAAATAATGACTTTTGCTCATTTAAGCTCTAAAGAACACAGAGATAAATATTTAGATAAAATTCTAAATGTTATAAATATTAAATATCCTAATATATATAAAAATTTAATTAAATTAACAGTGTAATATATTTAAAGGTATAAGGAAAATGGCTAAATACGCAAGAATATTTATGACTGGATTTAGGACAGCTCCAATGGAGCCAGAAGTTTTAAAAGAATTAAGTAATAAAAAAATTAGTTTTAAATCTGTTCCTTTAAATACTATAAAGATTTATAATATTACTCTTTTTTCTGATTATGACGTTTATGGTAAATATGATCCGAATAATATTATTTTAAGTGGCGTAGATACTATGTATGATTCATTTTATTCTGGAGATTTATATCCAAAAATTACAGGAATAGCAGAATTTGTTGATGAAGGTCCAACTAATTCTTCTGGAATATATGTTGCACAAGGTTATCATACAGGATTTTTCTCTGGTGGACAAATTTTTTATGATCAAAAAAATAGACAAGTTTATCCAATAAATGAAAATTTAGAAATCGTGTCTAGTGATGGAGCGACTACTGGTTATGTAAACTCTCCAATTACTTATAGAGACAATAGATATACTGGAGTTTATACTGGCTCAATACTTCTAAAAGATAACTTCTATGATCCAGATACGTCCATAGTAACATTCTATAAAAATTTTAATTATACTGTGAGCGGAGATACAACTACGGGTGAAAATTCAAAAAGTTTTTGGTTTACTGGTTTTAATGTTGTCTCTGCTACAAATATTCAAAATAATGTAAATAATATTAATGAGCCCCCAGGCATATTTATATTAAATAAAGTTATGAGTGAAGGTAGTGGATTCGCTTCATCTACTCAAAATGTAATTGTAAGCGGTAATATAATTGGAGCAGAATTATCAAGAAGAAATCTAATTGGTTATTCACAATTAACAGGAAGATTAACTGGGCAAGTTTTAGAGATTAATAGTGGAATTTATATCTTTAATCAAATAGTCACTGGAAACGTACTATCTGCAAATCAAGGATTTGGTACTGGATTTACTAATTCATTTAACTTCTTAAATCTAAATGATCCAGAAGAATTTGATTTTATAAATATAACAAATCCAAATTTAGATGTTTTAAGTACGTTTACTTTTAGTACGGGTCCATTATTTAGGCCTCCTCTATATTTTGATTCTTTAAATACTTTAAATAATATTATTAATTCTGGAACCACATCATATGGAATAACTTCAGAAATTGCTGGTGGAAAATTAAAAATTGTTTCTGCAACTTCTGGAGAAAGTGGTAATTTAATATCTGTAGAATCATTTGGAAGTCCAACAAGACCATTTTTTGATGCCCCAGACTTTTTACAAAGCGGAATAACTTATTATGCACCATTAACGCCAACTGGTATATTTAGTGGTAATGTTTATTCAATTGTATTAGCTACTGGATTAATGACAACTGGATATTCAAATTTTGTTACAGGAAATTTAACTGGCGTTTTAGGATTGAAGAAATTCGAAGATGTCTGGAGGCTTTATGTTTCGGATAATAATATATCTTACATTATAGCAAATGCATTTCCCGAATATACTTCTACAACTGGAATTAAATATATAAGTAATTTTATAGATGATCCTATTATTAATCTATATAATATTCAAGTCGAATATTCTAATCCTAATAATAGAATTTTTGATGATATAGCTGAATTAAAAATATCATTAAATGATGCAGAAAATATAAACATAAGATTTACTGGAGTAGCCTAATGCAAATATTTAAATCTATAACAACTACAACTTCTAATAATTTTAGGCCATTTGAAGTAACAATAGTAAAAAAAGATAATAAAACTTATGCAATTGTAGAGCCAAGATCTGTAATATATAGATCTTTTAATTTAAAAGATATGATGATATGGAGTGGCTTTTTAGATGATAATACAAAATCTACAATAGAAAGTTTTGAAGGAGGAAATATTAGTGGGCATATTATTAATAATTTAGGTACAGAACTAGAACTTTCAGAAGATAAAGATAGTCATATTATTTATTTAAAAGTTGGAATCGGACCAAATTTATATGCTAATAGTGCGGACATTATAGTATCAGATATATCTAATCCTTGGAGTGGATATCCAGAGCCATTCGAATACAATCCACCAATAGAATTTGATGAACAAGGAAACTTAAAAAGTAATATAGTTTATAGAAGACAAACGGCAGCTATATTTCCCCTTGCATATCTAACAAAAGATGATTCACAGGTTGGTACTACGGTTTTAATTGGTGGTGGTGCAGATAATAAACAAGCTAAACTTTATCAATTAGTTCAAACTATAGACTATAATATAATGATGACTACTTTTAATTATGATGGAAATCCAGTTGCTTACGGAATTCCTTTTATGAATCCATTCTTTTGGTATAATCCTAGCGGTGCTGCTTAATAACATGAGTGAATTAGCTTCAGCAAATTGGAATTTTCAATATGGCATGGACAATCCAAAAAATGTCTTAAATAAGGTTACTAATTTTGGCTCCTTACCTATAAATCAACATTATTTATTTTTTAAAAATGGAGCAACTTCAATGATGCAAAATGATAAAAATATTCTGCCAGAAGTTAAAGCTGCATTAGAAAAAGAAAGAATAGATAGAAATAAAAATGATCATGGCGAAGGCACTGCTAGGCCAGCTGCTTTTACAGAAACTCAGATGAGTGATTTGTATTATAATTCTTTTGGCTTAGATATAGATATTGTTTCTAGACCATATACAGTTGATCCTTTTATGATTATGTTAATAACTGGTGGATATACTGGGTTGCTTGCCCTTTTAGCGGCAATATCTATATCGCTTACATTACAAGTTGTTGTAGATCAGCTTTTTAGTTCTGTTATCAAAGCTCAAATACCTAAAATGGGTTATACAGATTATTATACATATGAAAAGAAAGATTTAGCAAATAAAGAAAGGACAATTTTATCAGAAATAGTAAAAAGAAAACATCCTTTCGTTCCTACTGAACAAAAAGAAGATAAGATCGAAGCAAAAATACAAAAAGATCAATTAATAAATCTTTCTAGTGAATCTGGTTTTAAAAAAGTTACAGGTACTTCCAGTTATGATACAATTTTAAGTAAATATCAGTTTAATGGTGGAGGTGGATTTACATCAAGCATATTTAAGAATATTGAAAAAGAAAATATAGAAATGTTTATAGAAACTTTAAAAGCAAATAGTACTATAAAATATGATCAATTAAATAAACTTTCATCAAAATATTCTGATAAAGCTTTTATTTTAAGATCCCAAGAGAGAGAAAAAGCGATATTAGATAAATTAAAAGTTCAAATAAATAGTATTCTTAGACCAATTTCTGTACATATTGACTTTTCTGATTATAAAACAATTGTATCTGGTACGCGTCAAAAGGGATATCCAAATCCACAGAAAGAAAAATCAATATTTGGACCTTATATTTGTAGATCAAAAAAAGCTTTTTTATATTATCCTAAAATTATAATTCAAGATACGGTTATGAGTACCCTAGGTATTAAATCTAATGGAGTTCCATATACAGGAGCTTTAGATCTTTTTGGCGTACCAACAACAGCTTATAATATAGCTCTTCCTAATGACTTATCTTCAATGGAGTTAATATTAAGAATGGCTTCGTATAATATATTACCACAGCTATTTGGCGGATGTAAACTTTTAGGTAAAGATTCGGCTTTTAATTTAGGTGCTGGAGATATTGGCTCTACGAAATCCAAGGCTAATTCCACACAAGCTGCTTCTACTTGTTAAATTTTTTAAGCCTATCAATAAGCTCAAAAATTTTTGCCTTGGGAATATCATTAATATTATTTAAATTTTCTGCATTATCAAATTTTTCTTTTATTAGTTTATTTTTTAATATATCAAAAGATATATTTTTATCTTTCATAACTTTTTCTAAAAGAACATGTGGAGAAGTTGGGTTATCTTGAATAACAGTACCTTCGTCTAAAAGTTTTGCATCGCCTAATTCTTCTTGAGATACAATATTTATTTTTAAAAAGTTACGAACACATCTTACAAAAGCTCTATTTTCTGCAATTGCTGCTAAGAAAAATCTAGCAAATGATTTTGTATTATTTACTGTAGCATCAGCAAGAGCTTCAAATTCAATAACTCTACCATTAGTTTCATAGTTGGGAATCCATTTTATCTTACATGATGTAGCAAAATATCCTTCCGAAGCGGCCACGACTTTATATTCGACACTAGTATAACCACGAATTTGAGCAAGCTCTTTAATACCACCAAGAAGAATCAACAGGTCTTTATCTTCGAGTTTTGAAACATCCGTCTCTTGAGTTTTTTGTCTATTTGGAACAAGGTATTCTGTTTTGACCATTTTACGCCAATTTATGGTTCCATCATCATTGTAGATGTACTTTACGCCTTCATCTTCAATAAGACCATATTTATTTCTTGTAGATACTTTTGGTGGCTTATTTAGCGGTTCTGGCTCTAGAACTTCTTCAATAAATTTAATATTTGGTTGGATGATGGTAGATTCTGTATTTTCCATATTAAGTATAGTATAATATACTTTATTTATTGTGTCAAGTTCATATTAAAGATATAAAACTTTTCAGGATTCTCATTTATTATTTTAATATCATAAAATTCCTGCATATTTTCATTAATTGAATTAACTGGTTTATTATCAAAAAAAGCTTTTTCGCTTAGAAATACATTACCTTTACTAAGAATTAGGTTATTTGATTTATAATATAAATTATTAGATTTATATTTGTTAATAATTTCCTCTACTTTTGGATGTTGAAGATTAATCTTAGCAATTATACCATAATCTAAATAATCTAATTTATATTTATTTAAGTCTTCTTCTGAAAGATAAGAGTATAATTGATATTTAATATTAGCATTTTTTAATTGTTTAATGAATTCAAGATTAGTTTCATCTTCTATAAAACAATTTATGCCTATTACATGAGTCCTATTTTCTAGTAATATATTTATATCTATTGGTCTATTCGTGGCGATAATACATGGCATTATTTTTAATTGATTTCTTAAATTATTTTCATTGAATAATATATCCATTCTAGAAACGCAATGGTCTATTAGACTAGATCTCTGAACTATATGATCTGGAACAATATGAAAAAGTTTATTATTAAAAACTTTACCAACATAAATCGTTTCTAATGTATTTAAATTATTTTTAATTTTTAGAAGTTTTAAAATGGCTTGTGCAATTTTTTCTGGTTTTATATTATTAATACTTTTAGGGTTTTCTTGGGCAGCATAACTAGGTTTACATTCAAGTTCTGGTGAAAGTAAAACCATATCTTCTTCTTTTGTCCAATATGGTTTAACATTATTAATATTATTATTACTATATAAAGCTACTATTTTTTTACCAAAACCAGAAGCAATATGCGCTCCAAAACTATCTGTACCAACATGAATGATACTATTTTTAATAATATATGCAGCTTGCCTTATATTAGTTTGACCAACTGTATTATATGTATTTTCTAAAATTTTTTCTTTTTCGCCACCAATTTGAACAATTTCGATATTGTATGCTTTTAAATGTGGTAATATTAAATTAATCACTTCCTGCCAATAATCATAATCCTTAGCTGGATATTTGCTAAAAGGCTGAAAAGATATATACTTTTCAAAAGGCAAAGGAAAATAGGATTCTAGAATAAATGGTTTTCCTATTTTTAGACCAGAAGATGTTGCATATGATTCTATTAGGTGCATAAATTAATGAAAATTTTCTCCATATTTAGGTAAAAATGCATGTCTTATTTCTATACTTGGTTCTACTATTATTCTACGTCCAAGACCGCGAACTTTCTCAAAAAAAGCTACATGATCTAATCTTTTATCATTAATATCATATTTTATCTTTTTATGTAAATGAGCTGGAATAATAAAACAAGTTCCTACAGAATTAACTTCTGTTTTAATATCTCCATTAGATCTATTATATGGTGGTTTAAAATCAAATTTGACTCCTTGACAATCAATAAAACCATCAATATCATAGAATCTTTTCCAAGGCCACCAATCATTATCTTCTATATAAACATATGGTGCGACTACTTCTGTTGTGGAAATTGATAGTAATTTTTCTATAATATCAAAAGGGTATTCTACTATATCTACATCCATCCAAAAAATATGAGTATATTCGTCTTTTAAGTTATCTTCTATAATTTTATTTCTTAACTTTACTAATTTAGCATATCTATGTTCATTACCTTCGATATAACCATCGTATATGGCTCTATATTTATTTTTAAATGTTAAATTATTAAATATATTATCCGCATTTTGTTTCCAAAAAAACCAAGCTCCTTTTGGAGATATTAATTGTGGAACAAGTACTTTAACTTCATTCATCTTTTAAATCAAAGGCTATTTTAGTTTTCCCATTATGTTGATAATTAAACATCCTTTGCGTGCCTATGTGCGGTAAAAATGCAATTTCAAAAAAACCTTTATGATCTCCAACTCCTTCCAACCATAATAGTTGATCCATTTGAGGGGTATATTGTATGACTTTATCTACAAAAGGGTTACCCTCCAATATTGTAAAATATTGAGGATTCGTTGCGACGTATAATTTTTTATCTGGATATTGCTTCTTTATAGAAGCAAATAAACTTGTGGACATATAAATATCACCTATAGATTCTGGCATTACATATAGAATTCTATCTTTTGGATTACCTTCGCCTAACAATTCCTCAAAAGTAATTTTTTTATTTTTTTGATTTTCTTGAGTAGCAACTTGTCTAAAATATTTTTCAATATCTTGTCGTTTTACTCCTTTTGATATTTCGTTCATCCAATATTTATGACCATCATCATTATTATCCACATGACGCATTTTAAGTATATTATGATACATATACGTTATCCATTCTGCGTCATCTTTTATTTCTGGAATTTTATGAAAAGGCTCTCTTTCCTCTTCCTTTGTAGAGAAATCAAAATCTGTAAATGGTGCATTATCTATAAAATTCTCTATATATTTACCTACAACTTCAACAGAAAAATTATTGATAGTCCATTCTCTGGCTTTCTTACCCATTTCTCTTCTTTTTTGAACTGGCAGATTATATACTTTATTTAATTGTTTAGCAATTGAATTTGGTTTTGTTGAAGCTTTAATAAATTCCGTACCATGCTCGCGATATTCTGACCATTCTAATGGTAATGTAGCCGCCTCATCTTGGCACATTTCTTCACCACAACTATAGTTAGTAACTAGAGTAATTAATTCTGTTAGTTTCGCTTCTTGTATTGGTATTTCTTGTCCACCACTAGTAAATGGATGACAATAAACATCCATGATATTGTATACTTCATTTAGTTGTTCTTCTGTAACCCCTAATCCAACATTTGTTGTGGTTTGAGATTTTTTAGTGCCACAGAATCTACAATCAATATCTTGACCATAAAAAGGTTTTACTTCATAATTTCCACATGTTTTACAAACATAAGTTGTTAATATTTCCTTCAAATCAATTCCATATTCTTTTGCAAGTCTATGTATATTCCATCCCTCTGACCAATGTGTATGGAATAATAGATATGTATTTTTGATTTGTGGATTAGATCTTTTCCATAAAGCATATCCTTCTAATAAGTTAGGAACGCTTTTTCTAAGTTGATTTCTAAAAACAAATCCAACAATAAAAGCATCTAATGGAATATTATTTCTTTTTCTAAGCTCTTCTCTTTTAGAGTTTTCTAATCTATAGAAATTTTTAACTTCAATAGGTCCGTGTACAGTTTCAACATGTTTATGTCCAAGATCATGCAGTGCTTTTGTAGCGAAATCACTCCATATCCAATAATTTTTAATCTTTGGAGCTTTTTCTACTGCGGTTGGTAAAATCGGTAAAGAATCTAATGTGGTCCATAGTACAGATGTAATTTTATCAAACCATTTTTTATCGATTGCGAAATCAATGCCCCATATATCTTGAACTGCAATATATACGTCTGGTTTTTCTTCTTGTATTACCTTATCTAGATAATGAGCTCCGTAGCTCGCTAATCTAGCAACATTAGGATCTTTATTTAACTCTTGTATCTCTTGAGGGTTATTTGGTAAGGAACCAACTGTTTTCCAAGGGGTTCTTTCAAATTCTGGATGATTATAAGTTAATCCACAAGAATAATGTGTTATATCATATTTCCCAGTTTTATACAAATAAGACAATAAGGCTTTGGCAGCTCTTCCAAAGCCAGTTTTTGCTAAACTAAAATCAGATTGATATACTAGTTTCTTTTTCCTCATTAAACTACCAAAGTTCGCTATCTTCTTGATTATCAGTAACTACTTTATCTTGATTTTCTTTTTTAGCATTTTTTAGTTTTTTAATCATTTCAATTTTTAATGAATCAAAAACTGAATCTAAAGCGTAACCTAAAAATTGTTTTAAAAGTCTAGCTTCATTAAAATAAAATCCTATTACATAGGATTGTTTATTTTCACTATTTTGTTTATCTGTTTTAGATACCATATAAGAAAAACCTACATGTTTTTCGTCTTTAATATATGGGCTAAACTTAATTTGTGTAGTTTGCTTCTCTGAAGTATGATATGCAGAGAATTCTGTTCCTCTCTCAATAGCGTCTAGAATACCAGCTGCTTCAGTTAAAGAGAATTTAATCTTTACGCTTTTTGCTGGGTTATTTTGATTTTGAGAAAAAGATCCTACCTTTTTAGCATCGTTCCAAGACGCTTGTTTAATTAGAGAGCTCCAAATTGAGGAGTCTTTTTCGTTTACGCTGAAACTACAGGCAGTTCCTGTGTTCTTACTATTTGGTTTATAGAATGATATCATATTAAGAATAATAATGTACTTTTATTAGAATGTCAAGTTTTTATATTCTTAACTTCACTAAGTTTCATATAAATATCATGATCTTGGATTGCACCTAAATCTCCAAAAACACAATCATCTCTTTTTATGCCTTTAAATATGACAATATTACCTTCTTCAAAGTTCTTGCTTTTGTTTAATATTTTATTTGTATCTATTTTATCATTAAAGAATAATACCGTTGAATTACTTGTTTCGTCTGAGACTTTTAATCTTACATATTTGGTTTTCTTTTCGCTTTTTGAAACTCCAGAATAAACTTCCTCAACTTGTGCAACAAATGAAACTTTAGCATTTATTGGCATATCATTAATATCAATTAATGATATTAAGTCGTCTTTCTTATCTAAAAAGATATCTTTAAGCGTTTTTTCGTATGTATAGCCTAATAATCTTTTTTCATAATACCAATTAGCGAAACTTTCACTTTTACTATTTTGATTATATATTTTTAAATATGGTTCATATTTCGATTTAATAGTCTCCATTCGACCATCTTTAATAATAACCTTATTCTTCTCATCGGTAAATTTATTTAAATGTTTAATAATTCTGATTAAATCATGATCAAATTTATCAGCAAAAGAAATAACGTATCTCTTTTCTTTGGTTGTTAAAATATTCCAGAGTTGAGCTTCTAAAACAATTTTACTTCTGCTTTGTTTAAAACCACTTAAAGCACCCGCTTGAATTAAGGAGCATAATACTCCGATATTTAAATCGGCTTCTTCTGCTGCTTGAAAAATTTCAAATTTATTAGAATATTTATTTCTAAAACTATTGAGCTTCTCAATAGATTTATCTGAGATGCCTTTTACAGAAAGTAGACCAAATCTAATATCATTATCCTCAATTGAAAAGTCCATATCAGATTTGATAATGTGAGGCTTTAATAATTTAATATTAAAATGTGCCATCTCTTTTTGTATTTTTGAAATTTCACCAATAGGATCTGGCTCATGTCTTGTCATCTTTAATAAGGACAAGAAAAATTGTTGTGGATAATTAAACTTTAAGTAAATTGTACAAGCAGCCAAAGCTGCATAGGCTAGAGAATGAGATTTATTAAATGAATAATTTGCAGAATCCTCTAAAATTTTCCAGAGAATTTCGCCTACTTGTTTTGGTATTTTATTTTCTTTACATTTCTTTTCAATTTTCTTTTGCCAATCTTTAATCTCTTCTACTTTCTTCTTACCTACAATTCTTCTTAAGATTTCTGCTTCGTCTAATGTAAAGCCAATCTTGTGAGCCATTTTCATTAGTTGTTCTTGATATAAAGCTACTCCACCAGTTTCTTTTAGAATATCATCAAAGAATGGATGGATACTTTCTGATTGTTGATAATTTGTATGAGCTGCGTATTTATCTACGAATTGTAAGGCTCCAGGTCTAGCAAGAGCCAATACTCCACTAAGTTCTTCTAGATTCTTGGGTTTTACTTTTTGGCATACTTTAAAGTTGGTATCTGCTTCGATTTGAAATAATCCATGAGGACATCTTAAATCTTGAAGATTTCTATAAATAGATTCATGGTCCAAATCAATATCTGTAATTTTTATACCAATACTTTTGCATACGTCATCTACTACAGAAACGCTTCTTAAACCTAAAATATCAAGTTTAATATTAAATAAGCTCACCCAACTCATGTCAAAACTAGAAACAGATTCTTTATCGCTTGATAACTCTGTTGGGCAAGAATTATTTAAATTATCATGAGACAAAAGAACTCCAGATGGATGAACTCCTTTATTCTTAATAAGATTCCTTAATTTCAATGCAATCTGATAAATTTGTTTATTTTCTTCGCACCATTCTTTAAATTTATTAACTTCTTCATATGCTGTAGAAATATCTTTTACTTGACCGAATATTTTAGGAATTAATGTTGAAACTTCAGTCATTTCTTGATCTGTTTTTTCTCCAATAATTTTGCCACACTCTTTCATTAAAAGTTTTCCACTTAAAGTATTTAAAGTTAATATTTTACTTGTTTTGCCCAAGAATTTGGTTTCTAGATAATTTAATACTTTGCTTCTATTATAATAACAAATATCAAGATCAACGTCACACATTAAAGAACCATCCAAATAGGTTACTCCATCAACAACCTGCTTTTTAGCTCGAATCTTGGATATAAATCTTTCAAAATAAAGGTCATATTTAACAGGATCAATCCTTGTGACTCCAATTAAATATAATATAAGTGAACCAGCAGCAGAACCTCTACCTAGACCAACTGGTATATTATTCTCTTTGCAAAAATTAATAACATCCCATACAAGAAGAATGTAGTCAATAAATCCTAGTTCTTTTAATGTTTCAAGTTCGTATTTTGCTCTTTCGATGTATTTTTTATATTCTTGTGAATCTTTGTTAATATTTAAGTCTTTAAAACCTTTTAAAGATAAAGCTCTTAGGAAGTCATAATTACTAGAATCTTCACTAATGCCTACTTCATGTTTATACTTATTTTCGATTTTAAATTCTGGAAGTCTAACTCCATGAAGAGGTAAGTCTAAGTCTTTAAATCTAGATTCAAATTCTTTAATCATTTCCAATTTCTCCATCTAATTTATCAATTTCTCTATTAAAAGAATCTAAGCCTTGGGCTAAAATTCTAAATGAATTTTTATCTTTTAACGAATAAAAAACATCAGCCTTACCAGTCTTTTTGCCCTTCTGTATAGTTATCAAAAGATATTCTATATCAGAATCCTCTAATTTTTGAATCATATCATAAATATCGTCTAATGATGCCATATTAAATCTCCACTTGCCATTTTAATTTATTCCATACTTTTAAATTTAAGTCAAGATCATTAATTGCGTCATGCAATTTATCGTAATCATGTTCTATCCCATTTTCTTTACCTAAAGCAGTTAAACTACTTTTCACATCTTTTCTTTTAGTATGATAAATCTTATATTGATATTCTAATAAGTTTTCATCACATTTGTATGGTGTGCCGTACTTTGCTCCTCTTGCAATACAATTTGTATCAATAATTTTATTTAAAAGATGATCCCAATGACATCCCATATGTTCGTATAATTCTTTTATAAGATAAAGATCAAATCCTAAAATATTATGCCCAACAATATAATCTGCATGGTCTAACCAGTCTTTAATGGTTGGAAAAGCGTCTTTAATTTTTAAACCTTCTCGTTCTACTTTTTTATGATCATATCTTGTTATTCTTGCTGCATCTTGACTGATTTTTAAATCGGTATCCCAATGAATATAAAAATTCTTGCTATCAGTTTTAAAATCTCCTTTAGCTTTTATCATTCCTACTTGCCAAGGTAAATTATGACAAAAATTAAGACAAAGATTAAATGTTTCCAGATCTATGAAAACAAATGTTTTATCTTTATTATATCTTAATAAATGTTCGTCCATAAATTATCCCAAGAATGGATCTTCGATAGGTTTCATCATATGATCTAGACCTCTTATTTTATAGTGCCAATTTATATATTCTTGAGGAGATAAATGGTTCCATCCATTTGGATTTGATAGATTATACATTGAAAACTCAGAAAGATCTTGAAGAAATGCGACTATATGCGCGTCAACTCCTAGTCTCTTAGCAATCTTTCTTATTCTTCTAGCTTGAGTATCTCTTATCTCAAATCTATGTATAATCGCATCAAAATAACCAACTGGGGGTCTATATTGTTTATCAATTCTCGTTAATTCTAATACTGCTACTGGATCTTCTTCTCCATTTTTGTACCCCCATTCAACTTGGTCAATATCGGAAGCGTATAATTTAGGCTGATCATAAATCCATTTTTTATAATCTCTTAACCTGTCTTCTCTATCATCTCTTTGAATGGCTTTTGTTCCATTAATTGTTAGTTTTTTTATTATCATAATTTTTATCCTTTTAAAGATTCAAAGCAGAATTCGCTACTACTCATATGTATTAATTCTGGTTTGTTTAATGTAGTTCTATTGTTAATGCATCTAAAAGTCAAATAAGATTTAAAATCTTTCTTTGTTTTATAGTAAATGCTTTTCGTGTTAAAAACTTCTAATTTGTTTACGTCTGCGTATTTTTGTATTCTATTAGTTATGATACCATCAAATGGTAAATGATTTTTTTCCAAGAACACTACTGGTTTTGTAAAATTAAAATCTGGCACACATATAAAATTCTTTAATGTGTTATTAAATATAAAAGAATCATAAAATGGTACGCATAAAATCAAATCCTCTTCTGACCAATGCTTTTTAAGACTTTTATAATCTATTCTTGGTTCATAATAAAATCCCTCTTTTGCGGCTAATGAAAAAATATTTATTAGATTTTTATAACCTTTATTTGTCTTGAAAAATATAACAACTTTTGAGGTTTTTGATCTTGATTCTTCTGTCTTGTCTTCAATATTATCATTAATTGATAATCTCAAGCCATATCTTAAATTTATGTTATACTTTTTAGTATTTGTATATGCTTGAAGAAAAGAGGACATATTATCTTCTACTAAATAAAGATTTTTAATATCATTTTTTCTTGCTATATCTATAATAGAATCTGGGTCATTCTCACCGATTTCTTCGTCTTCAAGAGTAAGAATTGATCTACCTATACTAAAATGAGATTTGAATAAAGGTATAGCTTGCATTTTTGATTATTATAAAATATATATTTTTAATTGTCAATCTAGAAAATCGTCTGTATTATTTATTTCAATTTTATTATTAAATTTTGGACATCCATCATATTTTCTTTTCTCTATATTAAATCCTTTCATATCTTTAAATTTACCATCTAGACTAGTCTCAATAACATCACCTTTATCATTTAATTTTACATAATATTCATAGGAATCTCTATATGGGCATCTCCAGTTTCCAATTCCACACATCCATTTACTCTTATCATTATCTACTGCAAAATTAGCTTTGGCAGCATTTTCGTCAAATTTATTAATATAATCATTAATGTGTTCTAGATAGTATTCAAATCCTTTAATTTGTTCATCTGTAAACTCTAGTTCTTGTATTGGTTGTTTTGGAAACCTAAGAAATAGAAATCTCACAATAGGCTTTAACTTAGGCCAGAGTTTTTTACTAGCAAGACTATACATCATAGCTTGAATATTAGCCTCTAAGTCATCTCCTCTGAATTTAGCCTTAGAGCTTTTATAGTCAATTATAACCATTTTATTCTTCGATTTAATAGGCTTATCAATAAAGCCCTTGATATGGTATTTTGGTTCATCATTCTTAATTTCAAAGGCATATTCTGGAGATACAATCTTTCCATCTTTTTCACCAAAGAAATCATGTTTTAGTCCAACCATAATCATCTGGTCAAGAATTTCAAAATTAGATTCATTTAATCCAACTTTCGCTTTTAATTTCTTGACGAGTCTAGTTATAGCTTTACTACCTTTGATAGAATTCTTTTTTATGATTTTGCTATAATGATTCTTGTGTTTTGGATTTAAAAGAAGTTCAAAAATAGTGTGACAAATCGTTCCTCTAAGCGCTCCATCGTTTTGAGTTTGTGGTACTTTAGCGTGATAGTTATTCCAGTAAACCCAAGAACAAGTTTCTAGAGTTTTAATTCTTGAAGCGGATAAAACTTTTAATTGTTTAGATTCTTTTGCCATAATTGTATTTCTTCTATAGTCATCTCGCCAAAATCTTTTTTAGTTGGAAGCTTTACTACTAATTGTTTTGGGTCAAAATATCTTAGTAGTTTATTATATGCTTTTTTTGATGCTTCATTACCTGCGCTATTTTTAGCTTCATCATTATTAAATGATATATAGATTTTAATTGGATCGATTTTTAATAAGAAATTTAAAATTGAGACGCTTATTTCTAAACCAAAAGTTACGATAGTATTTTTAATATCAGCTTGATATAAAGATAGACAATCACCTATACTTTCAATAAGAAATACTTCTCTTGTTTTCTGTATTGATTCTAGATTTAAGAATGTTGGATAACACCAAGAGCTTTTATCTCCTAAATGCTTCCATTTAATTTTACTTTTATTAGTTATGTCTCTACCAGAGAATCCTACTATTTCATTTTTACTATTAAAAATTGGAAATACATATCTATCTTTCATTTTGCCAGCAGATGCTATTCCACCATTAAATAACTGAACTGTATTCTCTTCAATTCCTCGATTTATCCAATAGGTGTGATCTTTAGATAATTTTAATAATAAATCTTTGTCAAAGATCTTTTTGTCTTTTACTTTAGGTTTTTCAGTAGGAGCAACAAAGTATTGAAAGTTTTTATTTTTAAGCCAAGTTTTGGCTTCATCTTCGGTTTGTAACTTTAGACTAAGCTTAACTAAAGAATTAAAATCTCCACTTATATTCTCTTTAAAATCAACCCAAAAACCAGTGTCTTTATAAATCCTTAAGACAGTATCATTATCGCTATCACGATAAATAGGTTTAGCTCTATACTCTTTGCCAAAATCTTTTAGAGTATAGCCTATGCTAGTTAAGATTTCGTGAATATTTACTCCGCTTTCCATTCTAATGCCTCGCTAATTACTGGGAATTCTTTAATAAAAATTTTCTTACAACGTTCAGCTATTAATCTATGTTCTTTCTGAGTATTCTGTTCTGTTCTTAGTTCTATATAATGAATCCAACTACGAAGAGATCCCTTCATATACATCGTTGTTTGAGTGGTTAAAGGAAGTATCATCCTAGCTACTTCTTTAGCTACCCCATTCTCAATCATTGTCTCGTAACAATGTTGTGAGATTGAAAGTGATTCTACTAATAGTTCGCTAACTTTATCATAAGCATCTGTGTCTATTGGCATTAACTTTTCGCCAACTTGCCTATTTTTATCTCCTTGCAAACGGAGTTCAATATCCTCAAACTCATTTGCGATACTATATCTTTGACTAAATTCTTGAAAGCTAAATGATCTATGTCTAAGGATTTGCGCTGCAATACCACGACTAGTTTTAATTTCAACACACATATCAACTAATTCAAACGGACTCCAATGTTTGTATTTTATCAAGAATTTCAAAAGTTTTGGAGCAGTTTCTGTATTCATCTGATTAGATGGATTACTGACTCTTGCACAAAACGCAACAAGGTCTTCTGCGTTTTTAATTCCTTTAATTTCTGGTTTTGTAATTGATACTAATTCTACGTTCATAATAGTTCTCCATCGTTTTGGTTTCGATCATTTAATTCATATTGCTCTCTTTGTCTTTGAGCAACATCAACCAATGATCCGTGTTCTGTTATATTGAAGTTTTCTACTCTATAGTTTAGATAATTTTGTGCCCATGTTTCTTTTCCAGAAGCGTCAAGCCTTCTGACAATATCTTGGTGTCCAGCAGAATCTTTACCTTGGAATCTAGTTTTAGTTGGTATAAGTTTGTGAGTGCCAAATTGTTGTCCATCTAAAGCTAATTCATCTACTGTTTTTCTACGAAAGATAGCTACGAAAGAAGCGAACCATTGAAGTCTATCTGACAATGATATCGCTGAAGCATCATCAACAATATCAGAACCTTTTTTATTAAAAGATTCGCCGCTTCTATTTAATTGCATCGCTGTTACTATTGGGGTTTGTAGCTCTTCTGAAATTCTTTTTAATTTGTCAATCTTATCTCCAATAGCTTGATGCTCTGCCCAATTTTGACCAACTTTTTCGCCAGTTAATTTTATATAATCATAAGCGATAATTGCTTGATTACCTCTTCCTACTTGAGAAAGATGCCATCTACGAATGATCGAACAAATCTGATCAATATTTTTTGATCCTACATGATAGTGGTCATATTCATAGTTCTTGATTGTTGACCAAGCATTTCTAACCTTCACTACCATTTCTTGATTTTTTCTCCAATTTCCAGTTTCTAAATACCATACTGGAACTCCAGTAAGTGAAGATATCATTCTAAATCTAATATCTAAAGCTTGCATTTCTGTATCCAAGATCAAAGCTTTTGTTTTATTCTTTGGATTTATTGATGTCTTAAAACACATATCATTAATCCATGTTGATTTTCCTTGACCTGGCCTACTTACGATTGCGTAAATATTTCCATTTTTTAAACCGCCATACATTCTATTAAATTCTGGATATGGGGTTACCAAACCTATTTCTTCTCTAGGGCTATTACCTATTTCTTCAATAATATCTTCTGCGTCTTTAAAAAGATTAATTGGTATATCATTTGTTGAATATGCTGAAATTTTTCCATTATACATAGCATCTGCATCAGCTAAAAGTTGATCTACTGTTAGTTCACTATTTTTAGAAACAAAAGTCTTAATCTTGTCTGCTGTTTCTACTATCTCTCTTCTTATTCTTAATTTAAGAAGCTCTTGACAAGCCTCCATCGTGGCTTTCTCTGTTATTTGAGAGAAGCTTAAATTATCTATATAATCGTAAATATTAATATCATCTTTAAAAGATATTCCAAGATTTTTAATCTTTTCTGCAAGTAATACTTTATCTATATTCTCGCCTTTGTGTCGCATATTCTTATATACGGCATAAATAGTAGAATGTACATCATTGTAAAAGTCATTTTCAGATATAAAAACATCTACATCCGCAAATAAGTTCTGATATTTAATAAGACCACTTAAAACGTGGCGCTCAATTTGGACCGAATAAATCATCCTTTATATGATACTACAATAAGAATTAAAAGTCAAGTAAAGTATTAATTATTAGTCTTTTTTATCATCGAAACCATCATCGTCAAAATCATCATCAAAATCGTCTTGGTTTTTATTATTTTTATTACCTTGTTCTAAAATAGCGTCTGCTGTTGCATCCATATTCATTTGATCTACAGTACTGCTCCAAGAACCCAAATAATATAAAAGAGCCATTGCGTTCATTTGATTATCAAATTTTGTAAATACTTGTGGATCGCCTTTAGAATTAAAATTAAATAGAATATATCCACCAAAACTACATTCATCGAGTTGCTTTAGCAAATTATTAGGAAAATTAAATTTCTTTTTATTCGTCACCGAATATTTTACACTAAAAATTGAAATTTTATTTTATTTATTTTATTTTTTGAAAGCAACCGCCATCCCACAATCTGCTCTATCATTTTCAAAATATTTTTTAATGTCATATAAATTTTTATCAATGGCTTCCAATAAAATAGGTGGCCCTGGATGATAATTCGTATCGTGAAAAATCACTATTCCATCATCAGCTAGTAAATCTGTATATTTCCAATCATTTATAATTGTATTTACAGAATGCCAGCCATCAATAAAAAATATTGATATTTTGTCTATACCTATTTCATGCATGTAAGCCCTTACTCTTTCTTGCTCAAAAGAGTTGGCTTGTATTGTGTAAATATTATTTTCTTGATTATTTAAGAAGGTTTTACTCTCTAAATCTATACCTAAATATTTTGAATTTTTTGGTTTATGATTAAGCATTGCGCGAGTAAAAGAATTTTGTCCATTTCTATGAACTCCAATTTCAACTATATGATGTTTTGCATATTTTTTAGTAAGTTCCTCAGTAAGAAAAAAATTTGATGGAGATACTTCTATTGCAAAACCTGTGCTAAATGGTAATTGATCTTCATCATTTCCTTTTGGACCAAAATTTGTTATTTGAGGTATAAATTTAAGACCTTTTATATTAGATTCATTTTCTTGAATACGAACTTCTGCAGAATTTATATTTAATATCATGTATTTTTCTTTATTTAAAATATTATAATCTTATATAATTAAAATGTCAAATTTTTTTTCTATATATTGTGGTGATAAAACCTTTAAATCAGATTCATATAATTCTAAGAATTTAAATTCATTCATTTCTAACCATTTTTCTTTTTTTACATCTCTTTTTATACTTTGAAGATATTTTAATCTAGAATCATCGTGAAAGAATTTATTAAAGGACTCATGTTGGTTGCCTTGTATCTCAACCGCTATCTTTTTTGTTGCATTTAATATATCAACTTTAAGCATAGAGCCATAGACTGGAAACTCTTCATAAACAATATGATTTTTCCAGTAGGGATAGAAAAATTGCTTAAATTTAAATTGTAATTTACTACGACTTTTACCTTCCCAATTTATTAGATTTCTTCTTACATTTTTATTAACGAGCTTGCCGTTAATATTTAATAATCTCATGATGCTAGTGTGCTAATAAATTTATTATAAAAGTATTCAGTAATTGGCTTATTCTCTTCTAGATAAAGTCTTAGGTTATCAATGCCTTGATGTTGCTTTTTAAGCTCAATATTAGATTTTTTAAGTTCCTCTATAATCTCATCAGAAAAAGTAACCCATGCTCCTTTAGCAGTAGCAAATTCCCAAGACAATATTTGGTCAATTACTTCGTATTCTTTCCAAACAGAAGATCCTTCTTTTCGTCCATATTTGATTGGATATTGCACTTTAGAATTTGTTGATTCATTTGTAGATTTTTTAATACCAATTTTTACATTATGTCCAATGATCTTATTTTTAACTGGATCATATTTTTCATTTGGTTTTTCTAGGATAAGATCTTTATTGTAACGAGGTTCAAATTCAAGAATCCAATTAGCAAAATGCAACAACGCATTACCGCCAGTTGCAGTAGTTTGTCTTATTTCTTTGTTTGCTGCATATGGATCGAGCTTAATATCTGATCGAACTTGGCTAATGAAGATTGCCATATGGCCTCGCTTTGATAAAGCCAAAGAAATCTTCTTCATAAGCATTGAAGATATTACAGCTCCTCCAGCAACTTTTGTAGCTTCACTTAAAGTTTTTTCTTTATCACCTTTAGTAATTAGACCGTCTACTGAATCAAGAATAAACATGTATCTTTTATCTTCGTCATTGGATTGAATTAAATCTTTCATCAATTCAGATACTGTTTCAAAAATATTACATTCAAATACAAAACACGTTCCATCAACCCATTCTTTTGGATCAGCAACAAATTTGATTCCTGATCTTTCTTTAATTTCTTTGCTTAGGCGACCTTCAGCTTTAAAAAGTAAAGCTCTAGAATTCTGTACTGTTTTAAGAAAGTTCTTGGCTACTTCTAGTGCTTCTGAGGTTTTTCCTCCTTCATTCATACCAATAAATCTATGCAATCCTGGACACAAACCACCGCTTGTGGCGATATCTAAATTAAGACTACCAGTTGAAACCTTGTAATAGATTTCTTCTTCAAAGTTATAATGGTCTTCTTTGTTGTCTTTTAAAAATGATAATAATCTATCTGATGCGGATGGACCAGTAGATTCAGCTACTTCTTCTTTAGGTTTTCTTCCCATATCTTATAAATTCTAGCAAGGTTTTAGGTTTTTGGCAAACTTTTTTATCTTCTCCTAATTTATTTTTTTCTAATTGAATATGATTTTTATTTAATTTTAAATTAAATATTTCATATTCTTTCAAAAGAAAAGCTTTTCCTTCAGGCTTTAAAAACCAAGCTAATGAAGGTGGTGAACTTTTTAATTCTTTTAATTTATTCCAAAATTCAAATGAATTAAATTTTTTAACTAATCTTTTAGCTATTTTTATTTCTCGTGGCCAATTTATATTTTTTTTAATATATTTTATAATTATTAATTGACAAAGTTTATGATTTATATTTTTCAATAATTTATATTATATTAATAATATAATTTGGTCAAGTATTTTTGTATAAAAGTACAAAATCTGTACATATTCCAAAAAGATTTTTAGGCAATTTACTTTTTTTATTTTTTAAAACTATTACAGAATTGTCTGTTGTATTTTTGTTTGGATATGTCCAAATATAACCTTTAGAGGTTATTGTAAAATCATCTTTTTGATGCCAGAAGCAATGAATATTTCTATTCTTTAACATAAGACTTAAAGCATTTAAGTTTTTTGCATGACACCATAATTTTTTATTTTCTAAAAAAATTTCATTTATTTTATAAATTGGCTTGTCATGACCTAAATACCAATTATTATTTTTATACCACACATCTATCTCGCAATCAAAACCCATTGACAATACTTTGTCTACTTGATCTGGATTATTTTCTGTTTTCTTTTGTATTCCTAAAAGGTTGCCTCTATGAGAGATGACTCTCATATAATTTTATATGTAAAATCTATGCCATAATCATTATTGTTGCATTTATTTATTTCTATACTCATTATTTTTTACCCCATTTATCTATAGCTTTTTGATATTCTATACCATAATTTTTATCTATAGATTGACGCATAGCTTTTGTACCAGCTAGAGTACCCATTGGATGAGAAGAAAGCGCTCCTCCTACATTGGCCATCCAATTTCCATGACCTACTTCATTCATAATGTAATCAATTAATCCTGGATGCATGCCACAACTAAGTGCAGGAACAGCATTTTCATCATTTAAGATTTTTATTGTCTTTTTAACTTCTATTGTCTCATTATCCATATATCCACCAATCATTCCTGCATGCAGAGTGGAGCAACCACTTTGAGCGACCAGCTTAAATATAACATTTTGATCTATACCATATCTATGATCTATACAATTTAAAATCTTATCTCCACTTTTTTGAAAATGAACTAGGATAGGAAGATTTAATTCTCTTACGCTTTTATATGCTCCTAATCCACAGTGAAAATTAATATGAACGCCATTTCCACCTAATTCATAAACTTGCTTAACTCTTTTTAGAATTTGTGAAGGATCTGCATGTATAGATACAGCATAAAAAACTTTTAAACCACTATTCCTTAAATAGTTCATAACTAATGGAACTCTTTTATGAATTGGGCAATGTTGCGGATCAGAAAGAATTTCGTCTTCTTTAATAAAATTACATCCTCCGTCAATCATCTGTTTTACAAGATCAAGATTTTTTTCTGGAGATAATCCTATTTTTGGTTTAACAATACCGCCAAATATTGGTTTGTCATTACTTATATTACAATATTGTTTTATTTCTTTTAAACCTATTTTTGGACCTTTTAGAATTTTTTTCATGTTTTCTGTTAATTGTAGGTCTGTTACAAAACAGCGATATATAATGTCTATGTCGCATTGTCCGCCCATGATCTGAACTAAAAGCTGACTTATTCCATCTGTTTCAAAATTTATATTTGTTTCTGGGAAGGCGAATTTTACATTTCCTTTATTCTTTTGCAAAAGCTCTTTCTCATCGGCCAATATTAATACGCAATGATTGTCTATCATATCTTGAGTTTCAAATTCGGATCTTGCGCTTGGATTACCTATAGATTGGCCTATTGCAAGATTCCATGCAGCATCTCTAAGATTAGTTTTTGATTCTAAATCATAAGAGACAATAAAATATCTTTCGTAAAAATTTTTATCTAACTGATCTTCAGTTTTAAATATGTTATAATTTAACATGGTATTTATCTCCTTTTATCGAAGGTGTTTTCACTACGATTAATTCACAATCTTCTAGGAATATTGGATTCGCAACCTCACTAGGATATAATACGAATATATCACCTTTTTTTAAAGTTTTATTTTGTATTTTCATTTTTCCGCTGATTAAATAATTATACTCTGTCGCAATTTTGTGATAATGGATAGGCCATTTTTCATTTTTCTTATGCTTTTTATAACATATTTCAAAATCTTTAGTTTTAAATATTGTTGGTTTAAAATTTCCTATAAACCAACCGTCTTTAAAGTTTTTGATTTTATATATTTTCATATATATATTTTTCAAAATACATTAGATCCTCTGGTATACCAATAGGATAATGTAAATTATAATAATATGGTAGTATCTTTTTGCCATTCTTTATCATATAATTGTAACTTGGCGCAACATAAAATTCATTTGAATATCTATCATCTTTAGAAATCATCTCTTCTACTGATCTTATAAAGTCATTTCCGTTCTTCCAAAAATGTAATCCATTTGTAGCTATATTGCTAATAACGATTTTTTCTTTTACTTCTTGTATGGTCAAATCTTCACCTAGTTTTATATAACTATTTTTTCTAGAATTTGAATGGAAAACTCCAATAACCCCATCCGCATTATTTAACTTGCTAAAATCAAGTAAGTTTTTTAAATTAAAATCTAAAATTATTTGATCGCAATTAATTATAATTAGTGGTTCGTTTTTAATATATTCTTTTGCTAATAAGCATGTGCAAGCTGGCCCATCGGTTTTTTCATCAATACTTATTAACGTATATTTAATATTTAAATTTTTTAAAATTTTTATAAATTCTTGATTTTCAGATATTATCTTTAATGTTATTATAATAAAATTAATATCTTCTTGTTGATTTAGATTTTTTAGAACTTTTTGTATCATTGGTTCATTATAAACATTTATTAGTGGTTTAATTTTATTTGGATGAGATTTAGAAAATCTTTCTCCTAATCCTGCCATAGGGATTAATATATTCATATAATAATTTAAAATTATCTATAACCTAATTTAATATATTTTTCTTCTAAATTAAGGGGTCCATGATAATGAACTCCTTCGTGAATTCTATTATGCGGCACTGTCATTAAATTTTTATGATTGATATTTCTAGCGTCAATTAAATCTTGACGAGAATATTCATTGCTATGATCTTCTATCTCTGAAATTTTATTTCTCCAAAATAGCGGTAAATCTTCTAATAATTTTTTATCATCTACTCCATTTGTATAATCTTCAAAAAGATATTTTTCAGCCAATGGATTGACATTGTAAAAGTCTCTTTTTACTTTTCCACAATAATTTATTTTTATATTATTTTCAAAAAATCCATTTGGTATTTTTAATTGAGGACAAATTGAAAGTGGCATTTGAACAAAGTAAGGATATGAATCAAAATGTCTAATTATCTCTCCTTTTAATGGAATAAATGTTTTTACTTTTGGATGTGTTTTTTTAGAAGGAAAAGCAAAATTTCCAGTATATGGATAAACATTTGTTAAAATTGGATCTGTTCTTCTTATAAATATTTCTCCCATTTCTAAATTAAAAAATAAATGTTTAAAAAATGTATTATTTACCATGACTATCGATGTGGTCGCTAAAATTTCACTTTCCCAAAATATTCCTCTATCTACAAAAGGATAATGGTATGCATAAGAAATAGATTCTGGCCAATGACTTATTGCAAAACTATTAATTTGTTCATTTGATTCATTTTTTAATAGTTTTATTCCTTCACGAATTGATATTAAATCATAATCAATAAATATATGATCATCGTTACCAGAATACAATATTGGTTCCGATGAATTTAATATATTTGAATCTTGTAAAGCTATTTGCCATTGTTTTTGATTGCATGGACTATAATTATAATATTGTATATTTTTACCATTAAAAATGGTATATATGTAATCTTTTAATTCAATTTCCCTGCTTTTATAATTTGAATCTAATTCGCAATATATAACAACATCTTTTATATCATCTATGCATGAATAACTTGATAAACAGTATTTAAATAAATCTAATCTATCACAGGAATTTGGGCCACTTATTCTTTTATTTGTTATGAATACATTAAAAAATAATATCATTTTTTTCTACATCCCATTTTACCATTTTTTCTACTAGATTGTCAAATGAAATTTTTGGTTTCCATCCAAGCTCTTCTCTTGCTTTATTAGAGTTACCCAATAATAATTCTACTTCGGCTGGACGATAAAATTTTGGATTAATTTTAACTAAAAGTTTGTATTGTCCTTTATCATCTTTTAAATAAAAACCTTCGTCTTCTGGTCTGCCATCATTTGTATAAATCCAATGACCCTCTATCCCAGCAATTTTAAATGCTTTTTCTACAAACTCTCTAATAGTATGTGTTTCATTTGAAGAGAAAACATATTCTTTTGGATTTCCATCATAATTAGGATTATATTTATCCTGATTCAACATCATCCAAACTCCCTCAATAAAATCTTCAGAATCACTCCAATCTCTTTTTGCATCTAAATTTCCTAATTCTAATGGTTTAAATTCTTCATTATTTTTTAATGCATGATATATTCTAGCAACATTTTTAGTAATTTTTCTTGTGACAAATTCTTCTCCTCTTCTTATTCCCTCGTGATTAAACAACCAACCCTGTATCGCATAAAGATTGTATGAATCTCTATATACTTTAATTAGTTGCCTTGAAGCGGCCTTACTAGCTCCATATGGGCTTCTTGGTCTTAATGGATGTTTTTCATCTTGAGGTGCATAAATAACATTTCCAAATTCTTCACTAGATCCTGCTTGATAAAGTCTACACTTGGGTTTATATAATCTAATAGCTTCTAAAATATCTAAAATAGCAGTTGAATTTGCTGCCCAAGTTTGTCTAGCAAAATCCCAACTGCTTGCTACAAAACTTTGAGCTGCAAAATTAATAAAATAATCTGGTTGTAATTTTTCTACAATTCTTGCAATTGCATGAGAATCTGTTAAATCAAAATTAATTAAATGAAATCTATCAGAATTAATATGATTAATATTTTTATGGTTATAAACACTTAATCTTCGGACTCCACCAAAAATAGTATAGTCTGTATTCTTTAATAAGAAATCAACCATATGACTTCCATCTTGACCAGTAACTCCAGTAACAATAACAACTTTTTTATCTTTTATTAATTTTACTGCATCTTCTATATTTAGAATATTTGCAGTATCTATCTTTTTACCATAATATGTTTCTTTTAAAGAGTTACTCATTTAGAGATTTTAAATTTTAGAATCATATATTTCTAATAATTTATTATATACTTCTTTAATCCCATTTTCTAAACCTATAACCTCTATAGGTAAATTACTTATTCCACAATAATCTTGTAATATAACGTCTTTTTCTATATTAATATCTACTTTATAATTAGCAAGAGTATTAATAAAATTAGCTATATTTAAAAGAGTTTTTTTATTTTTATAAGAACAATCTATTTGTTTAGGTGGATTTTCATTATTAATATAATAATCTACTAAATTTAAAAGATCTTTCATATAAAAGAAATCCATTATTTTATTTGCATGTATTAACATTGGTTCTTTTTGTGTATATCTTAAAATATTAGCTTTTATAAATCTAGTATCTAATTCATTCTCATCAAAAACAGCGAAAATTCTTATATTATAAAAATTAGTTTCTTTTTCTATAATTTCATTTATTATTTTTTTACTTTTACCATATGGTGTTTCTGGATTCCAAATCTCTGCGCCAGAACCAAAAGATATTAATTTTTTAAATTTATTTTTATTAATCAATAGATTATTAAACATTTTTAAATTATTATCCAATACTGAATCATCTTCAATATTTAATCTTGAGCCACCTTTAATTGCAGTATGAATTACAATGTCAAATTTTTTATCTTTAAACCAAAAATTAGTTGCATCTGTATCAGTTAAATCAAAATCTAATCTAGTAATACTATGAATTTTATGTAGAAATAAAAATTGTGAGAGATGTGTTGATAATGATTTAGCTATATATCCATTTCCTCCAGTAATTAATATATTCATTTTTTTCTAAAAACTGCCAAATAATTTATTTTATGTTTATCTAATACCATTTCTATTAATTCAAAATTATTATTAATATCTTTAATTTTATCTTCAAGATAATGTCCCCAAAAATTATCAGCACAATATAAATCTATATTTTTAAAATAAGATAGCCATAATTTGGTTGAAGCATATGGGAATCTTTGATCGCATATACCTATCTCAAATAATTTTATTACGTTTTCTCTATCTTTGTTCATTTTCTAATTTATCTTCCAAATATCTAATCATACCTAAATGAGTATCTTCTATATTATTTAAAATAATTTTAATTTTATAATTTGAATAATAAAATTTAAAAAGTTTTTTTAATATTGGTAATTTCTTGGGTATTCCACCTGTTAATATTAATGTATTTTTTGATTTATCTTTTATAAATTGTTTGTATTGTAAAACTAAGCAACGTAATATTGATCCTAATAAATTATTAATAGTGAGATTATCTTCATTTATATTACTAATGCTGCCCCCATTAACATAATCAAATGCTTGTTCGAATAGATTTAAATTAATATTAAGATTGCTGGCGTATACATCTTCTGGTTTTATAGTTTTTAACATTTTAAAAAAATTTAAACCTAAAGTTTTAAAAAAATTATCATAAACAAGTAATGCTCTTCCTGCGGGAATATATTTATTTATATTAATCTTATTATCTCTATCTTTATATATGACTTGAGAACCTGTTCCAATATTAATTATATATTCATTATTTTTTAAATCTAGAGATTTAATAACACAATTTGTATCTCCTAGAGAACTATATATCGGAATATTTTTTATTTTGCCTAAAATTTCTAAATTATCTTGGGTTTCACTTAGGCTATTATATTTATGATGTGCATGTACATGATAGTTTCTTGAATTTATAAAAAGCCCACTTATTAGACAATGTTCTTTTACATTTTTATTATCTGATTGCCAAGAATAGTAAATGTCATCAATCCACCCTCCTCCGATGATTGTACATATTATTATTCCATCTATATTAGATGTTTTTTCTATAATATTTATTAAAATATTTTTTAATTTTGATCTAGATATTCTTTTACTTGTTTTAAATGGAGAATCTATTGTATTAGAATATAATATATTTTTTGAATCTGTATCGTAAACGATATTTTTTATGTACGATGCGCCAAAATCAACTAGTAAATATTTCATTTAATTTATTTAATAAACTATTATCTAATTTTTGTTTAATGAAAATTGTTTCACCAAATTTTTTAATACTAACTAAGCTTATTATATCTCCATTTACTTTTTTATCAGTTTTTATTCTTTCAATTAAATCTATTAGATTTATATCTTTTATTCTATCTAGATTTGTAAATTTATTTATAATTTTACTTATGCGAGAAGATTTTAAAAAAAGTTTATTTATAATTTCAATTCCTAGCATTACTGCTTCGCCATGGCAAATTTTATAATTAGTTATAGACTCTATCGCATGTCCAAATGAGTGTCCATAATTTAGCGATTTTCTTTCATCATTTTCAAATTCATCATATTCTATAATTGCTTTTTTGATATTCAATGAATGAATAATATTTGTTTTAATATCAAATTTTTCAAAATTATTTATATAATAATCTCCACCGATCAAAAAGAATTTAATAATTTCTCCATATCCAGATTTTATCTCTTCATTGCTTAAAGTATTCAAAAAATTAGTATCAATAATAACTTTATCTGGGGCAGAAAATAAAGCTAATTGATTTTTATATTTATTAAAATTTAATGCCGTTTTGCCTCCTATACAGCTATCGCATTGTGAAAGAAGCGTAGTTGGAACATATATCCATCTTATTCCTCTTTTATATATTTTTGCTGTAAAAGCCCCAATGTCTTGCAGAATTCCTCCACCAATCACGATCAATGTATTACCTTTATTAAAATTAAAAGATGATAATTTTTCACAAACATTTAGAACTGTTTCAATAGTTTTATTTTCTTCCATGGCTTCTATTTCAATTAATTTACTATGATTAATATCATATATTTTTCTTATATTTTTATCAATTAGAACTATTTCGTCTTCTTTAAAAGAAAAGAATAATGAAAAGAAAGAATCAAAAATTACTTCATAGTCTTTAGGATGAGATTTAATTAATAATCTATCTTTTATTTTTTGATTATTTATTATAAATTTTTTATTATTTATTAAGAATGTATTCATTATATTCCTTTTAATGAATAGCCTCCATCTACTTCAATATTTTGGCCAGTTATTGAATTATTATATTTTATTAAAAAAACACAAAGATTAGCTATATCATATGGATTTGTCATACCTAATGGAATATTATAATTTAGAAAATCTATTCTTTCTTTAGTATTATTTTTCCTTGTTAGTAGGGTATTAACAAATCCTGGAGAAATCATATTAACTTTTATTAAATCTTTTGCTTTTTCTAAAGCTAAAGTTTTTATACATCCATACAGAGCGTGTTTTGACATTGTATATTGCATTCTTTCTTCTTTAGCTTTAGTTGCGTATATAGAGCCTATGGCAATAATATTTCCGCCATAATTAATATTTAATTTATTGCATAATTCAATAAAACTGAAAGTATTTATATTAAATATATTTAATAATTCGTTTCTATTTATATCTTTATGATGTGCAAGATTATTTATTCCTGCGCAATGTATAAATGCATCTATTTTTTTTATATTTGATACATTAATATTACTTGTTAAATCTAGCTCTTTAGAGGTTGGCTCAATAACTTCCATCCCTTCGGTTTTTAGCACGGAACTTATAATTGAGCCAATTCCTCCACTGCCTCCTGTTAAAAATACTACCATATTAAAAATTTTCCGAAATATGCATGTCTATTAGAGATCCAGGAATAATTTTTCCATCTATTCCAATTCCCTTATGTGTTACTTTTGGTTCGTGTTTTTCTTTTGGGTGAGTAAATATTTCTACAAAACACGCCCCATCAAATTCCATCATTTCAATTAAATTCTTTTTTATTTCTTGATTATTTTTTATGGAAAAATATTTAATTCCAAAAGCATTCGCAATTTTTTCATAATTTGGAATAGTCACTCCATTAGATGGCCCGCTTGCAAACTCTTTGCCCTCAAAAAATGATTGTTGAGTTAGCTTAATAGAAAGATAACCATTATTATTAATCACTAATAATTTTAATGGTAATTTATAACCTATAATTGTTTCTATCTCTTGTAAATTCATCATTAAACTTCCATCTCCTTCTATACAGATTACTGGTTTATTATTGTTCGCAATACAGGCGCCTATTGCGGCTGGTAATCCATAACCCATACTAGCACAACCAACGTTTGTAAATAATCTTTGATCTTTTTTTAATTGATAAGTTTGAAGTGTCACAACATGAGCGCTGCCATTGCTTGTTATTATTGGAGTATTTTTAAATATATTAGGAGCTTGATTAATTAAATAATAAAGACTAGCGTAGTCTTTTAAATTTGCATGTTTGGGATAAACATAGATTTGCTTATTTCTATAATCTTTTACTTTACTTCTCCATTCATTTGTATTCAAATTAAATTTAATATTTTTTATATTATTAAAAAAATCGCGCAAATCACAGGCTAGTTTTAAATCAATATTAAATTTATGTTTTTTTATTTCATTTCTATCTATATCTATCATAATTTTCTTAGAATTGGGGGAAAAGTCTTTTATATTATATCCCGTCATTTTCATTGATAGTCGAGTCCCTAGCATTATCAATAAATCTGCCTCTTGAACAATCTTATTTGATGTAAGTTGTCCTAATATACCAATTCTTCCAGCATAGTATTCGTAAGTATTATCAACTGCATCTACTCCTGAATGAGGACCAGTAACTACTGGTATTTTTAAATTTGATAAAATATTATTTAGATCATTATATGTATTTGATAATCTAATTCCATTTCCAACTATAAATAATGGTCTTTTTGATGTTTCTAGTAATTTTCTAAATAATTCTATTTTTTTAAAATTTATTTTTTTATTTATTTTTTTATTCTCTTCTTCACTTAACTTTTCCGAAATCATAGTAGCTTGAATATCTAATGGAATATCAAGCCATACTGGGCCAGGTCTTCCATCTAGTGCTAAATTATATGCTTTTTCTAATTCTTCTATAATACAATTAGCATCTGTTATCATTTTGGCGTATTTTGTCATAGGCTTAACTATCTTAATAATATCAAATTCTTGATCTCCAATCTGACGACATCCTGTTCCTTTTGATAATTGACTTGTTTGTACTTGTCCAGATATTATAATTGATGGTATGCTATCTAACCATAATCCCAATAATCCAGTTAGGGTGTTTGTCCCTCCTGGGCCAGTTGTTACTAAATTTAATGATATATTATTACACATTCTATAATACCCTTCACTAGCCATAAGTGCTGATTGCTCATGATGAGTACATATTACTTTCATCTTAGATCGTCTTAATGAATCAATAAGATGTATACATCCCCCACCAGAAACAGTAAATGTAGTATTTATCCCTTTTTTTTCTAAAAAATCTATTATTATATCAGAAATTTTTTTCATGATAAAATATCATCCGTTGTTAAGGGGGAATCTTTTTTCATATCTTTATTTAATATAAAATCATTTTCAAAATAATCTCTAGACGTTATTTGACGTATTTCTTTTTGATATGGTATTGCTGAATACAAATGACTTAATTTAATCTTTGTTCCTTTTTTTAAATTTTGTTTAAGATACAATCCTCGATATAAAGATTCTAAATATTTTTTTTCTTTATGATCTATAATTCTTCTAGCTCTTGATGAAGTGCCGCACATTTCTACTGCTTTATTAAAAGCCTTAAACCATTCATCTGCTTGAGCAGGAAGTGTACAATATGATGATACTTCTTTTTGTTCGTGGTTTGGCGGATATGGTATATCTATATGACGTTCCCATGTTCTTGCTCCTTTTGCATAAGATATCAACATAGAGGAATGCCAATCCTTATATTCATGAGTAGATAATCCTATGATTAATTCTGGATATTTTCTTTTTAAATAATCAATTTGATCTAACTCTAATTCTGAATTTTCACTTGGATATTTTGATACGCAATGATTTAAAGCCAAAGGTATATTTCTATTTATAAAAAATTTAACAACATCATCTATTTGTTTATCATTTGCTCCTCCTGTTGATAATATAACTGGTATTTTTGTGTTGGCAATCTTCTTAATCAGAATCCAGTCATTAATATCTGAACTTGCAATTTTTATTATTGGTAATTTTAAATCTACACACCAGTCTACGGACTTTTCATCAAAAGGTGTTGACATTGGTATACAATCATGTTTTCTTATATATTCAATTAATTGTTTAAATTGTTTATAAGATAGTTTTGTTTTTGAAGTTTTTTGAATATATCTATCTCTTTTTGTAAGTTTTGATAAATTTATATTATTTTTATTTTCAATAAAATCCTTATGGATAAAATTATCTACATCTCTAAATTGTAATTTAATAGCCGCTTTTATTTTATTATTTTTTACAATTTTTGCAAATTGTTTAATAATTTGCTTTCCTCTGTCTACAGATCCCCAATGGTTGTTTGCTAATTCTAGAACAAAAAGATTTTCAAATATTTTATGCGTCATATATTTACCAAATAAAAATATTTTTATAATATTCAACAATGTTTTTTATCTCGTTATCAAAAACTGCTTCTGCTTTCCAATCTAATTGTTTTAATTTATTATCATTTAAAGCATATCTTATATCTTGGCCAATTCTAGAAAATGAAAAATCTACATAATCATTAATATCATATGGTTTATTATTTAAAAAAATGGATATTATCTTATTTACTGTTTCTAAATTTGATTGCTCAAATCCTCCTGAGATATTATAAATATCGTTTTTTACTCCTTTTTCTATAATTTTAATTATCGCTTTTGCAGTATCTTCTGCATGTAGCCAATTTCTTATTGGAGTTCCATTATTATGAAGTGGAACTTTTCTTCCTAAATTTAAATATTTGCATGTTTTGGGTATTAATTTTTCAACATATTGTCCTATACCATAATTATTTGTTGGTCTAACTATTACATAATTTATGCCATAGGTTCTTGCCCACGCTAATATTAACATGTCCGCTGCCGCTTTTGTTGCTGAATATGGATTAGAAGGTTTTAAAATATCTGTTTCTAGATGAATTCCATTATTTATATCGCCATATACTTCATCTGTGCTAAAATGTAAAAGTATTGGTTTTTTATTTGATTCTTGTCTATAGTTTTTTATTAAATTTAATATATTATGAACTCCGTCAATATTTGATGAAATAAAATCATCACTATTGCTAATAGAATTACCTACATGAGTTTCAGCTGCGGTATTAATAACATAATCACAATCATATAAAAATTTTAAATCATTTATATCACAATGTACAAAAGAAAAGTTTTTATATTTTTGAAATTCATCTAAGAGATTTTTATTTGCTGCATAAGTAATTTTATCAACACCTTTTACATACCAACCTTTATCAAGGCAAAGTCTAGTGACATATGAACCTATAAATCCAAGACATCCAGTTATGTAGACGATTTTCATATTGTTTTAAAAAAGTCATTTACGACTTCCTCTACATAATCTAGTTGCTCGTTTGTTATTACTGGACTTGTACCAAGAAAAAATGTATCTGTTGTTACTTTTCTTGCTATTGGATATTTATTTATGACTTCTTCATGATTAATCATTCCAGAGTATGCTGGTTGTAACATTATATTACCAGCAAAATAAGGTCTTGTTTGTATTTTTCTATCTTCAATAAAATTTACTATATCTTTTCTTTTAAAAGGAGCGTTGTCTTTAATAGTTAAAGCAAATGCAAACCAACTTGGGTCTGCCCAATCAGTTGCTCGTGGTAATATGAAGTGTTCTTTGAATTTATAAAAAATATTAGTAAGTCTAGAATGATTTAATTTTCTTCTTGTATGGATCTCTGGCAATTTATTCATTTGAATCAATCCTATAGCGGCTTGTAACTCAATAGGCTTCAAGTTATAACCTATTTCATCATAAACATATTTATGATCAAAAACTTCATTTGGTAAAGAAGGAAGCCAATTAGAAAATCTACTTTTACAAGTTCCATTCTTTAATAGATTAGCTTTTTTACCTACGCAATAACATCCTCGTCCCCATTCTCTAAAACTTCTTGCGACTATTTCTTGTTGATGTGTATTACAAGCGACAAATCCACCTTCTCCCATTGTCATATGATGGGCAGGATAAAAAGAGCAACTTGCAAATTCACCAAAACTTCCAAGAGGTTTATTATCAAATGTTGATCCTAAAGCGTCACAACAATCTTCTAAAAGAATTAAGTTATATTGTTTGATAATTTCTTGTAGTCTTCGCATATTTGGAGGATTACCAAGAACATGAGCAAAGGTTATGATTTTTGCACCTTTTTTGGCCTCTTCTTCTACTTGATCTAAATTAAGATTAAGAGTATCTAAATCAATGTCTACAAAAGCTGGAATAAAACCAACTTGAAATATAGGATTTATAGTTGTTGGAAATCCTGCTATTGGAGTAATTACTTTTGTGTTCTTAGGAAAATTATATAATCTTTTAGATGTCATAGCTGACATCATAATTAAATTAGAACTACTTCCGCTATTTGTCAATATTCCATATTCTTTATTTAAGAGTTTTGGAAATTGATTTTCGAAAGATATACCTTTCTCACCAAGAACTAGCCAGCCGTTTAAAAGACTTTCTATCGCAGAAAGATATTCTTCATTTGAGAAGTGTGGTCCAGCATATTGTACCCAATCTTTTCCAGCTTCCCAAACTTTATTTAGCTTTTTCTCTGATAGATATTCTGAAATATCAGATAAAATCTTTATTAGTTTAGAGTCCATTAGTATGATTCTATTATAGATTTATAAGATAATCAAGTTTTATTTAACTATATATTGACTATAATGATTGGCTAAATATATTCTTTCGCCTAGAGATTTTCCTGGCCAATGGATCATAAAATCTCCTTGCTCCCATTGTCCATAATTTCCATAGAAATCTTGCTGCTTTCTAAATCTTTCTATTGCGCTACCAAAGTTATGATCTGGATACATTAAATAATTATAAGAATTAAAAGTTTTTTGTGGTACAATTTTAGTTATATCTGAATATTTAGGTTTTGGACAATTATCTTTACATGGAGCGAAGTTTTCGTCATGACACAATCTTACCATTTCTATAATGGCTTGTTGTTCAGCCCAAGGATGTCTTATGTATTTTCCATAAAGATCTATAATTTCACTAAAAAACTCAATAGATCTTGAATTATTTTTAATTAAAAATACGTCAGAATTAATATCATTGGCGTCTGTGGTGATAAAAAAATCATGTTTTTCATCTGTCATGTCTTGTAGTCTTAGGGTATAGTTTGTAATTAACGTGTCCGTTCCACACCAAAACAATAAATCGCATTCATTATTTTTTAATAGTTGTAGAGTCTGATATATTTTTTCAAAACCAGTATGTTGAAATTTAAAATCTGAAGTTTTTTCTACGAAGCGGTATTTTTGAATATCACAGTATTCTTGTTTATTTTTAGAAGTTATTTGTGCTAGTGGGCCATAATTTCCAGTCCATAATGTAAAAACTATAACTCTCATGTTTTTATCTCTTTGATTTTTTCTGAAAAGAATTTATTTTGCAATTCGCATTTTCTTTTATATCTTAACATATTAGCTTCGTCTACCTCTTTGGCGGTAATTGATCCATATCTAGCTTTTTCAACTGCATCAAAAGTGATTTGATTAGCTTCAATCATGTTCTTGTATTCTGTGGAATGTATTATTTCTTGCATTGATTTATCGCCTATTTGTCTCTGTATGTAAAAGAAGCATTCTTTCCATATAGGCTCTATATTTTCATTAATTGTTTTCTTGACATGCAATATACTTAAATAATCAAAAGCATAAGCTTCGTCAACTAATAGGTCTATCATTATTAATGATAATAAATTTAAAATATTAAATCCAAATAATCTTCTTTCCAGAATGGATAAATTTCACCATTAAAAGCCTTTTTAAGATTATCAATCGAGAATCTTGGGACTAGTTCAGATTCATAGTCTTGATGTAGATGAATATTCTGTGGATATAACCAGTTCATATCGGATACTGCGATATCCTTTAGTACTGGAAGAACAACGTCTGAGGCTTTTATTGGAATATTTATAATGATTACAGACTTAATATCAAAACAAGCTGCTAGGTTCATAAAGCTGCTATTTAATCCTATGAAATATTCACATGTAGATAATTCTTCTATAGATTCTATAATAGATTTACCGCAAAAGTTATGACAGTTTTCTAGTCCAACTGATTGACCTCCAAACTCTACGAATGAATATTGTGGATTGCTAATAATAAAATCGTTAATAACTTTAATATTTTCTTTATAAATCTGCCTTGGGTTCTTGTGAATATTTAATAAAAATGCACTTGATCCAGTAGTAAGATGGATTCCTACTTTGTTTCTAATTTTTTGTTTATTTGTGACTAGATATGATTTAGGTTTTTGATGAACAGGAAGATTTAAAAATCTACGCATCTTTTGTATAAGATGTCCGCTACCAGCGTTATGAAATTCAAGCATCTCTACTCTAAAAAATGAATTACTATTGATATGATTCGAATCTTTAAACTTATTAAAGTATAACACATCAGAGAAATGCTTGGACAGACTAAATATATTTAGATCGCTTCTTGTATTTTCGTCTTTAAATAATAGATTATTTAAAACTACAGCATCACCAATGCCTTGGTTATAATTTACTATATTCTTTTGAGTAGAATTACTTAATATATCTTCTATAGGTTTTTTATTAGAAACCTTATTAGAGTAATAGGAGACAATATAATCTTTTACATTATTCAAGATAAATATTTTATCTTAAATAAGTATTATAGTCAAGAAAGATTATGTTCTTTTTTAGTTTTTTCTGGAATAGCAGCTACAAAATCAGTGCCTTTGCTTTTGGCTTTTTTGTAAAGTTTTTTAATAAAAGCATCATAAGTCATGTCGCCCTTCATACGGCCAAAATTACTAATAGCATCACGTATGTCTTGTGGTGTTGTTATAGGAAAAGTTCTAGTTTCTGGAAAAAGAAAATCGCTATCTTTTAGTTCGCTTCTTTTTTTACCCTTGTATGTTTTTTGATAGGCTTCGGTCTCTGAAATATCAACCTCAAGAATTTCTTGTTTATTGGAATTATTTTGTATGTTTAAATCTGGGTTTTTGATATCTAGCTCAATCTCTGCTTTAGCTTTCTTTTGAGGACCACGAAAAGTATTTAAACAAATTGCGACTTTTTGTTTTTGTGGATATTTCTCGTCTTTCATGAATTCCATGCAACGACCCATATAATCATTTTGTTTTTCGTTCTTTTTTGGTTGAGGCATTGGCATACATAAATATTACACAAAAATTTTATAAATTAGCGAAATATTGATTAGCAAAACTTAACAAAGCCAATACCATTATTGGTCCAAAAGCGCCTATTCTCATAAATAATATTGTTCCTAAATGAAAAAATATACCAAAAATAATAGCAAAAGGTCTTAATTCTGATATAAAGAATAAAGGGAAAGAAAAATATTCGTAAAGTATTACGGACCAAGTTAATAATTTAAATATTAATTCTAAATTTTTATTTAATGGTAGTTTAAATACTATTTTCCTTCCCCATCTAGCACAAAAAATTGAATATTTAACTACATTACCATTTATCCATTCTTGATCTTTTAATTTAACTATTGCAGATAATAAATATATTATACATAAATTCAATTGAAGCAATCTTAAAGTCCAGCCATCTATTATCTCTGAATTAGAACTAAATCCTAAAAGATTATCTATTGAATATTTTGCTCCACAATCTATAAACATCAATGAAATTAACATCATCCTAATTATCGAATCTCCTCCTGTGGCAATTATAGGAAATATTCTAGATTGTATTGATGCGAAAGCAATAAAAAATATTATTAATGAAATATTGGTAAATAATCCTATTATAGAAGTTACTCCAAAAATAAAAAATAAAATGAAAATTAATTTATGAAAAAATTTAGAAAATAAAAATGGATCAAATAATGAAAACTGCATTGATAATTCTGAATATTTTTTTGCATTAAAAATTCCATCTGGTTTTGAAAATTCCCAACAATCTTTAATTATAGATAGAAACCATAACATAGGAAAAGAGCAATATAGAATTCTTAAAACTGCAGCAAAAGAAGCTTGTATCTTATACTCAAAAAAGAAATTATAAATATCCTGTATTGACATTATATACTCCAAACCATTCAAAATCTATTTCTGTTTTTATAGGCTTTAATCTTAGTTCAATAGTCTCTTTATCTTCAAAAGAGGAATACAAAATCATTTCAATTTTTAGATATAAGAATATCTCATTTTTATCTTTATAAAATTTTTTTAAACTTTCTATTAAATAATCTTTAAAAAAATTTTTTACACATCCTGGATAATTAAAAGAGAAAAAATTCATACTCATTTTAGAATTTATTTTAAATAATCCTATTTGTTTGTCTTTATTTAAATACCATACGTCTTTTTTACCGCTTGCTGTTTCTGCTGTTATTTTGATATCATAAAAATTCTCGGTATGCGTTGTAAACATATCCCAATTATAATAAATTTTCATAAAAGATAATATTTTATATATTTTATTATAATAAGCCTTAGTTTTTTTATTTAATTTAAATATTTGAAATGGTGAAATTATTTCTTCTTGCATAAAAACTATAGAAAGTAAATTAAAAGATATAAAAAATATTTTAAATATTAAAAAAAATATCTCCATATAATTATTATAATTATAAATAAAATTAATATCAAAGTTTTATAAAGTGTCATTTTGTCAGCTTCATAAATTATGATATTATGTCATTTTGTCTCTAATTAATCTCTTTGTCTCTGTAGAGAGTTGGCATAGATCTTGCAAATAAATAAAGCAAAGGAGGCATAAAATATGCTATTAACATTAAGAAATGGAAGTAGACCATTAGATGTATTTGAAAATATATTTAATGATTCTATATTTAATTATGATAAAGGATATTCTGACTTTGCTTTAGAAAATGATCAATATTCTCTTGAAATTCCTCTTGCAGGATTTAAAAAGGAAAATATTGATGTTACTACAAATCAAGAATATCTAACAGTTAGGGCTACAAGAAAAGAAGGCAAAGTAAAATATGAGAAGTCTTTTTACTTGCCAAGAAAAGTAGATCTTTCGGAGGTAAAAGCAAAGCATGAAGATGGTTTGCTCTCAATTACCTTTGGTAAAGAAAATAAAAAACTACAAAATAAAATCAAAATAGACTAATAATAATCTTAGCGTCAAGTTCAATTCTTGGCGCTAAGTGTAATACTTTTTATATGAGTATTGCCTCTTGGTTAATCTGTGGCGCAGTTTTAATTTACGTTCTTTATTTAAAAGAAAGAATTAAATAATTATTTATCTAAATAATTTTTAATATCTTTTATTAATTTCTTTCTTCTTCTGCGCTCTAAGGCAGTAACATAGAGAGCTAAAGAGATCGGAAAAAAGATCCTAAGAAAAAATCCCAAATGGTGCTCTTTAGACAGAAGATCAAAATGATTAAGGTAAAGATCGCTGAGTCCGTAAATTGTAAACAAAATAGCTGGAATAAAAACAATAAAAAAGAACTTCTCGTAATATTCAAGATTCTGCCACCAATCTTTTAATTTTTTGATAAAATCCAACATATAAAGAAGATTACAGCCAAGACTGAGAACCAGAGAATGTTTCTTTTTTTATTCTTTCTTTTATGAAATTCCCAGAACTCAGCTATAAATTGTTCGGTATTATTAGGAGAAGGCGGTATTAATTTAATATCTCTTATTAATTGATTTATTATTCTCTTATCCATGCTTTAGTTCTTTCTGCATCATCATCTATCAGTATGCTATTGAAAACTATAGCTTTGTATTTATCTTCTATCCATTTAGTGATTCTTATTTGATATTCTGATCTATTGCCAGCAAGACCAACTGGCATTGTGCCATAATTACTATCATAAACCCAAAGCATACCTTTATGCTCAAAAACACAAATTGCATGCCCTCTGTGTCGAGGTATAGAAACTTTATACTCTATTAAAGTCTTATCAAAAATAACTGAAACATTATTTAATTCATCTGTATAGTGAAATTGAAAAGCGAAGATTTGCGCCCATGTATTTTCTTGAGATAATAGATAATTAGCATTAGAAGCAAAGACCACAGAATCAACAAAGCAAGAATTAGGCAATTTTGATATACTGTGATTTTTTGCTAAATTAAATCCTATATTAAGAGAGTAATAAGCTATCGCCCCATTTATTAAAAGCACTAATGTTAGTTTGCTTTTCCATCCAAACCAAGCAAAGAATCTTTTAATATTCACCTTCTCCTATAGATTACACGTAGGAGATATTGTTCAATTTATTTTCTTTAATTGTACTTCTGTTTTGCCCAGCGTATCGCCCATTTTCCAATTCACTCCTTCATTTGTGCATTCATAGACTACTGCGTATCCCATATCCTCTGGAAGTTCACGAATCTCTTTTACTACGCCTTCGCTACCATAATGTTTGCAATTTGCATTTATATTACGTACTTTATCTCCAACCTTAAACATAGCAGACGCTTCGCTCTCTTCCATTTCTTCTGGCTCTTCATTTTCTTTATTAAACATTACAAAATTATGAATTGTAATCATATAATCTTCTGCGAGAATCGCCATTTGCTGTAAGAATGGTTCTGTAAGATTTTCTTTTACCATTGGGTCATCTAATTTTTCTATTATATTTTTTGAATGTTGGTATATAGAATTAATTGAGCCAACTATCATTCCATAAAAATCTTCTTTATAATCTTCAAATTCATCTTCGACATCTTCTACTTCTTCAACTTGAGCCAATGATTTATCTTCTAAAAATACAATTTGATCAAATTCTGTTTCTCCATCCCATTCATATTCTTCATTTAAATAATCATTAGCTTGAGCTTTTTTAAGAGCTTCTTGGGTTGGGCGATCTTTAGAACCTTCTGGTGCTGGACGATAATTCTTGCCCATTCTTTTTTTCTTTTGTTGAATATTGTACCAGAGGCCTTTACCTTTAGCTTGAATTTCGGCTTCTAAAGTAATCTCTTCTTCACTACCTTTTGTATAATCTGTTACTGATTTCTTAGCTTCCCACATTCTGCAACTCCAATATCTTGCTTTCCATTTTGGGCCAGGATTATCATCACAAGAATGGCGAGAACGAAATGCTTTGCGTCTAGCTGGATTATCTCTTTTAATAGACATATTTGGGTCACCAAACTTGACCATTACAATGTTGCCTTTATCATTCTTTACATAAACTCCAAATTTCTTCTTACTACCAGAAGGTAAACGAAATGGCTTATTAAGTGGAGCTTTGCCTTTTTTTGCTGCTTTTAATTGTTCGGTAAAATCTATTTCCATAATATTTGATATATTTACACTTTTTATTTGACAAAACTACAATAAAAAGTTAGTATTATAACACATAGCTTCCTAATAAAGCAGTTTTGTGGATAGTCAAATAAATCCTCTAATATCTTAGCCTTGCGATGGCAACGTCTATCAGGCTGACGACCATTAAAAAGTCACTTGTTTAAAAAGCTTGTGATGAAATGTAGGTGTAAGGTGTGGCAAAATGCAAAGGAATAACCTACCGCGTTCCTATAAATGCCATAGCCATCCTTGGAAGAAATGCCGAGGATATAGGAGTCAAAAGAAAAGTTGGCGGGATATTATACAAAACCTTGTGAAATATATTTTTACGAGGTAAAGCCTGTTAGGATATCAAAGAAAAGTTAATATTTTTCATAAGACATTGATTTCGTACACTTGATTAATCTTTTTTAAGAATTGTTAATAAAATAGTTTATTTTTCTTTTTTATTTTTTAAAAATGCTGTAACATTAGTATCTAATCGATAAGAAAGGTTTTATAATGATACATGTAAAGAAACGAAATGGAGCTACTGAAAAATTTAACATAGAAAAAATTCATAAGGTTATAAATTGGGCTGTTAAAGATTTAGCTAACGTAACTGTAACTGATATAGAAATTAATGCTAAAATAAATATTCATGATGGAGTAACAACGAAAGAAATTCATGGATTGTTAATTGAATCTGCTGCAAATTTAATTTCAGTAGAAAAACCAAATTATCAATATGTTGCAGGAAGACTTTTAAATTATCAATTAAGAAAAGACGTATGGAAAGGTAAGCATGCTCCAAGACTATTAGAGTTTTTATCTCAAGGAATTAAAAATAAAATTTACGATCCTATTATTTTAGAGAAATACTCTGAAGATGAGATCAATAAAATGGGAGAATTCATTGATCATGAAAGAGATTATAATTTTACATATGCTGGTATTAAACAGTTATGTGATAAGTATTTAATTAAAAATAGAACTAACGGCAATATATTTGAAACGCCACAGTTTGCTTATATATTGATAGCTGCTTATGGATTTATTCATTATCCAAAAGAAACAAGATTAAATTATGTAAGAAAATTCTATGATACTATTAGTAAGCATAAGATTAATCTACCAACACCAGTAATGGCTGGAGTTAGAACTCCTAGTAAAAATTATGCTAGTTGCTGTTTGATTGGTATTGATGATAGTCGCGAAAGTATTACTGCAAGTGCTACTGCCGTAAGTATGGCGACAGCAAATAGATGTGGTATTGGAATTGATGTATCTAAAATTAGAGCAATAGGATCACCAATTAAAAATGGAGAAGTTGTTCATACTGGATTAATACCATTTCTTAAAATCTATGAAAGTAGCGTTAAAGCATGGCAACAAAATGGTCTTCGTGGTGGAAGTGCTACTTGTAATATTCAATGGTGGCATTATGAAATAGAAGATATTGTTGTATTAAAAAATAACGCTGGTACAGACGATAATCGTGTTCGTAAACTAGATTATACAGTTGGTATGAGTAAATTATTCTATGATAGAGTATTAAAAGATGAAGAGATAACTTTATTTAATACAGCTGAAGTTCCAGAATTATATGAAGCTTGGGGTACTAAAGATTTTGATAAAGTTTATAAAGAGTGTGAGTCTAAGAAGCTAAAGATCAAAAAGAAAGTTTCAGCTCGTAAATTATTTTCTTTGATTATTAAGGAAAGAGTTGAAACTGGTAGAATTTATATTCTTAATGTAGATCATGCCAATAATCACGGAGCTTGGTTAGACAAAGTAACAATGAGTAATCTTTGTACAGAAGTTATTCATCCTACTATACCATTAAATGATTATCACGATAAAAATGGCGAGATTGGCATGTGTATTCTTTCGGCAGTAAATATGCTAGAAATTAAAAACTGGCAGGATCTTGAAAAGACTTGCGATCTTATCGTGAGATTTCTTGATGAAATCATTGAAATTCAAGATTACTTCAATATTGCTGCTGAAAATTTTGCAAAAAAACGTCGTAGTCTTGGAGTAGGTATAACTAATTTAGCAGCTTATCTTGCTAAGAATGAATTAAAATATACATCCGATAAGACACTTCCAATTCTTGACGAATGGATGGAACATTTTCAATACTATCTTCTAAAATCAAGTCTAGAACTTGCTAAAGAAAAAGGTAAGTGTGAAAAATTTGATAGAACTAAATATTCCAAAGGAATTCTTCCTATTGATACTTATAAAGACAAGGTGGATGAATTGTGTAAAAGAAAACTATCTCTTGACTGGGAAAAATTAAGAAAAGAAATCAAAGAGTTTGGTTTAAGACATTCTACACTATCATCTTGCATGCCATGTGAGAGTAGCTCTGTAATTCAATCTTCAACAAATGGCGTAGAACCAATTCGCAGTTTGATTACTTATAAGATGAGTAAGATGGGTAAACTACCAGTACTAGTTCCTGGAGTTGGCAAGTATGATGACAACTATGAATTAGCTTATAATTTTAAAGACAATTCTGGTTTATTAAAAATAAATGCAATTATCCAAAAATATATTGACATGGCAATATCAACTAATGTATACTATAACTATTCTCACTATGAAAACAATGTTCTTCCTGACGCTAAAGTGATGAAAGAGATTATGAATGCTTATTCTTTAGGGTTAATAAGTCTTTATTATAATAATACAGACGATGGAGATAAAGAGCAACTAATGAATCAAAAAGAAGATCGCGATTGCTCGTCTGGCGCGTGTAAATTGTAATCTATGAAAAGTGTTCTAAATTTAAAAAATATAGATCATACAAAACAACCATTATTTTTTGGAGAGGATCTTAATCTTCAAAGATATGATCGTTTTAAATATCCTATATTTTTTGAGCTTTTCAAAAAGCAAGAAGAATTTTTCTGGTGGCCACATGAGATAGCCCTGAATAAAGATCGTAGCGATTATAAAGATCTAGCTGGACAAGAAAGATTTGTATTTGATACTAATTTAAAATTTCAAACTCTTGGAGATAGTATGCTTTCGAGAAGCATTCATTCTTTAAAAGATTATGTAAGTAATCCAGAACTTGAGATATGTATGAATACTTGGCAAAGATTTGAAGGAATCCATAGCTATTCTTATTCATATTTACTTAATAATGTTCATCCAGATGCCAGTAAATTCTTTGATAGTATCATGGAGGATAAAGAGATTGTATCTCGCGCCGAACTTATTAGAAATAATTTTGATAAAATTCTTGGCGGTGACGATAAGAAAGATTTAAAGCAAAAGATATTTGATTGCGTACTTTCCGTAAATGTTATGGAAGGCCTTGTATTTTATGTCTCCTTTGCTTGTTCATTCTATTTTGGATATCGTGGAAAAATGGAAGGTAATGCTAAAATTATTAAATTTATTCAAAGAGATGAAGCTTTACATTTCGCTACAACTCAAAATTTACTTAAAATTTTAAAAGAAGAAGAAAAGGAAGGTTTTACATCTATAGCTAAAAAGAGCGAAGATAAGGTATATGCATTCTACGAGCAAGCCGCCAAAAATGAAATTGAATGGGCTGAATATCTATTTAGCAAAGGTTCCTTATTAGGTTTAAATGCTGAAGTTTTAGGCGGATATTCTAAATGGCTTTGTGATGCTCGTTTAAGATCTTTAGGATACAAAAAGATATTCAATCAAAAGGATAATCCTATTGCTGGATGGTTAGATAGTTATCTTGATAGCAGTAAAGTTCAAGTTGCTCCACAAGAAACAGAGATTTCTGCATATAAAATCGGAGCAAGGAAAACCGATATCTCTGATGATGATTTTGGTGATTTTAAACTATAATATCTAATATTTAAAGTGTAAATATATGTGTGAATTTAGATATAGTAACAGTATTTAACCTTGTTCTAGGGGCTCTATCATTTCTTGGTGGATGGCTTTTTACTAGAGTATTCTCCATATCTGATCGTCAAGAGAGACTTATTAAAGATTTAAATGATAAAACCTTTAGTGATTTTATAGCTTTAAGAAAAGAAGTAGAATTAGAAAGCCGTAAACATCAGCAAGAGATAGCGGATTTAGCACTAAAAGTAAGCACTACTTATGTCACAAAAGAATCTTTTGAAGCTTATTTTGATAGATTAGAAGCTAAACTCGATCGTAACTTTGAAACAATTCAACAATATTTAATGAATAAAAATAAAAATTAGTTGTAATAACTAATGTGAGGGTTTCGGAAAGAGATATAGATTTTTTCGCAAAAAAATTAGGTTTATCGCCAGAGAAAACCTTCTTACTTATACAAGATCCAGATTGTTTACCAGAAATTTTAAATAAAATATCAGAAGAAGATATTAATGGAATTGTAGATATTAGCTTTCCAGTATTTGCAGAACTTACCATAATTAAATATAGTAAAGATATAAAATGTTCATTTGAAGAAAAAGAATATATATCAGAAGCAGTAGGATCAAAATTTTACGATTTAATAGAAACGCCTTTACAAAATAAATATTTTTTTACTTTAGAACATAACGAAGATACAGCTAAATCTGTTCTTGTATTTTTAGGATTTTTTTATAAAAGTTTAGAAAAAATAAGAAGATCGTATCCATCCGAAACTGTTTATTATAATATAGCCAAGAATGGTTTTGAAGTTGCTCAGAAAGATGAAGTTTCGTATCATTTAAAAGATTGGATAAAAGTATTAAGAAGAATACACAATGAAGTTTGGTATTAATCTCTATCTAAAGGATGTCTTTTGCCTTTTCTTTTCTTGCTCCAACTTTTAAAATATTTTTCTTTTAGAGGATCTTTACCAAGAATTTTTTTTCTTTTTTCTGAAAGCTCTGCGCTTCTGTCAAATAAATCTCCAATTGTACCTTTCTTTTTTCCAGTATACTCACTAAATTGTTGAGAAGTACAATCAGCTTTTAATGTTCCTTCAGTATTCAATTCTGGAGCAGTAAATACCCTATTCCATTTTAAACCAGACTCATCTACATATTCATGTTTGTCGTGAATACTTTGGATTATACTTATAACTTTACCATTTTTAGGATGTTCGTAGAGATATTCTGGCATTTTATTCGTTTACTATATTTAGTACATCACTAATGAACTTTTCTGTTGTAAATTTTTCTTGCAATTTCAACCCACTTTGATTAATCTTATTTAATCTCACCTTTTCACAAGCAATTTCACAAGCAGAAATAAAATCATCTTCATTAAAATCAAAAATATTACCTTGATTAAAAATTGATCCTTTTTGAAAGAACATATTATCATATGCTTCTATCTTACCAGATGGATTTACTAATATAGAATTATCTTTATTTGCCCAGTCTTTGTACGCATGAGCATTTAAAATAACTCCATATTTTCCTAAAGCAACGGATTGAAATTCTGGTAAACCCCAACCTTCACCACCACTCATTCCGATTATGATATTTGAACTATTTAGATAATCATTATACAATTCATTTTTCTGCATTTGACCTAAAAATGATATATTAAAATAATTATTTCCCTCTAACATATCAAAAATAAGTTTTTGCTGATCTTCTGGTTTTATAAATGGATTATATATTGCACATTGTAAGAAATATTTAGAATTATTTCCATATTTTTTAGCCCATGCTCTTATTACTTTTTTATGATGTTTTCTTTTTTCTAGTTTACCACAAAGATTAAAAACAATCCTATCATCAGTGTGATAGTTTTTATTAGTAACATTAAAATTATATTTATCAAAAGGAAGTGGCACAAATTTTACATTATCACAACCACTTTGTTTAAATACATCCGCGGTATATGTTGATGTAAAAATTAAGTTTTTTTGATTCCTTGCAATATTAATTTCTTCTCTTGTTGGAGAATCTAATTCATAGAAAGAAAGTAACGTTTGATTATTTGAAATACTTTCAAATGATCCATTTAAATGCCACAATTTAAATACATTATCTGTTCTTTTATGAGTAGCTAGAGTATCTTTTAATTGACTATTCAACCAATCAACAAATTCCTGAGTTATGTTCTTCTGAGAAGATAAATCAATATTATTACCTATTAAAAATAACGATGTATTTATTTTCTTTTGAGAGAAAAACTCTCTAAGAAGAATGGTCGAAATTTGACCAAAACTTACAGAATTTACTGGTAGCTGAAGAGCTAACTTCACAATAGATCTTCTTCTTCTTGTGCTACTTCAACTACTTTCTTTACAGAAGGTTTAACTGTATTTTTTGCTACAGCTTTTACTTCAGATTTTGTTGCGGGTTCTGTTTTTGTAGAAAGATATATTCTATAGTCTGGAGCTTTAGGATTATCTTGCTTATACTTATTAGCAAAAATAACTACCTCTGTTTGCATACCAGTTTCATCTTTAATATATCCAGAAAGAAATTTTTGACTTTTTCCTTCTTTTTTCCATAGGGCTCCAATATCTCTTTTAGCCCATTCATTATTTTGTTTTTCACTCATTATTTATTTCTCCTTATTATATAGTATCTTGAAGACTATCACTTTCTAATTTATTTTTTAAAAAGTTAATAGTTTTATTATGAATATTAATTACCGTCTGGGTACTTATATTCAACTTTTTACCTATTTTACTCCAAGACATATTTTTTCTTTCAGAAAAGTATCTTAATCTAAATATTTTCTCTACTCTAGAATCTTTTAATTGTTTTAAAAGATTAAAAATAAATTCCATTTTCTCTTTATTAGAAAATAAATGATCGCTTACTTCGAATTGTTTTTTTTCTATAACATTTTTAATAACATCGGTTTCCATAGATATTAAATTATTATTTTTATTCATAGAATTTAAACAATGGAATCTCATTTGATTACCAACCCAAGTAGAAAATTTAATATTTTTACTTGGATTAAAATTTAAAGCGGATTTATATATTATATAATCTTTTTCTTTGGCTATCTCGTTTGGATCAATACCAATAGAACTCATAGTATTATAATATTTCTTAATCATACTATAACAAATGCCACTATGCCTATCTTCAAGTTCTTTCATAGAATCATTACAATTTTTACATTTAATATTTTTTATTAAATCTGTGTCACTTAGATATTGATAATCAATTAATTCTTTCATATATTTCCTCCAAAAATTTTATATGTTCATAGTATAGTGAATCTAGATCATCTTGAGTTTTCCAAGTATAAGTAAAGTCTGCATTTTCTTTTATTCTTTTATCGTTTTCTTTTTCTTCGGTATTTGCTGGAGGTATAATTTTATCATCAATTCCAACTCTAGATATATGTATTAAAATTCCACCTTTATTTTTTAACCAGTAAAATTCATCTTCTGGATATTCGTGGTATCTTATATCAGTAATTATTGGTAAAATTTTGTTATTTAACATATTTTGTATAGTCTCATCTACTTTAGATGTCCAATATCTACCTTTTGTTAGACTTCTTTTTACTTTTCCATATGAAACTAAAATTGGCCTTACTAAAGTTTTTTCTTCTACTGTTGGTTTCATTATATCAACATGAAACTTTTCTATTAAGAAAGGTCTAAGATCTTCTTTTAATTTATCGGCTAAGGCGACTCTTTTAGTTATTATATTTTTTTCTGATAAATATCTAGATATAAGACTACATAGAGTATCTTTGCCAGATGTCGCCACGCCAGAAATGCCTATAATTTTCATATTTTAATAAATTTAATATTATAAAACTTAAATATCTCTTTAGCGTTTGTATCTAATGGATATTCTTTACTATAATATACTTCTTTAATATTATGGGCGACAATTAAATTAGAACAATAACTACAAGGAGATACATTTATATATATCGCATGAGGATTATCGTATCTATTTATACAGGATAAAGCATTCATTTCTGCATGAATCATGAATTTTCTTCTATAGTCTCGATCTAACCAAAATTTACTATTCACAGTTTTCTTAGGAGCCAAGCCATTGTATCCTATTGATAATATTCTTCCTTCATTATTTAATACTACAGCACTTACCTTCGTATACGGATCTTCTGATGTTTTATATACTTGATTGGCTATATTTTTAGCCATTAATATAAATTTATCTTTCATTAAATAGAATATTCTATTTGTAGATTATATAATATATATGTATGGATGTCAATACCTTTATTAATTTTACAAATCAAATATCTTTGATAAATTTTATACTTTTAGTGTGGTTCCATACTGATGCTTTTTTAGAATATTTTAAACTTTTTAGACTAGGGTTTTTATTTAGAATAGATAAATATTACGAATACAAAAAAATTAATCCAGATATATCTTATATAGATTTTATAACTATAAAAAATCCTAATTTTTTAACTAAACTTTTCTCTTGTCCTTATTGCTTAAATTTTTGGTTAACTCTTTTTTCTTGTTTTATTTTTAAAAATTTTCTAATATTTCCTTTAATTTATATGTTTTCGATTGTAATATATATTGTATTAAAGAGGTACATTTATGAATGAAAAAACTGTATTAATTCCACACATGAATCACTTTTATGATATACTTAGTGCAAATCAAGATATAATATACAAAGATTCAGCTATGGCAATTATTAAAGATTATCTTGACGCAGCATATACTGGATGTTCTTGCAGAAGAAGACAAAATGAAGATAAGGCTTTTGAAGTATATAAAATATTGAATCAAAAAGTTAATATAAATGTTATAAATGAATTAAAAGCAGTTTTAGGAGCTAAATATCTATTGTTTTTTCAAGATAATAAACATTTGTTTACAATTTAATGAATATATACGTATTTCAATGGATTTCTGATCTTGGAGGCGCAGACACAAGATTAAAAGATTTACTTAAATTATTAGGTAAAAATAAAAAATATAATGTACGCTGTATACCTAATGACGACATAAGATTTTTAGAGAAAAAAAATATAGAATTTTTACATGAAAATAATATAGATTATACTAGTTGGAAATGCTTGCCTAAAAAAGCCGAAGGTATAGCATTAGCGTTCTGTAATTTTAGACTATTCTCAGAAGATTGGAGAATAAAAAAGATAAAAGACATGGGATTAAAATTTGTTTGGTCAAATGATATGACTTGGAACTCTGAAGCAGAAATTAAGAATGTTGAAGAAAAAATGGTTGATGCATATCTATATACAAGTGAATTTCATAAATCTAAATTATCATCAAAAAGTATACGTAAAAACACAAAAGAATTTATAATTCCAAATTACTTTGATCCAGATTCTTATAATTTCTTTGAAAGGCAAAAAAAAGAAACTTTTACCATTGGTAAACATAGTAGACCTGATCCATTAAAATTTTCTGATGATTTTCCGTTATTTTATACTAATTTAAATTTAAAAAATCCAAATTATAAAGTAATGGGAATAGATAGACTATTTAAAAGTAGATTTAAATGGTTTGATTTTAATGAAAAATGGGAATTATTAGAACCTAACGAAGAACCAACTTCTAATTTTTTAAACTCTTTAGATGCCTATGTCTATAATAGCCATGAATCATTCGTAGAAAATCAAAGCAGAGCTATCATAGAAGCTCTATTAAGTGGCCTTCCAGTTATTGCCCCAAATAAATATAATTTTCCAAACCAAATCTTAGATAAAGAAACAGGGTTTTTATGGAATACTAAAGAAGAACTTGAATATTATGCAAGAGAATTAGAACAAAATTTCTTGTTAAGAAAAGAGATGGGAAAAAAAGCGAGCGAGATAACTAAAGAAAAATGGTGTGATGCAAGTAAACAATTATCAATCTTAGAAAATATTTTTGATAAAGTGATCTAATTCATGAAAGTTTGTTATTGGTCTGTAGCTTGGGGCAGATATAGCTATATACTTCAATCTTTATTAAAATCTTTTAATGATGTTGGAATGACAGATGATTTTCATGTATTTTCAGATATAAAACTTAAGTACGCGCAAAATCATGATCTTATTAATTCTATAGAATTAGATAGGCTCTGGTTTTTTAAATTTTACTATTTGAAAGAGATATCTAAATTAGATTACGATACGTTTGTTTTTATTGACGCAGATCATTTCTTTATAAGAAAGCCAGATTTAAGTATAGAAGAAATTTTAAATGGAGATGATTGGCATTCATTTTTAGAAAGTCCAATTAATTCTTTTAAAACTCTACGACAAGATTGGTGGGGTATAAAGAATCAAGATCTAATAAAATATTTTAGAGAATTAGGAGTTAAATCTGAAGAAATAAGAAATACTAACGGTGGATTTTGGATTTGCAAAAAAGATTTTGCTACAAAGGCTTTTGAATTAGCTTTTGAATCTCATAATTTTTTAAAATCAAAAAATCATATTGCTCCAGACGAAATATCAATAGGATATATATCTCATCTAGTTAGTAAAAATATATCAAATAGATTTGCAGAAAAATATTTTAATTATTGGGCATCTGATTGGACTAATAATTTTAATGAAATAATTCCTCAAGATAGATATTGGGAATGGGTCTCATACATGACACTCGAAAAGATTATGATAAACCCAGCAATAGTTCACGCTATGAGAAGTAAAAATGCTCTAATACAAAATGGTAAAAATATCTTGACTAATTAATAGATTTGTTTTAGTATATTAGAATGCAGATTATTCTTAAAGAAGCTATCGGTTACGATGATATATCCTTACTTCCTAATTTTTCAAATATAAATTCAAGAAAAGAAGTAAGCACTAGAGCAAAGATTTCTAAAAATAACTATATTGATATACCCATAGTGCTATCTCCTATGGATACTGTCTCTTCTGTAAAGTCATGCATAAAAGTAAATAAAATTGGTTGCGCTGGTGTTCTTCATAGATTTATGTCAATAGAAGAACAAGCTTTAAAAGCAAAAAAGATTAAGGATGAAAGTGGAAGATCAATATCTGCAATAGGACTAAAGGATGCTTCAGAAAGAATCGAAGGTCTTTCAAAGTATACTGATATATTTTTCTTAGATACAGCAAATGGATTAGCCAAGAGTGTTGAAGATTTTTTGATTTGGTATAAACAATCAAAATATAAACAAGATATCATAGTTGGCAATACACTAACAAAAGCGAGCGTTCATAGATTAGCTAATCTAAGAGCAGATGGTTTTAGACACCTTATAGGTCCAGGCAGTATGTGTTTGACACAAATTAAAACTGGAATTGGATGCCCAAGTGTCACTGGTTTATCTTATGCTTGGAATGCGGTCAGGAACTATCAACTAGGAAATTTAGATCATTTCAGACAAGAAAATCCAAGAGAAGAAAATAGGCCAAGTATACTAGCCGATGGTGGAATTAGAAATCCAAGAGATTTGGCTAAAGCTATCGCTAGTGGAGCAGACGGAGTTATTTGTGGCAGAATATTCGCTGGACTAAGCGATGTAGTTGATGAAGAAAACATAGTAGAAAAAGATGGAAAACTATTTGCTGTATATAGAGGTATGGCTAGTAAAGATGTAGTTGAAGATTATGAACTCTACGATGGAAGCAAAAAGAATCTTTTCGTAGAGGGAGATAAGACTATGATACCTTTAATTCAAGACAAATCAATAGAAGATGTTGTTTACGATTTTACCAATGGTTTAAGAAGCGCTATGAGTTATCTTGGTTTTAGATCTATTGAAGAAATGCGTGGCGGTTTATGGACTGGTAAAATAATCGCTGTCAGAACAACCGCAAATAACATGTATGAGAGTTTTGCTCATGGAAAATAATGGCTAAAGATGTTTACAAATATTTAATAGTTTCTGATATTCATCTTGGCGATAAAGATTGCAAGGCTGATACCTTATTAAAAGTTTTAAAAAAATATAAAGCAAAAACATTAATTATTGCTGGTGATCTTTTTGATCACCACAATTTAAATCGCCTAAATAAGGTTCATTGGAAAGTTTTATCTAAATTCAGAAAGCTCTCAAAAAAACATAAAGTAATATATCTGATTGGCAATCATTGTTTTCTTAAGGCGGAATTTATGAGTATCCTTTTAGGATTTGATTGTAAAGACGAATTTGTTATCAATATAAACGATGATAAGATATTAGTTGTTCATGGAGATATTTTTGATATCTATTTTACAAAATTCAAATGGATAACTAATCTTATCATTAAATGTTATTACATTTTAAGACATTATACTCCATATAGTAATGAATTCTTTAAGTTCTTTAAACACAGGACAAATGATTTTATAGAAAAAAGCTCTGATATAAAGATAAATGCCATTAAATATATAGACTTAAATGGATATGATAAGATTATATGTGGACATACTCACATATCAGATTTTAGTGATAAATACATAAATACTGGAAGCTTCTGTGAGAAAGAGGCCACCTTTATCACCATAGACCTAAAAAATAATATTAAATTACATAAAATAGATTGACGATAATCTAAATATCAGATATCATATTAATAATGAAGAAACAAAATCCACTTAAATTAAATATTCTTAAGAGAATTATAGGTAGAAAAATGGTTGTAATAACGGATTATATTAAAAATGAATATTATTATGGACTTGTTGAGTCTGTAATTGATGATAGTAATGTAAAAATTAAATCAGTTAATGGAGAAACCAAAGATGTTTCAATTTTCGATCTTAGGTCTCCATCAATAGAGTATCCATAATATGGAAAATAATGAACAAGTATCTGGACAAGCACCAGAAGTTAAATTTGATTTTAATCAAATAGAAAATCCATATGTAAGAGCTTATGTTGGAGCGCCAATCCATAGAATGGCACCAAAAATTGGTAGAAATGATATTTGTTCAATAGAAGGAAAAAAATTTAAACATTGTTGCGGTAAAGATGGTTATAATTTTTGTAAAAAATTATTAGTTAATTATTTAGAAGAAGCCTATAAAACTAAAAATGGTTAATTACATAGATATTATTTTCGGTTTAGCTTGGGGAGATGAAGGAAAAGGCAAGATTAGTAATGCTATAGCTAAAAACTATGATATTGTTTGTCGTTGGAATGGTGGACCTAATGCTGGACACACAGTTTATATAAATGATAAAAAATATAAAACTCATATTATACCATGCGGAGTATTTAAAAATAAACTTAGTCTAATTGGTCCTAATTGCGTTGTTAATGTTGATAAATTTTTTGATGAAATAGACTATCTTAAAAAAGAAGGTTTTGACACATCTCTAATTAAAATTAGTCCAAAAGCTCATATCATTACAGAGAAACACATTCAATATGATCTTCAAGTTCTTAAAAAGAAATTAGGAACAACTGGTCAAGGTATTGCTCCTGCTTATGGAGATAAGATGCTAAGAGTAGGCAAACTCGCTAGAGATTATATTGATAAACAATATCTTTGGGATGGTGAGCTTTATGGTAACATTTTATGTGAAGGAGCGCAAAGTTTTTGGCTTGATATAAATTATGGCGATTATCCATACGTTACAAGTAGTGAGACTTTACCTTATTCTGCTTGCTCTTTAGGTTTTTCCCCTAAAAAGATTAGAGACATTATTGGAGTAGCAAAGATATATGATACTAAAAGTGGAGTAGATCCTTTATTCCCAGAAAGTCTTTGGGAAGATTCAGAATTAAGTATGCTGATTGAAGCTGGTCAGGAATTCGGTTCAACTACTGGCAGGAAAAGGATTGCGAACTGGTTAAACTTAAATAAATTAATTGACGCAATTAAAATTTCTGGAGTTACACAGCTTATTATTAATAAATGCGATATTCTTGAAAAGATTCATACATATAAACTTTTTCAAAATAATAATCTTTATAAATTTAATACTTTACGAGCAATGGAATCTTTTATTAAATCTCAAATAAATCATGTTTTAGAAGAACCAATTGATATAATTTTTTCTGGAAATAAAGAGTCTATATGAGTTGTCCATTTTTAAATAAATTTAATGTATCTAATTTAAGAATTAGCTCTTCCTCCTCTTCTTCTCAAATAAAATTAGAAGAAAAAAATATAGAATTATATTTAATGCAAAATTATGACAAATCTTTACTACCTAAAAAACCAGATATATATAAAAAATGGTGGGAAGAAGATGAAAAAACTAAAAATCACGCTAGATTTTGTCTTCCACTTTTAATGGCAAATGGATTAGGATATGATATATTATCTCCAGCTACATTTGAAATCGAATGGGATGGAGATGAAAATCATGATGCTGAAATAAAAATTTTAGAGTCTACATCTCATGCAGTAGTAGATAGTCATTCTGCATGCGGAAGCTTTACGATACAAGCTCATTTTATTCCAAAAACAGAAGAAGGATGTTTTACCCTTATTAAGGGTATACCTAATTTACGTAGACCTTTTTCTGTAATGGAAGGATTAATAGAAACATGGTGGAACCCAGCTAATTTTGGAATTGTATGTTTATGTAATCATGCTGGTAAATTTAAAATTGAAAAAGGAGAACCAATAGCAAGAATGTTATTTCTTAACGAAAAATATATAAAAACAAATTTGATAATAAAAGATAATGAATTTGAAATTTATCAAAGACAAGAATTTGTTTCTAAAAGAGAAAAACAAACTAAACATGTATTAGATTATTTTAAAGGTCTTTTTCCTAATGGAAAAAAGACTAATCATCATTTTAAACCATCTGACTACAAATGAATCAAAAATTAAAAATAACAGAAAATATTCCAGATTTAGTAGAAGTTCCAGAAGGAGTTTTATTAGCGATAACATGGCATGATTTATATAAAGAATGGCCTAAAAACTTAATAGTTAATTTAAATGGGAATAAAAAAAGAGATTGGTTTGTTGATCATGCTTATTTTTGTTTACCTTTAACTATGGCAAATCAACATGGTTTTATTTTATTAGCTGCATATGATTTTAGTGTGATATGGAACGGTGGAGAGAGTAATCAAGACGTAAAAGTTTATCACAATGAAAAAGATACTAACCATCAAAAAATATCTTCTCATTTCGGTATGGGAACATTTACAATAGAAACTCCTTGGTCAATTCGAACTCCTAAAGGCGTTAATACATTAATAATGAATCCTCCAAATTATTACATAGATGGCATAATACATATGTCTGCATGCGTAGAAACGGATAATCTAAGAAGAAATTTTACTTTCAATTTAAAAATAACTAGACCAAATTTTCTAATAGAAATTAAAAAAGGTACACCTATTGGTTATATGTTACCATATCCAAGACATTTTATAGATAAATATCAATTAAAAGTGGATGAAGAAGTTATATCTAAACAGATAATTGAAAACGAAAGAAAAACAGGTGAGTTTTTTGGAAAAGAAAGAGAAGGGGTGGACCCATACTCAAATAAAAGAGGAGTAGGAAAAAGATATATGGATGGTATTGATATATACGGAAATAAATTTAAAGATCATCAAAGAAATTTGAAGTGTCCATTTGGCTTTGGCAAGAAGTAATTTTAATTTCATTTATAAAATTTAAAGTTTCTTTCTTAGTGAAATCATTTTTCATAACATTAATACAATAACATACAAATTCTACATTTCCTTTAATATAACCAGTATGAGAATGAATTCTATCTAAGCTTAATTTTTTTGGGCTTTTTTTAATATCTTCATCTTGAGAAGATCTAGGAATTTCCATTTTTATATTAGTATATGCACACAGACCTTTTTGTTTATCATAAATTTCTTTTAAATATTCTAAAGTCAAATCTGTCTCCTCGCCTCTTTGTTTACTTCTGGATTTAGCTTTATTTAATGAATATTTAAATGGACTATATTTATCCAATCTATTTGCTTCATATCCCTTTAATAAAGATATATTACCTTTATTTTTTTCTAATTTTTTAGGATTATTTTTATAATCTGCTTTACCAGAGCATTTTAAACTACAATAAAATCTATCTTGTCCATTTCTTATTTTTCTATCATAATCGCCTTTTCTTATTTCATGCGTTGATCCACATTCAGAACATATTATTTTTACTTTTTTAATTTGCATAAAATATAATATAAATTTTATTTTAAATAGTCTAAAGTTTTTTGTAGGCAGGGGGAATCGTTTTAACTTGGACGCGAGAGGAGTTGAACCTCTGTCTTTTAGTGAACTTAAATTAAAATACTACAAGTTTAGTTCTTTTTATTTTTAGCTTTGTATAGAAAAAGAACAAACATACTCAGCGATTTTATTTTGAATACTAAACCTATAAAGAATAGAAAAACTTTATAAATAAAGACATCTAAATACGCAATTATCCACTAGATGTGTCATGGTAATCACGCTGTAGAACTTAGGCTACAGAAGCGGTCTCCTCAACTAGAGAAACTCTAGCAGAGATATGACCTTTGTATTTGGCTGTTTTGGCAGTTAATACTTTTAAGGCTTTTTAAAGAGACCCACCTAAACCTCTACTTGCATCTTAATTCCGATTCCTAAAATCGAAACCAGTACGCGCCCAATTAGAAAGAACTTATATTATATTGTACACGATTTTTGAAATTTCTTCAAGTTATATGTATAATTATATATGGATAAATATAATCAGATTATTTCTTTATTAGAGCAAATTATAGAAAAGAATGTATATTATGATAATTTAAATAAGACTAAAAATGACTCTGGCGATAATTGGGACGTTCATCATCTTAAATTATTGAAAACTCTCATAGAAGATTATGAAAGGGATAAAAATGCCAAAAGTTAAAAAACAGAAATATTATGCAATATATTCTAAAAATGATAATTTTCTTCATGGAGTATTCCCTTTATCCGAGGAGGGTAAATTAAAAGCTAAAGAATATTTAAAAAAAATTTCAGATAAAAATAATTCTTTTTATATAAAGAAAAGTTGAATTTATGAACGAACCAGACCCAGAAATAATAAATTTTGAAGAAATAAAAGAATCTGTTAGATTTTTTCCTAAATGGACATCTCATGATACAAATCAAGTAGAGGGATTAATTAATTTAATTTTTTATATGTATAAAAAAAATCCAAATATTGCTTCTTTACTAGAAGTAGGAGTAAATATTGGGGAAGCAACAAATATATTTTTAGGTTTTCCATTTATAACAAAAATGCATTGTATTGATGATTTTAAAAATAAAGAGACTAAAAGATTTTTCTTAAAAAGAATTGCTAATTATTTTCTTAAGAAAAGGTTATTAATTTTAAATAGACCTATGAATGAAATATATTCAGCAGTTAAAGATAAAAAATTTGATATAGTATATATAGATATTCCAGAGTTATTAACAGATGCGTCTAACTTAGACTTATTTAAAAATTTAGTTAATTTAAATGGATTTTTATGTGGACATGATTATAATCCAACAGAATGGCTTTCAGTAAGAAAAGCTATAGATACTTTTATAGATAACAATAAAGATTCTTATAAAGATTTAAAATATTTTACTGATACGAGTTGGTGTATTCAAAAAATAAAAGAATAATATAATATTAATTGGAACGATGGCTGAGTGGTCTAAAGCAGAAGTTTACTAAACTTCCGATGGTTCGATATCATCCGTAGGTTCGAATCCTACTCGTTCCGATTTTATCATATTTGCTAATAAGAAAATGTCAAATATAGAAGTGTAATCTATTTTATGAACAATCAAAATGAAGCATTGGCGATTTGTTCTGAATTTGCGGATGAATATGGGATAGATATTGAAGATGGTCAAACATTAGTTGTTTATATGAAAAGTGAATATATTAACGAATTAAAAAATATGCTAGAAAGAAAAGCCTATAAGTTAAAATCATATAAAGTATATGGCGATGAAGCATTAATTAATTTCATACCAAATAATAGAAAAAATTTCAACGAAGATCTATAATAATATAGATGAGATATATATTATCTTATATACTATATATTATAGGAGATATCATAAGCCGAACAACGATGCGTTGGGGTCATGGCGTAGGGTATTCTTTATATAGTAAAGTCATGAATTGGAGTGTTAATTTAGATACTGAACATAAAATTTGGAAGCCTGTAAAATCAATAAGAAAAAGAAAATGATAACTCTAAAAGATATATCAAACTTAAAATTAAGTAAAAAACAAAGAAGAAAACTTTTAGCAAAAGGAAAGCTAAGAGATCCCTTCGAAATATGGGTGGATCATCATAATCATAAATTAGAAATTATCAGAACTTGTAGCAGTTTGATTGGTGCAATTGTTTCTTCTATTGTTATGTTAAAAGTTTTTGGAGTATTATGATATTTAAGAAGATATTAAATTTTCTTGATAAAAGTGAATCATTTTCTCCCAAATATGGAAGCTTATATAAGTTAAAAAATGAACCGCTGCCATTTAGATACATATATGTTTATGGAGACGACAAAAAGGGCTTACATAGATTTAAACATCATCAATTAAAAGAGTATATATTCTATGATCTCTCTGAAGTAGAAAGAGAAGCTAATCCAGAAGAAATAAGATTATATAACATAATAAAGGATTACATAAATGAAGTCGCCAGAAAAGAAAATAACTCTTACTATAATTAATGGTTCCATTGGTGGTAAGAATGGAAATACTGGATCTCTTATAAAGAAAATAAGAAAAAAAATTAACAAAATTGACGCAAATATAGCAATTAAAATTTTACATCTTCATAAAGATTTTTATTGGCCTAAAGTTAGGCACATCATCAAAGAAAGCGATGCTCTTATTTTTTGCACAGGAACTTACTGGGATAGCTGGGGTTCAAGTATGCAACAACTTTTTGAAAAAATGACAGAAATCGAGGGTAAGAAACATCTGCTTGGTAAGCCAGCTGGAGTAATTGTAACTATGCATTCTGTTGGAGGAAAAGAAGTAGCTTCTCGTATGCAAGGAGTTCTTTGTTCTATGGGATGCGTATTACCACCTTTTTCCGCTTTTGCATATAGTTATGCAGATCATGTAGCTCATCAATCTAGATTTATGGGTAAAAAACTTTTAGATGATGTTTGGCATATAGAAGATCTTCACGCTTTCTTATCGAATATTATTGAATATTCTAATGGAAATAAAGATTGGAAAGTTTGGGACTATTTAGATACAGAGGCTTACAATCCAACATCTGTCTGGTTAAAATAATCAATTTGCGAACAAGAAAATACCAAATAAACAATGATATTTGCTAATGATATTTTGCCAAATAAGTAGAAAGCTATATTTGCTAACCAAAAAATGCCAAATAAATAAAAGTCATATTTATGAACGAAAAAATGCCAAATAAAGGAGCAGGTAAAGGCGACAAGCCAAGAAATTGTTTCTCTCATAGTTTTAAAAATAACTATGATAGCATAAAATGGTTAGAGAATAACAATAAGTCATTGATTAAAAAAGAATTAAAAAAACAAAACGGCTCATCTACATATATTTACAAATGACCGATTTCAAAAGAGTTTTAGAGAATCGTGCAAGTTCTTCTTATATAGCGGAATACTCTGCTCCAAAGATTGAGCTTGCGAATCTTGATAAGCTACAACAAACTAGACATTTAAATCTTAATAAAAAAATAGAGACTAGATTACAAGAGATTAAAGCAGAATATGATGCGTTGGTTTCTTTACACGAATGGAATAGTTTTGTGGATACTTTTGAGTGCAGAATAGAATGTATTATAGGTCAAGATTATTATTTATATGAGACAGAAGAAGGCAGAAGATTCTTGTCTATTATTGAGCCAGAAAGATTTACTATCAAATATAAGTTCCACGGCACAACTAGGATGAATAGCTTTGGATTCTTCGAGAAAGTAGATATTGACAAGATTGACAATGTTTAGTATATTTAGATAATGAAAAAAGGAGTATGCTGTATCGTCTTAACTCTAGAGGAGCAAGATGCTCCCAAGAAGTTTAAGACAATGACATATAAAAGATTCTCTCAACTTCCTAGAGAAGAAGCGTTGAGAGAGTTGTCCTCTCGTATTCTTAACAATATGGATGTGACTTATCACGCTATTAAATATTGTGCAGATAATGGACACGCATACAGATTATCTTCTGATCTATTTCCTCTTATTACTTATGATAAGGCAAATGTATCATTACAAGATTTACCAGACTATAATCTAATACTAGATCAATTCAATAAGATCAAATCTTTAATTCAATCTACCAATGTAAGAGTTTCTTGTCATCCTAGTGAATTTAATGTTCTTGCTAGTGACAATCAAAATGCAGTAGATAAAACAATCAAAGAATTAAATTTCTATGGTTGGTTTATGACTCAGATTGGTTGCCCACTAAACTATAACTCGCCTATGAATATGCACATACACAATTCCAAGGGCGATCTAAATAGCATAGTCAAAAAGTTTATGAGCAACTTTGATAAACTATCAGAGGATGTTAAGACCAGATTAGTTATAGAAAACGATGACAAAGATAGTTGCTGGTCTATCAAAAAACTTATGAGACATTTTCATTCTGTCACAGCTATACCAATTACTTTTGATTATCTTCATCACAAGTGTCATCCAGATGGATTAACCGAGAAGCAAGCCTTTGAGTTAGCTTATTCTACTTGGAATACTACTCCATTGTTTCATTATTCAGAAAGTATTGAAGGACACAAAAATCCACGCAAACACGCTGATTACGCAACTCGCATACCAGATTCATACGGATTAAATGTAGATGTAGATTTTGAATTAAAAATGAAAGAAAAATCATTTGCCAAATTAATATAATTACTATATAATATATTATAATATGGGACTATTTAATTATGTACGAGTAGAACAAGAGCTTCCTCTTGACGCTACATTAAAGACGCTAAATCGTAATTGGCGTGATGAGGAATTTCAAACAAAAGAGCTTGAAGATAGCTGTCTTTCTACTTATGTATTAAAAGATAATAAATTATATGAAGAAGTAATTGAAGGTCATTATGAAGATAAGACCAAAGAAGAAATCGAAGAAGATAATAAAAAATATAATGGATGGATTAGACTTCCTTCGCTTCATAAACAAAAGTGGGTAGTAGATAAAAAATACGAGAAGTTTCGTGATGATTATACTGGCACTTTTGTTTTTGGTTGTGTTGTATATGGAGATAGTATTGATGGGTTAGACTTTTATCCAGATTGGAAAGCTGTTGTGGTTGATGGTGTAGTAAAAACTCTTACAATTCTTCCAGAATATAATAAATATTCCAGCAAAGACAGAATTGAATCTCAATTAAAATGGGAAGCAGAGACTATGCTTCACGAAAAGAAGATGCGTTGTCCAGTTTATAGATTTTATTTTAATTATTATGTGCGTGTTGTAGAAAATCTTGGCTGGAGAGTATCAAAAGTTTGCACAAGACTAATTAATGGTTTAAATTGGCTTAATTGGAAAGGCATTAGATTTGTTGTCAAAGTCTTGACTCCTAAATGAATAGAATTAATTTTGAATTTGACGAACCATCAGAAGATATTAAAAAAATAGCACACTTATTTAAGAATCTTCCACGAATGGCAGATTTAAAATGAAAAATCCTCATATTCTTGAGGTTAAAGAGAAAGATGGTTATTTGTATGTTGAATTGCCTAATTCTTTAATGAAGAAAATGGGCTGGAAAACTGGTGATACGATAGATTGGCACGATAATAAAGATGGCACTTGGAGCTTGCTTAAAATTGCAACTCCTTATAAATCAAAAAAAAACAAAATTTGACAAGTTGGTTAATCCAGTATAGACTAGAATTGTAAATGATCTCCTGTATCATAGGATTAATGAATAGAGAGGAAGCGTTAGAAAAAATGCTTCCATCTTGGACAAAAGTTGAAAGAATAAAAGATTTTGTTGTAGTAGATTGGAGTTCAAAAAAACCTATTATAGAAAATAAGATTGTTCTTGAACAACTTAATAGATTTGAAAATATAAAAATAGTTAGAGTTGAAAATGAAAAATACTTTTATCGTTGTCAAGCGTGGAATCTTGCACGAAAATATACAGATGAAAAGAATAAAATACTTCTAAAATTAGATGTTGATTATTTTAATTTAGCCCACAGATGGATGGATTCTTTATTCTTATTCCAGAGTAAAGATAATAATTTTTATTTAAATGATTATTTTATTACTGGTTCATATCAATTTATGCCATACTCACTTGGATTTTTGCTAGTAAATAAAAAAGATTTTGGCCTTGGATATAATGAGAATTTTAAGCCAGTATGGGGTTTTGAAGATGAAGAAATAATAAAAAGAATAGAAAAACAATTTGTTTCAGATTGGAAAGATCGTGTAGAAGTTCACAAAGGATGGGAAGGATTAAAAAGAATTATATTTTTTAATATGGCAGAATATATTTATCATATTCCTCATTCATTTAAGCAAAGAGTTGAAAATTTACAATTATCAGAATATGTATTAGGCAAAGGTTTTGATATAACTAAAATGTGGACTCTAGCGATGGTTAATAAAGAAATCGGTAAAAGAGATGAGCTTTGGGTTCCATCAGAATACAAAATTCTTGAAGAATCTAGAAATTATATTAGAGTTGAGCGTATATTAAATAAGTCTTGACTTTATTTTAATTTAAATTTAATCTTTCATTATGAAGCTACCTACAATTTATAAAAAGACAAAGACTGGTAAAGTCCAAGAGTGGACTATTGAAGTCAAAGGAAATCAATACCGCACAATTTCTGGGCATACTGATGGCGAAAAGATTGTTAATGAGTGGACAGATTGCGATGTAAAGAACGCTGGTCGCTCCAACTCTACTACTCCAGAAGAACAAGCTATCAAAGAAGCAGAAGCAAAGCGTAAGAAAAAATTAGAGTCTGGTTATTTTGAATCTATCAAAGATATTAATAAAACTCAATATTTTGAGCCTATGCTGGCTCACAAATATGAAGATTATGACATTAATTTTCCTGTTTATTCTCAACCTAAACTAGATGGTATTCGTTGCATCACAACCAAAGATGGTATGTTTAGCAGAAATGGTAAGGCTATTATTTCTGCTCCTCATATTAGAGATAATTTAGATTTATTTTTCAAAAAATACCCTAACGCTATTCTCGATGGAGAACTATATTGTGACAAGTTAGCAAATGATTTTAATAAAATTTGTTCACTTGTTAAAAGAACAAAACCTACCGATGAAGAATTAGAAGAAAGTGCAGAGACTATTGAGTATTGGGTGTATGACGCACCTAAAATTGGCTCAAGCTCTCAAACAGATTCTTTTTATGAAAGATATGATTTAATCCAAGATGCCCTAGAAAAAAATAATCAATACAAAAAGATTAAAGTTGTTTTAACTCTCAAAGTTAATACTCAAGAAGAACTTGACCAAGCATACGAAATGTATATGAGCCAAGGCTATGAAGGTCAAATGGTTAGATTAAATCGCCCTTACGAAAATAAGCGTAGTAAATATCTTCTTAAAAGAAAAGATTTTATGGATGAGGAGTTTGTTATTCAACAAGTTGTTGAAGGCGAAGGTAATAGAAAAGGAACTGCTGGCTATATGGTATTTAAAAATAAACACGGCAGAGCATTTAAGAGTAATATCAAAGGTGATTTTGCTTATCTAGCTAAACTTCTTAAAGATAAAAATAAACTTGTTGGCAAAAAAGCTACCATAAAGTTTTTCAATTATACGCCCGATGATGTGCCAAGATTTCCTTATGTGGTTGCTATTGATAGAGATAGCTATGAATAATCACGATCACCTACTTAAAATAGTAATAAAAAAAGAAGAAGATTATAAGCCATTTGGTAATGTAATTCGCTGGCAAAATCAAAATGAAAATTATCCAGATTGCTCTATGGGTTGCAAATACTTTAATAAACTAGACGGCGAACTAGGTGCTGATTGGGGAGTATGCTCTAATCCAGAAAGTCATAGATGCGGGTTATTAACCTTTGAGCATCAAGGATGTAGAAAGTTTGAATAAATTTAATAAAAAAACCTTGACCCGAATTAAAAATTAATTTAAATTCAATATATGAAATTAATCGAAAAACCCATCAATGTTGTAGAGTCTGATAAGTTTGATTCTGTTAGCTTTGGAATCAAGCAATCTGGACTTCCTTATATCTTTAACATCCTTCGCAATCAGTTGTATTCCAACAAGCCTCTCGCAGTTTTGCGTGAGATCGCTTGTAATGCACAAGACGCTAATATCGAAGCAAATAGCAAGCGTTCCATCGAAGTTAAACTTCCTACAAAGCTCGACCCTACCTTAACTATCAGAGATTTTGGTAATGGTCTTTCATCTGATGATATTAAGAATCTTTATTGTTTTTATGGTGAATCCACAAAGCGTAATAATAATTCCGCTATTGGCTATTACGGCATTGGTAAGTTTGCACCATTCAGCTATGGTGATAACTTTGTTTTGATTTCTTATCACGCTGGTAAGAAAACTACCTACAACGCTTTTATTGATGAGACTAAAATCGGTAAGATTGTAAAGCTCAAAGAAGAAAAATCTTCCGAGCCTTCTGGCGTTATGATTTCTGTTCCGATTCGTGAAGATGATACTCAAACCTTTTTGAATACTGCTATTAATTTATTCAAACACTTTAAGAATAAGCCAGTTATCAAAGGTGCAAGCAAAGACGAACTAGCAAAAGTCTATGATCGCAAGCCTGTATTTGAAGGTAAAACTTGGCGTTATTATAGCGAGAAAAGTGACTATTATAGTCGCTCTAATTCTGTCGCAGTTATGGGTGTTGGTTATGGTATTGATACTAGCGATGTAGATTTTAAGGACGATGAACTAGAAAGTCTTTGTAATCAAGGTTTTGAAGTAGACTTTGAGCTAGGTGAACTCGATATTACTGCAAGCCGTGAGAGTCTTGAATATACCGATAAGACCAAGAAGGCTATCAAAGCTAAATTCAAGAAAGTAAGACAAGAAATTGCAGAATCAATCTCAAATCAATTCAAAAACTCTGATAATATCTATGATGTAAAAGCATTATATCACGAAGTTTTTGGAACTTATGGTAGTCTTGGCTATATTGTTCGTAGCTCTTTAAATAATAAAATTCAATGGAACGGCAAAGTTATTAATGACCAAGTGCTTCCTTTCAATCAAACTATTATGAAAAAGATTGAGGCAGGTGATATTGTAGTAAGATTTTATCAAAAGTCTCGCAGAAGCAGTAAGTTAGTTTCAGAAGCAGAAAACTCCAGATTTGTTTGCGAAAAATCTCACAAGATTCTTATTAATGATACTGGTTCTAACCAAGGCGTGACTTTTCGTTTGGCAACACTTTGGAATCAACTAGGTGATGAGATTGATGGTGCTTATGTTGTCACACCTAAGACTGATGCTGATAAAAAAACATTTGATAAAGAACTTGGTCTTGTAGAAAAGAATTACCTTAAACTTTCTGATTACGAAAAGATTAGTATTCAGCAAGTTAGCTCTGGTTCTTCATCCGTAGCACCAAAGAATCCGAAACATTCTTCTCAAATCTTTAAGTTTAAGCGTGATGATGCTCGTAATTGGGGAACTAAATCCTCTCATTGGGAAACGATGAGTATTGATCTTGCTAACGATAAAGCTATCTATGTAGAACTCAATACATTCCAAGCAGTAGCAAAGAATGGAACAACCTTAATCGGTAATGGTTCATTCAAAGATACGCTAGAAAAGTATGAGGAACTTACTGGCGACAAGATTACAGAAATCTATGGAATTAAATCCAAGACTTTTGAAAGCAAAAAGAAAGTAATCTCCAAGAATAAAAATCTTGTTAATCTATGGGAGTATATGGAGGAGAATCTTCGTGAGGAGTTTGATAAAACTGCTCAACTCGTTATAGATTCAAAACATTGGCAAAATCATATCAAAGAAGATGATGGCGATGAGTTTTCTGATCTTGCAGAAAGAATCAATAAACATAGCTCTATCTCTAATAACAATAGTGAGTTTGCTCAGTATTTGAGTGCGGTTATGTTCTATAAAAAGTCTAACTTTAAGAAAGTAAATGAAGTTTTGGAGTTTTTGAAAAATGCAGAGTTTGATATTAAATTCAAAGATGTCCAGCCAACTTATGATTTACAGAAACTTGTTAAAGCTGTGAAAGAAAAGTATTCTATGTTGAATATCTTTCTACCTTGCGTTAATGTTTGGCAAATTGAATCAAAACCCAAAATTGAAAAGATTGCCGAATATATAAATCTTATTGACAAAAACTAAAAAAGGAGTAAAACTATAAATATGAAGATACCATATATATTAACTGATCGTAGTCTTACCATCGTTCTTAACGATGAGCCAAAGACTATCACTAGCGAAAATCCAGTTTGGAATGACGCTATCACCGCAATTCGTGAAGGCAGATTTGATGACCTTCCAGACCTACTAGACAAGAGCAAAGCTATTGCACGATTCTCTCACGGCAAGATCGAGGTTCGTGATGGTCTTGTGACTTATGCTGGCGAGGAAATTCATAATATCGTTGTAGATCGCATCTTAAACTTTATTAAGAATGGTTTGCCTTATGAGCCTCTTGTTAAGTTTCTTGACAAGCTAATGCAAAATCCTTCTCGCAGGGCAGTAAATGAATTGTATAAATTCTTGGAGCATAAGAAGATGCCCCTTACTCCCGATGGAGATTTTCTTGCATACAAGAGTGTTCGTGCAGACTTTAAAGATTGGTATAGTGGCGAACACGATTTTTCAATCGGACAGGTTCGTGAGATGGCTCGCAATCAAGTTTGCGATAATGCAGATGTTGGTTGCTCTGCTGGTTATCACGCTGGTTCAGAAGAATATGCAAAAAGTTTCAATGGTGGTGGTAATCTTGTGATTGTTAAGATTAATCCCGCTGATGTTGTATCTGTTCCAACAGATTGTGAATGTCAGAAACTTCGTGCATCTCGTTTAGAGGTAGTAGCTTTGTATCGTAAAGCCCTAGATAAAGAACTTTATGACAAAGTTTATGATAATTATATTCACCCTTATCGTCCAGAAGCTCAAGAAGCGATGAATGAGATGTTTGGATATGATGACGAAGATGATTACGAGGATGATGAAGATGATAATGATTATGCCAATGATGGCACTTTGCAATCCTCTGTTAATTATCACAGCAAGCGTGACCCAAAAACAGGGAGATTCATTAAGAGCTAAATGAAATTTGGAATACATATTCCACAAAGCAAAGAGTGGTGGTTGGGTAAGCAAACTACAATAGGAGTAATCTTACCTGCCACTTCTCTTGGTTATTGTGAATATATAGATCGTCTTACAGCATCTTGGGATAATGATTCTAATTGGTATGGATTTAAATTAAATTTATTGACCAACATTTCATTTGAATCATACGAATATGGAAAAATCTTTACATTTGCTATACTTGGTTTAGGATTTAGAATAACTAAATACAATATACAAATGAATCCATTTATAAATGAAATAAAACTATGAGCGAAGAAAATTTTAATTGTCAAGCTGGTAATCAGTTGAGGCAAATCTTATACAAGGATATTGTAAGATATGCCCACGAAAGCGATATGACCGCTTATCAAGTTATTGGCGTATTAGAATCTTTGAAGTTTGATTTATTAAAAGCTATGGAAAAAGTAGCAGAGGAGAATGAAGATGAAATCTAATCGTGGTAGAAAAAAAGGTTCGTTTTGTTTTTCAATGGTTCCGTTAAGTGAACTTAACAAAGTATTGAAGCAAGATGCTGTTGTTATCGTATCAAAGAAATTCCTCGACAATTTAAATATAAGAGGAATAGAAAAAGAAGTCAATACTAAAACATATCAGAGTTTAGAAGAACAAATTGAGTTTCAAGTAAATTAAACTTGATCTTACTTTTAAACTAGTATATAAACACACTATGTCGCAAGAAAACTACTCCGAAGTTATAGGTCAAGATAAGGTAAAGAAGAAAATGAACTTTCTTCTTGAGGGCTTTAACAAAACTAAAATTATTCCTCATCTTCTTTTTGTTGCACCTAGAGGTTGCGGAAAAACTTTCATCGCCCAAAAGACAGCAGATTTAATGAAGCGAGAAAAGACTATTATCATTAATTGCTCTACAATCAAAAATGTAAAAAGTTTCTTTAATCAAATTATGTTGCCTTATGTTTATGATAAAGATGTCACAATTATATTTGATGAAGCAAGTGAACTTCCTAGAGATGTGACTATGGCACTTCTTACTATTCTTAATCCAAATAATAGTAATAGTAATGAATTTACTTTTGAAGATGGCACATATACTTTTAGATTTAATCAAAATAGTTTTATCTTTTGCACAACCGAAGCACAGAAAATGTTTCACGCACTTCTTGATCGTCTTTATAGAATTGATCTTGAAGATTATTCTTATATTGATCTTGGCAAGATTATTAATGGCAATCTTAAAATTAAAAATCAATCTGTAAAGGAAGAAGTTTTAAATGAGGTTGCTAGTGTTTGTCGTGGTAATGCCAGACAAGCTCAATCTATGGCAAATCAAGTTTCGTCCTATTTGGCATCTAAAAATTCCAAAGAACTAGATAAAACTGGCTGGCTAGAGATTAAAGATAGATTGTCTATCTACCCTCTTGGCCTTACAGAAATCGAACTTAATGTAATTAAATTGCTCAAGGAATATGGTGAGTTGAGACTTACTAATCTTTCTGCTAAAACAAATCTTACAAAAGATATGTTGCAGAAAAATGTTGAGCTATATTTAATGAGAAATCATCTTATTGAAATTAAACCTAGTGGTCGTGCTTTGACTAAAAAAGGACACGAATATCATAAGGAGCATCTTGAAAAGAATTAAAGTAAAAAGCAAGCGTGGAACTCCAATGGAAATCGTATCATACGATTCTACTGCAAAACTATTCTATTGCTTTATTCCTCATCTAGATATGACTTTGAGTATTCATCCTTCTGCTCTTGACATTGACGCAAAAAGGCTAGATACTCTTAAAGAGGAGATGACAAATGAGAAAAAAGCAAATTGATAAAATTGATTTAATTATTCAAGACATTCTTGATCTTCAAGAGTCTATTGATTTTGATACAAGTGATACATCAGAATACGATTTAGATTCTGCTGTTGAAACTTTGATGCACCTTAAAGGTCAATTACTTTGTCAAGAAGGCGAACCAGATAAAGTTGATTTAAACGATCTATGAAACTACACCCTAAAGTAAAAATGATTTGTGATGAGTTTGCTGAATCTTATGAGTGGATTGAGAGCGATGAAAGTTTATTCATTCGTCTTTCAAATCGTTTTGTAGATATTGTCAAAGAGCGTTTGGCTAAATGTCCTTTGGAATATCAAGATGCTCAAAGGGTTGGCGACAATACAATTTTATGGTTTCGTTCTCACGAAGAAAACGAAAGAGTTTTAGATTTTATTGATGAGAGCGAAGATGAAGGAGATGATTTACCATTCTAATATGAATATTTATGTAAGTGGATATAATTGGTCTGCGAAAGTAGATATTGATACCAAAAAACTAGATAAATCTAATTGGTATAGTGAGGCTTGCACAAGAGCAGTCGAAAGCGTTTTAGATCAAGAAGAAAAAGAAGGCGTTGAATTAAAGATTGATGACTATGATAATTTTGGTTTAGGAGTTATTCTCTTGACTTGGGACGAAAAGAATATTAAAAATGAAGATGAACACCGAGTTCTTTTAACAAGTAATGTTCTTGCTAACGCTGGTCGTTGGGAAGAATTTAACGAAGTAAAAGCATACGAGGATAAATGCAAGGAGGAAGGATTATGAATCAAGTTGTAGATAACATTGTTTGGGAAAATAATTCAAGAGTCAAGAACTCTGGACTAATTAATCCATCTAAAATTATTAAGAAATCTTCAACAGCAGATTTTCCCGCTGGTAAGATTACTATTCGTTTGCATAATACTAGCAAACAAAATATAAGTGGAACCGCATATTTTTATGGCAAGATAAAAACATATACTGGAGGAAATAGTTTTTCTGGTAATTATAACTATGACTATGCAGATTGCAAGTTAATGGTTTCCTTTTATAAAGGTAAAGACGAATTTGTTTTTAATGGTGGCCTTTCTGAAACTTATTCTTTACAAGATGTCGCTGATGCAGTATCATATTGTAAGGAGATTCTGAATAAACTATGAACGAAAGACATACATTAGACGAGTTGATGCGGTCTTTTAAGTTTCACAAGAATCCTATTTTAAATTGGATTTATAGTGAAGTTAATTATTTTTCTTATACCTATCTTAATGTTAAGTGGGGATTAAAAAATAAATTACAAAACTTAATTCGTGGCTATTCTGATAGCGATTGTTGGAATCTTCCACAAGCTACCGCAAAATTTATTTTACCAAGAATCAAACATCTTCGTAATAAGTTTAATAGTCTTTCTAATCGTCATCATCTCGTTATAGATGATAAAATTGTTCCTTATGTTGCAGATGAAAAGAATCTAGAATATAGCGAAGAACAAGGCGATTTCATTGACAAATCAATTAATAAAAATATCTCTCTTTCCAAAGAAGAATATGAAAATGTATTGGATGAGATTATTTTTGCTCTTGAATTTCTTTTGCTTGAAGATGACTCTAAAGCACAGATTGATAAACTCTATGAAGTTTATCCAGAAGGTTTTGACCCTATTCGTGATAATAAAATGTTCTTAACAAAAGAATCTGATGGTAATTATTCTGTTGAGTTTGAATCAAAAGATAATATTAAACCAGATTACACAAAATTAAATAAAGCCTTTGAGCGTCAAAGAAATGGTTTTCTTTTGCTCGGACTTTATTTTAGAGATTTATGGGATTAAATTATGAATGATTTATACGATGTTTGGTTCACAAAAGAAGAATTAATGAAGCTGGATGAGGCTTTACATCATCTTAAAGATCAAGACCCATCTCACTTTGATTATGAATCATTAATGTTTAAATTAGATCATCTAATAGAAAGAACAAAATGAACGGAGAATACACAAGAACACTATCACAGATTAAAGGTATTTTGCAAAATATAGATCAATCATTATATAGTCTTGCTGAAAACTTTGATAAATTAACAAAACAAATTATAAAAGAGAATGAAAAAGAAAAAATATCTTGGGAAAAAAAATGAATCAATCTTATACTATTTTTCATTATGGGATAGGCAAATTTGATTTTTTTATTACAAAATCTCTTAGAACTCTTTGGCATCCTAGATTCTTTAGTTTTAGCAGTAAATATACTAAATTTGAATTAACTATGAATTATTTAGGAGTAAATTTAATATTTATATGGAGCCGATAAAAAGAATTAAGTTTGCAGATTTTGATGAGTCTAAGGCTAAATTAATTTCAATGGATGGCGAACTTATAGAGTTTGCCGATAGTACCCTTGTTGAGAAATATAAAGACCAAATAACCGAGTTATTGGATTTATTTTCTTTCGATTATGATGAGGTTTTTCTTTCTGATGAGTCTAAAATAGCTGATTTTGGTAAGAAAAATATCAATAAAAAGAAACTAGAAAAATTTAAGAAAAAGTATAAATTCAGCTTTACAAATAGCGATACTTTCGTTAAGATAGCAGAAAGGATGTATAACTTTAGACCATTTTAAATTTATGAAATATACAATAACATCAAGAGACAAAGAAGCTATGGTAGAATTTGATTCAATTAAAGAAGGAGAAGTTTTTTCTTTCTTTGACCCCGAATCAGTCCAAAGAGGCAATCATTCTATTTTTATGAAAATTAAGAATGGTTCAAATAATATTGTCAATCTTGACGATGGCAGAGTATTTAACTTTACCGATAAAAAGCGTATCACAATTAGCGACCCCGATGAGCAAAGAGGCAATTTAGTTTATAAACTTAACGCCAAAATTAATATCATAGTATAAATGAAAACAACCTATCATTATCTAGATCAAATTAAAGATCAATACGGCAATCTTCTTTCTTCTTGGGGAATTTATGAAAAGACAATTACCTTAGAGAGTGTTGGTGAAAAGCCAAAGATGATTGTTAAAATATTAAAACAATTTGAATCAGTAAAAGATGCACAGAAGCATCTCGATAAACTACTTGGAATCAATGAATAAAATAATTCGTTATATTAAAGAGCTTGAAGATGAGTTTGGCAAGCCTCTAAATAAATGGGCTGTCTACGAGGAAACTATCACACAAAAAGGTAATTGGGTTTTTCCAGACGCAAAAATCGTAAAAACTTTCTCAACTCCTCATCACGCAAGGAATTGGATGGAAAATGACGGCAAAAGAGCTTATCAATCATCTTAAAACTTTACCGCCCGAAACTCGTATAGCTGTGAAAGGATATGAGGATGGATTTGATTACGCTCAAGTATTAAGAAAAGTAAAAATTATTAAAACAGCGAATACAGCTTGGTATTATGGTGATTTAGAGGAAGTGTTAGACGCTGACAGCAAACACTTTGACGAAATTGTGTGGGTGCTACAATAATTTTCTTTGACTTAATTTAAATTTAAATTATATTTGATCTATGGATACAACTAAACCAGATCAATTTTTTGCCACCTTTGACGAACTTCATCGTCATAAGGTCGAACCTTATAAGCAGTATTGGGATAGTGTCAGACCTAAAACCGATGAGGATATTTTTAGGCGTTGGCTGTTTGCCTTTTGTTCTGTTCATACCACTTGGAAAGGTAATATCAATGGCTACCTTGCGATTCGTGACTTTGTTTATTGGAAGCATAATCGCAAAGAACTTCTAAAGCGTCTTACTCGTTCTGGCGTTGGTTGTCAGAAAGAACGCACCGATTATATTTGGGATTTCTCAAAAGATTTCTGGCAGAATCCTAAAGACTTTTCTTGCCCACAAAAGAGAAACCGATATGTTTCTGTTCGTGATAATCTTGTAGAGCGTATTCGTGGACTTAGTTATGCCAAGGTCAGTTTTAGCTTTGAGATGATTGACCCACTTTTTGCTAGGGTTTTATGTGGTGATGTTCACCAACTTCGATTCTATGGTATGCCAGATTTAAAATATACAAAATCAAAAGTTGGCGTTGCAAAGTATAAAGCTATGGAGCAACATTGGATTGAAAATTGTCAAAGACTAAATGTTCCATCTTATATCGCTAGGTGCATTATGTGGGACGAAATTCAGAAACAGCCCGATAGTGATTATTGGGGTTATGTTCTAAAACCTTTTTGATGATACCTTGTGTTAGCTTTTCGGTATCAAAGAATTACGCAATAGACTTTTGCGTTTTTTATCAAATAAGGAAAGCCAAAGATGGTATAACTTTCTTTGACTTAAATGTTAATACAGATTATTATGAGGCAGATCATAACCCAAAGTTGAACTTCTCTCTCATAGTTTTAAACTGGACAATATTTGAATTGACAATATACAACAAACATCATATAAATTAAATAATGAAAGCGTCATCTTATTTTACTGATGGTGAAATTGAATTGGCTATGGGTATTCTTGGTGATTTATTGACCAACAAAGAGTTTCTAGATGAAGTTTCAATAGCTCACGATGCTACTGATAAGTATTATAAATTGGTAGAAAAGATAGATGTTTATTTTAATGATATGAATTTGGAGAATGAATGAAACTAGAAGATTTAATTGATCGTAAGATTCTTTATCTTAATTATCCTATTAATAAATATGCAATTCAAGAAGGAAAAGTATCAGAGATTTCTCCCGCCAAAAAATGTATTAAAATTAATTCTGATTGGCATTTGATTGATAACATTCGTATCATAGAATTGTTTAAAGAAAATGAAAGACCAAAGCTAGGATTTGGCTTGCCATCAAATGAAAAAGATGCAAAATAAAGATATGGAGAAAGCAATTCAACTACTAGACGAGCTTATATTTCAAGCTGATGAAGATTGTCCAGTAGAATGTCGTTCTAGACATTTTACAGACATTTTGCTTGAAGCAAGCGAATTTGTAAAGGAGTATAAAAACTCAAAATGAAACTAGGACGAGTTTGTTTGGACTTAAACTATATCGTAGATATGGACAATCAAGAAATGGTTGAGCGAGCCTACGAATGTTTATATGAAGATTTGATGCAGGGCGTTAAGTATGGTAATATCGGTAATTGGATTGATGTTATCGAGGACAAGAACGCAAAAGAAGATATGATTCCAGAATTTTTATTGGAGAAAGAAAATGAATAATCCTAGAGATATGATTTTAAATAAATTAAAAGAAGCATATCTAAAAGAAGATAAAGAGATTCTTGTAGATAAACTTATGGATTTTTACTTTCACTTTTCGGATTACGAGCTTTGTCAAAGATATGCAGAAAAGTATGAGACAAATCCAAAATATATAGCAGAGCAGTTTGAATTTAATTTCTAATGTGTAATTAGAAGTATGGCAAGGAAGAAAGTAGAAAAACCAAGAATAGTAAAAGAAATAGAAAAAGAAGAAAAGACTTTTTCAGCTATGTCTAAGAAGATTGTTGATGCTATAAAAGACGAAAAAACTTTAAGAGAATTTACAAAAGATTGTCTTGAAAAACTTTACAAAGACGACCCAAAATTATTCGCAGATCACGCAAAATTAAAGTTGAAGAAAAAATAAATCTGCGGTATTATCTATTGTATGGAAGAAGAAGTCAAAGCACTTCGCACTATGCGAGAATTTATATCTTGGTATGAAAATAGAGAAGAAATGCCAACCGATAAACTCCACGAATTTTATGTTAAATTTAAATATATTGTAGAGCAAGAAGAAGAAATGAATGAATATATGAGAAAACTTTTAGGATAAATTTATGGAAAACGCAAAAACATTAGTATCACACTTAAATAAAGACCTTGTTGAACTAGAAGATGATATAAAAGGTTTAATCAAATGGCACGAAGAAAATCAAAAGAATATCGCTGGTGTTAATTGGAAAGAACTAGATAAAGTAGAAGGACTCGTAAAGAAACTTAAAAAACATTTCAAAAAATGAGATTTGCTTCGGATTTCATTAATACTTTTTTTAGTTTCATTTTTGTAGGTTTGATGACGCTAAGTTATGTCATATCAGAACTATGGAAAAGTGTCAAAGGTTTATTTTCTTTTGCAAGACCTTTAACATCAGAGATTTTAGCTGATGTGTCTCTTATATTGCTTTTCTTTTATCAAATAGCTTTATCAGCTTTTGCTTCTATCTGTTTGAGTATTAGCAAGTTTCTTTTTTGTTTGTCAAAAGTATTTAATAAAAAATCAGAGGAGATTATCAATAGACTTTGGATTAACTAAAAAAATACTTGCGTGTAAATTAAAATGTGAGTATAAATAAGGTTAAGAGAACACCATATACATTAGCAATTATGAAATTAAGCAAACATAAGAAAAATATCACAGACTTTATTGAAACATCTTTCCCCGATTATACTGACAAGATTCTTCTTGCAGATGGATTTGATGACGCTTTTATAGGCGTTGGCGAGAATGAGAATGGTAATCCTGTTGCAGTATATTCTATCGAAAAATGCTTGGATATTCTCGCAGATCAATTCAGCGATCAAGACGACCCCGAAACTGATGCTATTGATTACTTTGAGTTTAATGTTCGTGGTTCTTATGTTGGCGAATTTACCCCAATGTTTATCCATACAATTTAAATGAAATATAAAATAGATTGGTTTAATTTAGCTACCACTTATCTTTTCTTTGGATTTGTTTATAGCGGTGTTATTTGGCTTATTTGGAATTTTCTTTTTGCTCCATTTTATGATTTGAATTTTTCATTCCTTCAAATACTTGGTGGTTATACTATCATTCGTATTCTTTTTGGCAATAGCAACACAAATTATGTAAGCAATATATATAGTCCAAAAGCACCAGATTTAGATAAGATTGATGAATATTTAAAAGACTTTCAAGACCAATTAGATAAAGAAGCAAAAAATATTGAACAAGAATACGAAAATATGGACAAAAGAAAGGATGACAAAGAATAAAACTATCATAGTATTTTGTCTCGTTTTTGCTTTCGGCTTTATGGTTGGAAAGAATTTAGACCGCACGATTGAGTCTTATAAAAGTATGAAAAGATGGGGACAAATTTTAGATCAATTAAATAGTTTAAATAAAACACCATACGATAGCATAAAACAAGATTTAGAAAAAATCCAATTATAATTATATCATATTTTATATATGGTTGATTTAGCGATTGGATTAACAATAGGTATTATAATTAATACAATTATAGGTGGAATTTGTTATTTATTTTATTTAGACTTGCGTAAGTTATAAATTTAAATTAAATTTAGATCGTGAACTTTAATAAAATAATTGAGGTAAGCTATGCTCTAATTAATAAGCATAATGCTGATCTTCGTTGTCGTCATTTTAGTTTTATTCTAGACAGGAATCGTATTATTAGCATCGGATTAAACTCACCGAAAACTCATCCTCTTAATCTTAAATATAATTATGTTAATAAAAATAACGAAAAGATTTCAGATATTGTTGGAACTCATAGTGAATTAAGTGCAGTAATTAAACTCGGTGAAGAAGATTGTTCTGGCTTAACTCTCGTAAATACAAGGATTAATAGAAATAATATGCTAGATTTTTCTGCTCCTTGTAATGGATGCTGTGATATGGTTAAGCAATTAAATTTTAGAAATGTATATTTTAGTAATGCTATGGGTAAATTTGATAAATTAAATTTGACAAATCATTAAATATCAATTAATATAATCATTATGGCAATTAGACCCAAAACATACTTCGTTAAGATGACTGATAATACTGATGGCACATTTACCATCAGCGAGAGCAAGGTTCTTGACAAGGTTAATCAACACGCTCGTCATTGGCGTTCCTTTGACAAGCGTAAGCTAACCAGCAAGCTCCGTAATTCAGTCCTCGTCACGAAATAAGTATCATACGATTCCACCCTTAATTTGGTAGAAATACCGAGTTATGGGTGTAATCTATTTGTTATGAAGTCTAATAATTATAATAGGAGTTTCTTAGTCGCCAGAAGAAGTTAATCTGGCTTGACATTTTTTTTAATTTAAATTAAATTTAATTCTAGGAGGACAAGTTATGCAAATACTATGCAGATTAATACTGATTAGCGTTCTTTCGTTGGGACTATTCCATAACGAAATCAAAGCACCATCAACTCCTTATAAAGAAGTTGCTGAAAGATGCGTTAAGGCTGAACGCTTTGTAAAATCTATTATACCTAAAAAAGAAATCAAGGTTCGTCTTACTACTTATTGGGCAAAAGGTGGCGATACTGATAGTTGGAGTGCAAAGCGTCAAAGCTCTACTGGAGTTAGACTTAAACCTAATGTTTCAGTTGCCGTAGACCCAAGAGTTATCCCTTATTTTAGTAGAGTTTATATTCCTAATGTTGGATTTAGGTATGCTCACGATACTGGAACAGCGGTTATACAAAAGAAAGCAAGCAAAGGCAAATATCCTGTTATTGATATTTTCTTTTTGCATAAAAAAGATGCCGAAAGATTTGCTAATAATAATCCAAAGATTGTAAAAGTAAAAGTTTTTGATAGAATATAGTATATGATTATTGATGATAGCGTCAGTTTCTTTGGCGTATATTATCATAATTGTGTTTTTCATTTAAATCTATCAAAGGAATTTTCTGATATTTACTCTAAAGAAAAATATAAGAATGTTCTTTTGTGTCAAAAAGATGAACATAATGGTTATCTTTTAACTCAAAGTATAATGACCGATCAAAGCCAAAATCCTTATATGCAGAGCTATTATTATAGAAATAAAGAAGAATTAAAAGAAGGATTCAAGAAAATCTCTAATAGGATAGAATCATCAGAAAAAACATTTTATCTTTTAAGAAGTAATAAATATTATGATGTTGCAGATACAGAAAATATTGTTAAAATATGGAAAACAGAGGTAAAAAATGCCATCCAAGAAGCCTAAAATTCAATTCCTATCAGAGCATATCGCTAGTTTAAATCATTGGCGAGATGAGCTATTAAAATTAGATAAAACTTATTTTCATAAAGATCACGAAAAAGAACGCACCATTAAAAATATGATTAACAAATATCTAGATGATGTTCTAGAGCATAATAAAAAATTCAAGGAAAAGGCTAAAAATTAGGTGTAATGGTAAGTAAGGAACTTATGGAACTTTTAATTATTTCCGCTTGTTTTATCCTCGGTAGCATTTTTGGAGTTAGGTTCGTATGAACTGGCTAATTGATCTTATTGATGATATTAAATATAAAATCGTGGATTCTATTGATTCTGTTAAGTTTAGCGTAAAAAATGCAATTTGGGATGTTCAAGATAAGATTGCTATGTGGAAACTAGATCGTGAAATTTCTAAAGAAGAAGTAGAATTAGAAGAAGTTGAAATCAAACCAAAGAAAAAGAAAGCCAAAAAGAAAAGTGCTAAAAAAACTAAAAAAAGCGTTTAAGTTGTTGTTTGGTGTTAAGCTAGGGTGTGGTTGTTCTGGTTGTCGTTGTAAAAAATAATATTTGACACAAAAAAGAATTTAAATTAAATTTAAATAATGATGTTTGGGCAATACAATTCGGTAGAAGAAATCGAGGCTTATATTGAAGAAGCCAAGAGTCAAAACGACTGGTTTTCTGTTGGAAGATTAGAAGTCCGATTAGAGCAATTTAAGAAATGGCAAGAGGAACAAGAAAAGAAAAAGAAAAATAAAAAGAAACGCAAATAACTCTTGCACAGGAATTTAAGATGATGTATAATAGCTTGAAATGGAAGAATTTATAATACTGATAATAACATTAATTTTTATTTGCAGTTTTGTAAAAAACTTCGTATAAAGGAAAAATTATGGCACTAACAAAACAAGAATTAAAAGCGATAAGGATGTTTCAGAATAATCTTAAAAACTCTGGTATGAATCCTTGGGGAAACTTAAAGCGTGGAGAAGATATCACAGGAAAGAGGCTTAAATCTGTAAAGAGTAGAATCTTTAATAAAGAAGATGCTACTGAAGAACTAAAAGAAGAAAAATTTAAGAAAAAATAATAAATATATATTGACATTATTATAAATATCTATTAGTATATTAATATGAATACAACTCAAACCCAATACACTTGGTCAGTAAAAGCTACCAACGGACAAGTAGTTGTAGCTCCAAAGAGCTATCCTACCCTTCGTGGTGCGAAGATTGCCAGCAAGCGTTTCGCTAATAAAACTGGTGGTCAAGTAGTTTCTGTCTCGACCAAGTAGTTAATAATAGGGCATTGGGCTAATCCCCGATGCCCTATTTATATTTTTAAACTATGACAACATTACAAACAAAACAATCTGTTAGAACAAAAAAGATTACCGCAAAAGAAGCGTATGATAGACTACTTCCGCTTGTTGGAGAAGCATACGCAAAGTCTTTACCCACAATGCGTTGGTTAAATAATCTTATTAATGGTAAGACCATCAAGGAAGATAAAGTAAGTAGACACGAAAGAAAAGAAGCGTTTAAGAAAAAGTTTAAAAAATAATTTGCCACAAATTTAAATTTAATATAAAGTAGATTTATGTGGTCGCCAATAGATATATTTTTCATAGCTTGGTTCTGTAATTTCTCTCCTTGCCAAGAGGCAAGATTAAATGTAGTAGAAATTATTGAAGCAAAAGAAAATAAAATAATCTCTCAAACGATTGGATTAAGAGATGGCGTTTAATTTTCGTAGAGCAGTTGCTTTTGTTATGGTAGTTATTGCTTGGATTCTTCTTACATTTTTTTTTATTGGTTGTGCGAATGTAGATAAGGTTCAAGAAAAAGAAGGTTGGTTTCCTGTTGGTATGGATGAGGATAGTCAGAGTTTTTATAACTCCAAGTATAACACACTTGACAACGGCCAAAAAGACCCTAATATGAATATAAAGGTATTCAACACAAAATATTAATATGAAATATACAAAAGAACAATTAAAACAATTTGAAGAAATTAATCAAATTCTAGATCGTATGGAAAAGAAACTAGATCAAATGCTTGCTATGATGGAAAAGCCACTTCCAAAATTAAATATAAAAGGTTATCCAGCCAAAAACTTTGATTGGACTAGCAAAATCTTTTGTTTTAAAAGTAAAGGCAATTCAGAATGAGTAGCTTGCGAATAACTCCAGAACTTCATCAGTTGGGTTCTGATGATAAAATATCATTGATTTACGCTATTGATATGGCATTAAGAAATGTAGATAATCCTATTGTAATTAAAAAATTTGAAAAGATGCGTAGTAAATTACTATTGACAAAAGATGGAAAAAATAGGAAGATAAAAGTGTGAACCAAAAATTTACATTTTCGCATACATTTAAAGATGCAAATGGTAAAGAGATCAATAATACTCTTGAAACTAATGACTTTGTTCTTAAAGATATTTGTGAGAGATTTACAGACTTTCTTCGTGGATGCGGTTTTCATTTAGATAGAGTAGAAGCATTTACAGAGGAGGAAAACTATGAAAGCAAAAATTAAAGACCCTAGTTATCTTAAAATCGGTAAGTTTAAGAAAAAGAATGTTTATGATGTTGATGTAGATATGAGCGAACACAATAGAGATTATTTTCTTGATCTTGGCAAGCAAGTTATTACCGATGACCAGTTTATTAATATTGGATTTAATTATGCACTAATTAAAGGATTAGAGCTTGCGAAAGAAATTGCCGAAAAGAATAAAAATAAGAAAAAGAAATGACCTTTAATAACTATCAGACTAATGCTAGTAGAACAGCTTTTTATCCTAGAATCTTTAAGAACCAAGGATTATATTATACTACTTTAGGTCTTGTTGGCGAAGCTGGTGAGATTGCTAATAAAGTAAAGAAAATAATGCGAGACAACGATGGAAAATTATCCAAAGAAGCTAAAGCGGACATTTACTCTGAACTTGGCGATGTTCTTTGGTATTGTGCTAATATAGCTGACGAACTAGGAGTTAATTTAGGAGATGTTGCAAAATCTAATTTAATTAAATTGCAAGATCGTATGAATAGAGGTAAAATAAAAGGAAGTGGAGACAACCGATGAACGCAAACCCATTAAACTACGATGCGAAATATCCTCAAACTGCGGATAATTCTGTGAACGACAAGGCCAAAATTGAAATAATGGAAAAGAATATTGGTAAGGAAGTTATGTTTCAAATTCAAGGCACTCAATTCTATGGTAAGATTAGTAGTGTTCCGAACTCTGAACATTATTGTCTTGTGGTAGGAGAAAATTGGGAATGGTATGTTAGAGAAGAAGCTATCCATTTTGTAGAAAATATCTACTAATATGGGATTGATCGTTCCATTAGCTATCACAGCATTTTTCTTTTGGTTTGTTTATCTTATATCAAATAATAGTGAAAACTAAAACATTTATTCTAAATGAAGAACAATTTAACATAGTTTTTAGAGCATTAAAAGACTATTACCATAATCACCCATCAGAAAATTTTGCAAAAGAGATTGACCAAGTAATAAAATTGGTAGATACTATACCTTATGAGCAAAAATAAATTCAAGAATCTAAAAGAATATATGCAAACTCTTAATGAAGATGAGCAAGAGTATATTTATAGCTTATACTATCATAGCTCTGTAAGCGATCTAGTAGATTTGTTATTTGAATATATGCCAGCAGATGATACTATCACAGAAATTGAAGATTATAGGCGTGAAATTGCAGAAGAAGAAGAAAATGATAGAAAAGCGGGGTATGAATAAATATAAGGCTTGGGCGAGGTAAAAAATGGCTAAATTTAAGAAAAAGGCCAAGAAATTGAAGAAGTCTGAGAAGCACTATCTTGTGGCAGTATTGACTAAAATCTTACAATTTGGCTTTTCAAAAAAGGATATAAAGGATATTCTAAAAAAGATATGAATAGTATTCAATTTATAATAGGAGCTTTTGCGGTTATGTTTATTATATGTTTTCTTATAGAGTTTAAAAGATGAACTTCTTATTTACCTTATTACTTGATGTTTATATAGGTTTTATTAATTTTATATGTGGGGTTATAACTGCTCTTTTTAAAAGGGATAAAAAATAATATGTATATTTACTTTGGTTCTAGTATAGAAGGCACGATTATCCTGTTAATAGCTTCAATAGCCCTTACTGCACTAGTAGTAGGTATCTTGGGGCTAAGTGCATATATTCTGCTTGTTTTAAATAAGATTAAGATGTATATTAAGCGTAGAGGCGATAAATAAAAGAAAGGATATATTATAAAGGACTATGAAAGATAAGATTAGGTCTTTGTTAGGTAGTGAAATGAGCATAGGAAACTATGAATTTAAGCCTATTATGCTATTATTGGGAGTATTACTCTTTATAGGATTAAGTATTCCTCTCCTATTAGTTTATAGTTATCTATATATGAAATCTACTCTAGTAAATAGCTGGAATGATATAAAGAAGAACAATAAATATACTAAATATAAGGGTGTTAAAGGGGTTTGACTATAATTTATATTTCCAAATAAGTCAATAGCAAATTTTAAATAATTTATATTATTCTTATCTTGTGTAGCTTATAATGTGGAATACATAGCAAAGAAACTAAAATATCTAGATAAAAGAACAGAAAAATGGCTAAAAAGAAGTCTTTATATACTATGGATATTAATAGGTATAGAAATACTAACAGAATTAGTCGCAATAATGAAGTAATACTATTATAATAAGATATGTCATTTGAAGGTATAGAAAATATAGACTCTTTCTATAAAGAATATAAAGTAAGTAAAAATATAAGAAAAGGTTGGGTTATAGTAAATCAAAAATCATTTGATAAATATAAGAACATTAAATTAACTAGTGCCGATTATTATTCTTATAATAGTAAATTGCTAGATAAGAATGAAATAATAATTAATAAACAAATAATAATATACGCCGATACTTGTGATAAGTTTATAACTATTAAATATAACTGCAACTTTATAACAATTAATATATCTGATACTGAATATGGCACTATATTGAATCCTATGATACTTATGGCAATAGTAAAAACTAAAGATTTAGAAGAAAATAAACAATTACCCAAATTCGAGGATGTATTATCCGTTTTAGGATGGAAGATTACTCGCAAAGCACTAAATAATATTAAGTCTTGTAATGATTACTTTTGAACTGTTTAATTTATTTTAGCTTTATTTGCGACTTTTTGTTGATTAAATAAATAATTTAGAATATAATAATTAAACCGTGAAACCCAAGGTTTGTGGTGAACCTGCTATCTGTTAGACCCCTTCCAGATTGCGAAAACCACCTTCTTAAATAATGATTAATAACAATCAAATAAAAGCATTGACCGAAGATGAATTAGCTTATTTGTTTTATTGTTGTAATAGTGAATGGGATAGTAAAAATATGCCATATGAAATGAACTTAAATGCTATGAAATGTTTCAAAAATAATAGTATTCAAGCTATCTTAAATAAACATAGTGCCAATTTAAAAGACGAATATAAAAATATAACACTTGACATACTAAATAAACTAGAGCAATATTATTAAATATGAATCAACTATATGCTTATTTGTTTGTGTTGAGCTTGCTAGTATCGGCGGCTATTCCTATTATTGGATACATTAGATCCAAATATTATTATATTGATACAAAGCCTATTCATTATTGGCTAAATAAGAAACAAAAAATAAATAAAAGATATAAGACTTTTAAGAAGCGAAATAAAAAGCACTTGACTACTTCTAAAATTAGCAGATACTATTCTTATGGCAAAAAATACAGCAGAGCTTAAGTTAAATAAACAAGATTTAAATAAGTATATATATGCAATTCAATGTGCCGTTGATATGGTAGACTCTCACGAATTCCCATTAACATATAATGATTTAACAGAACTAAAAAACAAATTGACTAAACTAAATAAATAAAATAAACTAAGCCTATGAACCAAATAAACGCTTCTGGAATTCTCCCAAATAACTGGTCTAGCGATGTTACTCTAGATGATTGGCGATTAATTCAAGATTGTCTTGTAGATAAAATCTCAGAGGTAAAGCACAGACAAAGCTATGGTTATGAAAATGTTGTTTATCAATTAGAAAAAGTTTTAAATAAAGTTAGTACCAAAGCACTATCTAGATATTTGTAAATAAAGGATTATAAAATATATGTTATCTATTGTAACTGAAAATTTAATTGAAATGCCTCAAATAAGAATGATAGGATTAGCAATTGTACTTTGGATATCGATGTATAGCACTTATTGGGTATGTGGTAAGTTGTTTGATTATAAGTGTGATATCTTTGGTCGCCGAAATAAAAAACGAAAGAAATGAATGTAGACTTGTTTAATGATACTGGATATATTGTTATTGAAGATTTTTTATCTCAAGAAGATACAAAAACAATAAAAGATATTTGTTATAATTTTAAGAAAGAATTAATTGATAATGATTTAATAGGTAAATCAAAAAACTTCGGATTACCAACTTATTGGAGAGGACTTGAAATGGCAAGTACCCAATCTCCAATATTATTTCAATATTATACATCAAAAAAAATGTATGATATGGCGACTCAATTATTAGGAACCAAAGACATTTATATTTTCAATGACCAAATTGTGGTAAAATTACCAAAAGAAGATTTTCATTTTGACGCTCATACAGATAATCAATTCGGTCCAAATAATCAATTGGCAATAGAAGGAGTATTCAAGACCATCACATGTTGTTTAGTATTAGATGATTTCACACCAGAAAATGGTCCGATTTCAATATTAAATAAAAAAACTGGAAATTGGGATATTCCATTACCTAAAAAATCTTCATTGATGGTTTGGGACGGCAATACTCCTCACATGTCAAGCAAAAACGATTCCGAACAAGAAAGAAGTGTTTGGTTGTGCGTGTACTCTACTCATGACATGACAAAGGTTCCAACTAACCCATTGACAGATGAATTTTTAAAATTTTACGGAGAAAAATTCATAATATAAAATAGGCGTGGGTCTTGACAATAATCTAGCTTATGGTATGCTCTTATTATGAGCAAAACCAAAAAAATCAAAATGCCGAAGATGGATGACATCTATCAGCAAATCGCCCAAGATTGTTTAACTAAAGCAGAAGCAGTCAAGAGTAATGCAAAAGCATTATTTGATTTCTTGCAAGAATCAAGAATCAATACTATCAATGTGACATTTGATGGTTGTGGCGATAGTGGACAGATTAACGATGTAGAATATCTCGACCATAGGGGCAAAGATGTGGCTACTCCTATTGGCAAAGTTCCTAATTCTCGCCTAGAAGCAGGCCATCACTGGAATGAAAAGACTAAAAAGTTAGAAGAACTCCCTGCTCGCCAAGGATGTGTTGAGGAACTTGTTAGCCAGATATGCTATGATAAGTTAGCCTCTAAACATCTGGGTTGGGAAATTAACGAAGGTTCTTACGGCACATTCAGCTTTGATGTTCTTAATCGCAAGATTAGTCTTGAGTTTAATGAGCGTGTCGAAAGCGTGAATACTACCGAGGAGATATTCTAATGGCTAATCCTTACCATCACTCATTATCTTCTGTTAAGAAATGGGGAGGAGTCCCATCTGATTATCAGAAGATTCACGATTGGTTTGATGAGAGCAAGATGATGATGGCAGACTTTCGCCATCGTGCGTTGCGTCACCATGCAGAGGGCATCTTTATGTGTGAGAGGATATTTGGTCACACGATCAAATTATCTACCAACGGCAAAAAGATTCCTACTCGCTGGATTGGCGAACAGCATGTGCTAGAAGATTTGGGTCGTATTCCTTCGATGCAAGATTGGTT